AGTGAGAAAGGAGTATCCCCATCACGGCTGTATATCTGACCAATAATACCAAAGTGACATCTTGAAGGATTGCTCAACCTGTTATACTGCACAGGTCTTGGACGCATGTTTACATAGATGTCAGCACCAATCTTAGTACCTTCCCAAGCCTCATTAATCCAGAACACCTGTTCCTCTTCACCCTTCATGGGATCACACTTGTAACTCTCAGGATAGAAGTCAAACTGCTCTTCACCAGTCTCAGGGTCATAGCTCTTTACCTTCTTAATCTTTCTGCGACTCTTCCAATACACTCTCAGCACCCTGACATTACCATTATTATCATAGGGCAGCAAGTTATGGTGTTCCTCATCAGTAAACAGAGCCATTGGGTCTACATCCTCTCCAGCAGTATAGTCCTGCCCAACAGAAATAAAACCATAACGCTCATCCCAGTTATCCATGCCATCATGATATTGCTCATAACCATCCTTGCCATATTCCTCCAGTGACTCAATATCCTTCTTACTGAGCTGATCCCAGTAAGTGTCATATATCCTACCCCTGTTCCAGTACTGTTCTATCACAATGATGTCAGCATCCTCTACCTTCCTTGAAGTACCAGCAGAGATAATCCTTACTTCCCTTGGGTCAAGCTTCTCTACAAAAGGCTCACCACCAACAATGTCCACCTGATAGAGTTCTTCACTCACTGAGATGACATCACCAAAACCCTTGTTGAACAACTGAGGCAGTTCCAGTTCCTTGATGTAATGGTTCAGCACCATGTTACCTCTTACCTCACGCTTATCCTGATATTCATATTTAAAGTAGTAAGCCTGCTTCTCCAGTTCAGCATTGAATTCCTCTTCACTCTGACTGGTATCCATCAGCATCTCCTGAAGTTTCTGGTTGACCAGCTTGTTCTTCTCCTCCTCCATCTCACTGATGGCATTGGGATTGGTCACTATCACCCTGAAGTCAAACAGTCTCTTGCTCTCTTCTCCCATCAGCACCTCCAGCTTCCTGTTAATGACAGGGTAGTGCTGTATCTGGTCAGGGATGAATGATGCATCTATATCAAATGGATTCACCAACAGCTTCAGGTCACTCATGTGTACCTTACCATGCAGCAAGTCATAGTTGATGTTCATAGCCCTCACACTCTTCCTTGCCAAGTGGTAGTGCATCAAGCTATGGTCATCACCAAAGTCCACACATTTCTTTCTCCAGACTTTGTTCTTCTTGCTAAAAGATAACTGCTGTGGGGGTAATCCTCCTATTGCACTATATGCCATATCCTTCTACTCTTAAAAAGTTAATCCACGTCTCTTATTCTTCTTGAGTTTTCCTCCTTCAGCACTGATAACCTTGACTCTCTTCTTCATCTCAGGGTCATTGGGGTCAACAGCTCCAAAGATACCCTTTGAAATCATCCAGTTAATCATGTTATCACGCTTGTTCTCAGTACCAATGTCACCAATGCCCTTGAACAATCCTGCAATGTTACCATACAATGAGTTATACCAACCTGCATCAGCATCCATCTTCTGAGCAGCTGCCTGAAGTCTCAGTTGGGCATTAGCCCTTCTAGCATTATTATAGGCATCAGCATTGAACCTTGAAGTAGCACCATACTGCTCAGAGTTGAACTGGTCTGTGCCTCTGTTAAATTCAGCAACCTGTTTCCTCAAGTTATCATTATACTCTTGAGCCTGACGGAACAAATTACCACTTGCTATCTGGTCATTATATCCTGCTGCCAAGAGTCCAGCCATCTTGCTGCCTTGGTTAGCACCTGAATTCAGTATAGCCCTGTCAGTAGCTCTGGCATTAGCATTAAGCCTGTTTTGTTCAAACCAAATATCCAGAGGTCTATAGGTAAGGTAATTACCTAAAGGTTTCCAGTCAGCAGTATTCACATCTCCTGCACCTGCAATAGCTGCATCCAATTGAGCAGTATCAGGTCTGCCAACTCCAGCAGCCATCATTCTAAGACCTACAGCAGGCCCAAACAGTCCTGCATATCTCAACCACTCTGGTCTATGTTTTGGAGCAACACCTTTCTTTTCTTCAGCTTTCTTCTCCTCAAGGGTCTTTGCTCTGCCATGATAGATTACTGTGTCACCATTAGGCAGTGTCTCCCTTCTGACTTCAGCACCAACTACATTGGGGTCTAGTTCACCTTCAATATATCCATCATAGTCATCACCATCCATAGCATGAAATACTCTGGCTTCAGGAGTTACAGCAAGAGCTTTTTCTTCTAACACTTCCTTTGCTTTCTCTTCCCATGTTGGAGTATAATGATAGTAACCCCATTTTCCATCCTGTCTGGCATCAGTCCAATATTTTCTTGCAGCCTCTCTAGCAGCAGCATCTTCAGCAGCATAGGAAAGGTGCTTTCCACCAGCTCTTTCATCCAGAGCCTTCAGGTAGTTCTGCACCTGTTCTAAATCCCAATTGTCCAGTACATATTGTGTCCAGTCCTTATAGTCCTGCTCTGTCTCACGCTGTTTAGCATAGTCACCCTTCTTGACATTCCAAGGCAGTCTGTTCTTACCTTTACTAGCAATGATAGCTGCATCAGGGTTAGTAAACAGGTCTGCTATACCTCCCCAATCAAAGCGATTGATTTTTCCACCTTCAGCCATCATAGGTTGAGCCTCCTGACCTAAAGCTGCCTGACTACCATCAGCCTGCATCTGCTGTTGAGCCATTGTAATCTCTTCAGGACTGGGTTGCTGCATAGCTGCTTGTTCAGCCATAGCTTCCTGTTGGGCAGCATTCTCCATCACAGCCACTTGCTCCTCAGGACTCAATGCCTCAAAAGCTGCCTTGGCTCTCTGGGCATCCATCTCTTGTTTCTGCCTCTCCTGTTCATCTGCCAGTTGATGCATCTGAGCTTTAAGACCTGCCTGACTGATAGGGTCATTTGGTCTCTCTGAGGATTCCTTTTCCAGTTTCTTGGAAATGTCGGCAAAAGTAATATCCTTTTTCCTAGGCAGTCCAAACTTCTCCTTAGTCTGAGCATCAGCCAATATTCTATTGCTGTAAACATAATCATCAAAAACAGTCTCTCCTTCCTCTACCAAATTAGGTGTCCCCTCTGGGTCAACCCCAAGCTGCACACCTTCATTAGGGTTTTCTTCATGTGACTTTCCCGCATTAATACTCATTAAACCATTAGTGAAATCAGCACCATGCATCTGCACATCACCACCTAATGCAAAGGGATTAAAACACCCACCATGACCAAAGGTATTAATAGCAGGCATTGGAGAAATACCTGGTACTCTGTTCTTTGCTTCATTCTGTTGTTTCTTCATTGTCAAATAGTCCATTGCTAATCCATAATCTAAAGCACCACCACCCATATCAAGTGGGCCACCAAAAGCAGAGAAATTAGCAAGGGCATTATTCATCTGGTCATCAGCTAAATTACTAATATTATTACTTATACTTCTCTTAGCATACTGTCTGGCATCTCTCATTGCTTCTTCAAGTGCTTTTTGTTTTCTTTTTGCACTACTATTAAAAAGGCCTCCTTTATATGTTCCCTCAACAGATGCAGTAGCTTCAGGACCTTTAATATCATCAAAACTTCCTACATTACCATCAAAATTTCTAAGAGAACCCATTGATTGATTGGCTGCATTTAGTTTGGCTTGGTCTACTTTCTCCCCAAATAAAGCATTTGTAACACCCCCTAATACTTGGCTTCCAACGCCTATAGCAGCACCAAGTACAGGATTTACAGAACCCACAGCACCTCCAATAGTACTACCAATACTTGATATAGCTGAACCAGCACCACTTTCAAGACCACCAGAGATGGCACTATTGGCAAGACCTCCAATAGCTCCAGCTGCCCCACTTATAAGAGCACCACCAATGGGAGTACTAGCCATTGACTTAAGACCTCCTTGGAGATTGCCCTTACTAAATGGATTGTCTGCTTTTGAAATACCAAAAGCATTAGTTGAACTCTTATAATTATTTATTTCTGCCTGTTTCTGCTCTGGAGATAACTTAGACCAAGGGGCTTTACCAGTATAATTAGCTTGGGCTAAACCTCCCCAGTCAAAGATATTTGGCTCAGGCATGAATGCTGGCCTGTTCCACTTATTTGCTGTATATAACTTATTCTTTTTCATCCTAAGTATAATTTTGTTGCAAAGATAAGTTATATCCTTAGAAAGCAGTCACGACTAACTTTCTGTATAAAAAAAGGTAAGGAAACCATTAAGATTCCCTTACCTGTCATGAATTACATCTTTGCAGACAACCCTCACGGGCTTTTAACAAATGTACCTAAAAACAAATCTTTTCACCTTTTATATTTTCAGAGTTCTGATTTTTTTCTCCTACTTCTGGTGCAAAGATATACGTTATTTTTTAATTAACCAAATTATTTACAATATTTTATCATCATTCGTTAAAGTTTTACTTTAACGATGATATGACAAAAAGGCAAGACTGTATCACTACCGCCCTACCTCCGAACTTAATAACTAAAAACTACTAACTTAAAACAACTATTTTATGTAAAGTATGTCATTACTATATCATGTATCTCCACCTTTTTATCAGTATCAGCATCCTTCTGAAGTTTCAGATAGAGCCAAGGATTCCTCATTCTGTCTACAGGATGCTGCTTGGTTCTTGATACTCCAAGAGCTGCATCACCAGACAGAGGAGCATTGTCTCTTGGAATATCACATCTCCAGATTCTAAACTTCCTCTTCAGAGAAGCCTTATTATCGAGAGTATGATGTTTCATGGCTGCATGACCGTTCTTAATATCAAGTTTAGCCAACCCATGCTGATACTCATTCCAAGTTTCCAAAGAGTCAAAGGGCAGGTAGAAGTTGAACTTGCCTGCATTTGTTTGCTCACCATCTCCTTCTACACATGCCCTAAACTCAAGGTTAGTGAATATCTTGTCCAACTGTGGCTCAGGATTTCCTACAAGAGTCATACCATAAGGCCTGTGACCATCATAATCTTCCGTACTAAAGAAATCACAATACTCTCCTGCCTGATGCTCCCATAGCTTTTGATTTTTAATCCAGATGCCTACATCATCCAAATTACAGAACCAGGGAGTATTACCATAGTCATAAAAACTGATAAAAGCTCCTACCTTTTCTGAGTAAGCAAGGGCAATGTCCTTATTAATGTAAAGCACATCTTGATTCTTCTTGTCATAGTAACCTACAAAGTTATTGAACTCATCAGGAGTCCATTTAATATTACCTGCGGGAATATGTTGCTTACACCAAGCATTAAACCCTCCTTGCTGAGATATGTTCTGTAGTCCTTCTCCTAACTTATAGATACTTTTTTCATTTGAGTCCATGAAATAGATACCTGCTGGAGTATTAACCACTGACCATTTATTAGAACAGCCTACAGTATCACTCAAATATCTCTTACCTTGCACCTTACCACTGTTAGCAATCTCAATGGGAACACCCTCTGTAGTAGAAATTTGTGTATTCTCATTATAAAGTATTTGACTAATACCTTGGTCTTGGAAACATATCAACTGGTCATTAAGTCTTTGCAATGAGGTCACACTACCCTTATTTCCATCTAGTTCAAGTGTACTTGCCAGCGTAACATTATTCCACATGTCAATATCAGCATTAGATGCTTTAGTCTTTGACCATGTTATCTGATTAGGATAACTGTTGTTCTTATAGACATCATCATCTTGAATCCTATAAGTAAAGAAATTATCCAACTGACTATATACTGGATTCAACAAATTAAAGTTCTGAGGACTCATATTGAGATTATTACTCTGACCTCTATTTCTGTCATATCTGCCATCTATATTAACATGTGTCTCCAACATGAAGCTGCCAATCTCCACTATCTGATTAATATCCTCACGGGTAAATGCATAGGTCTTCAAGCAGTCATATCTTTGGAAATATGTATCTCCATAGTCATAGTAGAAATTCAGTATCTTATAATCTTTACCCTCAATTGTTTCTTTTTCCGTATTATTTAAAGATACAGGAATACCACAAGGCAACCATTTATTTTCTCTGAATGCATCAGCAGATCTACCACCAAAGCGTGTTGATGTATTAGTGACTTTCTGTATTTCAAAAATTGCCAACTGATTATTATTTTCAATAATACTAGTGTATGGATATACAACCAAATGAGGAGTAGACTTGTATTTCATTCTTACTGGAGATTTTCTAATATCAAGATCTACAAACTCATCACCAATATCATCTCCTCCCCAAACCCATTGGTAAATGTCATGAGTTTCCTCTGCAAATGGATCATAATATTTTCCTACCCATTTTCTTATACCATTTTGATTTTGCTGTTCTGCATCTTTAGAAAATGCTTTTAGCCAGTTATTTGAAATAAAGGAGGTAGGAGCATCAGTGTAATTCCAAGCCCAACTATCACCTGACCAAGGATGTTTCCATACAATTACACCATCCAATGCAAAATATTTACCATCAGCATTATCTGGCATAAGTAATGTATCAATATTACCTTTGTATATTTTATCGTCAATCTTTAAAATAGTGTCTTCCTCACCTGAAAATAACTGAGGGTAGGTATTGAAATTATATCCCCAACCTCTATTATTCCAATCATAAAGATTTGTAGTAGCATATCTTAAATTAGAAATCATTTTCTTTTTCAAGACAGCAGTAGCATTACCTTTACTAGAAGGCCTATTCATATCATTATTAAGAGAGCCATTACTTTGCCAAGGGTATACCAACCACTTTGCAGCAGCTCTTTCATGTGGATATGCTCCTAAATGATTGTCTTCTCCAAGACAGTCATCCACAATATAATCATCATAAAATAGTCCCGATATAATACCAGCAGCCCCCTCTGAAGTAAATGCTCTGTGTACAAAGCCAGATCCAGAGTTACTAACTGTAGGGGATTCTGTTTGAATGTCAATATCTGACATAGTATGAGTGAAATCTACCACTCCTACTTGATTATAACTGGTTCCTATAAAATCTAGTACCTGAAGTTGATCATCAAATTCAATATCAGGAGAATGAAGCGTTCTAAATTGAGTATCAATTCTAAATTTATTATCACTTTCAAAGTCCCCTTCAATCTCCACTTTCCTTATTCTCTGTGGATCGTATGAACCCTTGCTATCATCTGGAAAATGATACTCAATATTTCTCTGTGTATATTCAAGTAAGTTCCTACTTTTAGGATTATTAGTTGTATCTGTCACAGCATCATCTGCTGATTGATAGGGTCTAAAAAACCATGAAGACTGTGCATAAATGTTTTTATCATTAATTCTTTGTGTATTAGTATATACAGTAGGATTAACTACTCCTTGGCATATAACATCTCTATCCATCATGTCAGGGAATACTACAACAGGTCTTATTTTTCTGTATCCTGCGTTTATTAAACTATCAAATAAAGGATACCAACCTCCTTGTTTTTCTACAGCTAATTTACCTTTGATAATAGGAACTTTAATATAGCTACCTTCATCCTTTGGTACACTTTTTACAAGTATATCATCTGCCCAAATAGGGTCTGTCCATTTACCACTTTCATGTTGAAATTGTACACCACATCTATAGTAGTTTCCTGTCTTAAAACCAGCACAAGGAACAGAAACACCTGCATCTCTGCTTTCTCCACCAATTGAAGTCAATTGATTAGCATAACTGTAAGAACCATAAGATACTTTTATTGGAGAAAATTCTCTAGTGAGATTAGCTTCAAGGGATATAGCTTCTCTAACATCACTTCTCATAGCAATTTCAATCATTGGTCTGCTAACCTTGATATTACCCATGAAAAGAGTATTATCCTTCTGAGACATAGTTTCAGCAGTAATAACTTCGCCCCCTTTAAATAGTAATTCTGTAGGGTCAATACTTTCACCTGTTGTTCCTGTATCAATGAAAGAGGCTTTATTATCAGTAAGACCGCTAGTAGCAATATCCTGGATTCTCTTACATATAGGAGTAGCATCAATACTGGTTCTCTGAATAGAGTAAATACGAAGATACTCAAAGTTTGTATCTACATTATTTACAGTAATCTTAAAAGCATTCTCTATTTTATCTTTAGGGCTTCCTCCTCTTTCCTTATAAGATATATAGTTTAGAGGGGTTGTGTAGAATATATTGCTCTCCTGACCATACTTATTGTAGTATGTGAAAGCATATTGAATAACACCAGGAGCAAATAAACCTGTTGCTCCAAGCATTTTCTCTACAGAAATAGTTTCCTTAAGCTGCAAGGTAGGGATAAAGTCAAATTGATTATTGTTATTTGGAAGTATTCTGCCTACAATATTAATAACTCTAGGCTGCTTGTTACCATCAGTCCAGTACACTTTCTGTACTAAATCTGACTCATAACTCACAAGGGTCTCAAGAGGATGCTCTCCACTAAAACCTAAATTACCTTCATATAAGGTCTCAAGAATATAGCTATATTTCTGTGAAGGATGCGCATAGATTTTATAAATATGGTCTGGATTATCACCTTCAACACCATAAGTAAACAGTACTATATTATGATTTATAACAGCTACACCAATAGCCTTACCCTGAATATTAACAATATCTTCACTGGTATTATACAGAGTAATAGAACCTGTACCCTTTTCATTTACCCAACTTAATAAGGTATTATTCTCATTAGTTGAAAGTCTAAGATTCATATTTTCAAAGGAAAACTCAGGATTAAATGCTGATACACTTAAATCCTGATTCATACCCTTAGTCTTAAAAAGCATTTGTTTCTTCATATCTTATTCCTCCGTAGGTGTTGGTGGTATGGTTATATTATTGTTGATAACTGGACTAAGTTCCAGATTACCTATAGCTGTCGCAATAGCATTAAGAGCTGTAGTCTGAGCATCCAAAGAAGTCTTGATAGCATTAGCTGAAGTAATGAGTGTATCAAGTTTAGTATTTATTTCTGGAATAGTCACTCTCTCTGCTGTGTGCTCTACACCTTCTGTAATTATCTTAGCATTGGTTTTATCTAGGGCAGCAACAATATTATTTAAAAGCTTCTCTACATTAGTATCCAAATATCCTATTTCTTCTGGTTTTGTATTATCTGAAGCGTCTGCATCCTTGATAACTGATCTTGCTTTACTGCTTTCAGTCATCATGTATCCTGCCCAAGTGTAAGCTGCTTCACAATAATGAGTAATCTCATTTTTTCCTATCTCATCAGGATTTGAAATCTTTTCAAGCATTCCTCTTAAAGCCTGTATAGCAAATTGATCTCTGGCATTAAGATTGTCAATAGTGATTTCATAAGTCTTATCTAATACTCCAGAAGGCTCATAAGTTACATCTCCATCATCATTAACACTTCTTGTTACTGCATGAGTTGTAGCTCCCACAGTACCATTCTTAATAGATGGCATCTGAGAGATTCCCATTTTTAAGTTATACCCTGCTTCTATAGCATTTTTACTAACAGGTTGCCCATTACTATTAAAGGTGTAAGTAACACCATCGACAGTAAGATTTAGATTATTGGGCGAGTTATATTTAAGGATACCAGTGCCTACAACACCATTATCTTCATTAACCATAGCAACTAACTGTTTTTCTTTAGCTGCTGTATAATTAAAATCCTCTGTTGTAAATATTTGCTGTTGTACTGCCATATTTTTAATGTTTTCTTAAATACTCTCTATCACCCAAATTCTTAAACCCATTATCAAATTCTCTCATCTTAGGAATCATAGTGTTCCACATACGGGCAATACTCTCCATTTCACCCTGAGAAGGAATAGTAAACTCACTCTGCAAGAGTCTGGCTGCTACTGCATATTCCGTCTGGGTGTTCTGCAATACTCCAGCTGCTATCTTGCCTTGATCAAACTTAATGGTAAAGACCTGTTTCTTGATGTAAAGCTCAAGGGCATCAAGATAGAGTTCATTGTCTATTAGCAGGGGGAAACCATCTTCATCTACAGGCAGTCCCTTGTAGGAAATCTGCACCATGCCTTCAGGGAATGTGGTGAAGATAACCCTGCCTTGTGTCTTGAAAGCTGGCTCTTCCATCAGCTCCCTACGCTCTGGAATATACCATGAGGGCTTCTGATTGTTCATAGGGTCTTTGCAAGGCTTGCCTTTAGGCTGTGGCATAAGACCAGTGGGGAAGTTGTCTGTCATGCTTCTCAAGCAGATGCCACTCTGCAAGTCCTTCACCTGATTGATGTTGATAACATCACAGGGCATCAGTCCTCTGAACTCATGTATCTTCACATCTTCCAGTTTGTCCTGATAGAGCTTACTGTATCCATGTCGGGCAATGAACTTAATGGTGTGATTCACCACTTGCTCCAAGGTCAAGTCTCTGAGCATCGGATGGTCTTGACAATCTTCCAAGACTCTCCTGATATTGGTATATTGTATCTCTTTTACCATACTGTATCTATTTTTCCTTTCTGTATATTCTCTTTCAGTGCATTGCGGATAAACCTGTTGAGCACAAACTGATAGAAAACCTTGTTCTCATATTTTGCATGATACTTACAATACCTGACATGATAAACCCAAGGCTGTTCATCCCTGATGAGCACTTTCTGTTTGTGGCACTCCTCATCCTCATACCATAGCTTCCAGGTCTTGCCCCAGTCAATAGGGTAGGTATTCTTCAGCTTACCATCCACTAGCTTGACTCCTCGCTGGTATTTCATCAGTTCAAGACTGCCCATCTGCTCAGGGAAAAATACTGTCTCTCCATTGGCTATATTCTCAGCAAGCAACTTGTTCACTCCACGTACAATAGCATAGAAGTCATGCTCACTGACTGGATGGCCAATGTCATACCAACCATTCTTCCTGCAAAACTCACGGGCTTGTCTGACTCCCCAAGAGTTCCTGACCTTGGCTTGCCTCCTATTGCCCCTGATATACTGGGTCTTGAACTGCTCCAAATCCTTCTGCTCTTCCATTGCCTATACCTTTATTATATATTAAGACCTCTGTGCCATCTGGGGCAGGTCATCCTTCGCATTATTATCCTTGTCTTGAGGCTGGTACTTAGCTCCTGTTAGTTCCTTGACTACCAACTCAATGAGTGGTGGCACAAGATACTCCCTGATAGGAAACTCTGCATCCAGCACATCACAACTCTCACTAGTACCATCACTGTCACAGAGCAAACCAGCTGCTTCATCCACATCCTCAAAGATAGCACTCATGCGAAGCTGCTTCATATAGAGGAACTGGGGATTACTACTGTTGAGATAAAGATGAAGGTCTGGCCCAAGACTGCTGTAGATGATGTTCCTAAGATACTTGTTATTGCCCACATACCTCATCTTGTCCCTGCTGACATAGGAGATATTGGTTCCCTGATAGAAGTCAATAGGGTAGACTCTGGGCTGTGTTCCCTCCAATATCTTTGGTATCTTCTGAGTAGTGCGGAGATAATAGCCTCCAGTGCAAGGCTCTCCATCAATAGCAGGAACCTTCTTCAAGTCCAGACATATCTGCTGATACTCAAACTCTGAGGCTACATCAGTACTGCTCTTCTCCTTGTCCTGCTCCTTCTTGATGAGGAAAGCACGATACTTCTTGCAGAGGAAAATGACATGTTCCTCAGTGAAGAAAGAGTCATCACTGGAAGCTGCCTTAGCAAGGTCTAATATGCTGTAAACTAATTCACTTACTTTCATACTTATCAATATTTATGGCTCAAAGGTACTGCTTTTTAGCATACCCCTGAGCCACATTAAAAACTCTATTTACTGTGTTAAGGATTCTACTTAGTGCTAATCCTCAACCTGATCATACTGACTCAAATCAATATCAGGGATATTCTGAATATGATTCTTGCCTTTCACTACCTTGGTATTCTCAATAGCTTCAAGCCTGTTGCCATGCTCATCAAGCCTGCGAATGTTATCCTCAATCAGTACATCATTGTCCAGAATCCTCTGGTCAAGCTCCTTACTGTACTCTTCTACTGCCTTGGTTCTGCTGAGAACCTCAGTCATTTCACCTAATTTCAGTTTTCCCATTTTCAAATAATCTGGATAAGGTATTAAACAATTTGTTCCGTATAGGCAATTTAATGCCTTCTCTATAGCATGATAGTCTTCCTTGCTAATGTAGCCCCTATAGTCATCATAGATAAGATGATAGTAAAATATCAATACCGTAAGGCTATTGACATTTTTTTGCTTCATATACCCACTGACACTGAGTGCATGGAAGTAGCTGCTTATTGAGTTATAAACAAAGTTATCCATGACATCCACAAGGTTTAATCATATTGTTACTTGCATTACCTGTATTACCCATCAGCCATCTCCAGTGTTCAATAGCTGGTACATAATGTTCTGTCTCAATAGCCATCTTGATTGCTTCTACATTCAGTATGAAATCCATGAAGCCTTGTGGCATATTGCAGTCATCAGCTAACTGACGGGTATAACCCATAGCTTGATTATAGAGTAAACCATAGTCAAAAGTTACTCCAAGAGTGGTCTGCTCATCTAATCTGCAAGGTACATCTGGACAGGGAATACCTTCAGTCTCAATATACACAAAGAACATATTATGACTCAGGTCTGTCTGAGTAAACTTCTCATTGAAGCTATACTTATTCAGAACCAGATGCAGTTCCTTCTTGTTGACTACAGGAATCTGAGAGTAGGCATGGTAAAAGAAATGCAGAAACTCTATATCATCAGTATCCTTGATGCTTACTAGCTCATATTCTCCATCAGCTGTTTGCTTGTAGAGATAGATGTGTACTGGAGCATTCTCCTTAATTTCTCCTTTGCCTTTGAATTGCCATACTTTATGGTCTTTGTCCTCATAAGCCTCTCCATCCATAATAAACAGTACCTCAGGATTGTTCAGACTGTCTTCATCAGGGTCATAAGCTTTGGTAGCTACAACCAGCTTTGGAGTAAAGCCTGTATCCAGAACAGAAAACTTTCCACTCAGAAGTATACTCAGGTAATTAGTCTCAGACTCTTCCAAAGGAGAATAGCTAACCATAATACCGCCTGCTGCATTTAAGGTATTCAGTAGTTGCTTTTCAGAAAGTTCTATTATCTTCTTAGTCAGAGGCACTACTTGTGCTTCAGCATTAGGCTCGTAAGTCTCCTGATATATAAAGTCTTCACCATAGGCCAGGGGATTGGTTTCAGAAACCTGATCTTCTGTGCAGATGGTAATCTTGTTGATGTACATGTCTTTAAAGCATTCAGCCTTGTTAACATGGGCATCTACATAGAGAAGTTCACCACTGTCATTAATTCTTAATTGGTCAAATATAACACTCATAGTTTACCTCCTTACTTTTATTCATCAGGTGTTGTTATAATCATGTTAAAAGCTCCTGTTTCTGTGACTTCAAAGGAAATATCAACCATATTCTGATGCCCTATGGCTACTAATGCATTATTGGCTTTTGCTTCTATATCCCCCAATGTCGCAGTTAATTTCTGATTTCTATCTGTGTCATACACAGCATGTGTAATGCTAGATGGGTAGAACTTAGTTCCGTTAGCATCTGTTACTGCTTTAATTCTCGGCATATTATCTTCTCCTTATAATATTAAAAATGGTCAGAGGCTGGGAGAGTAAGCTCCCTCGAACCTCCAACCATCCACATCAAATACTTACCTCAACAATTAGTTTCCAGCAGGAGCAGTGAACAGAGAGGTGACATCAGCATACTCAGTAGTATCAGCTACTGCAACAGCCTCAATCTTAGTCATATCCTCTACCTGCTTAACCTTAATCTGAGTGCCTTCAACAGTAGCAACCAATACCTCAGAACCAATGGTCAGATCCTTGTTGTCATTGCTGACAGATACAGAACCCTGGAGCAAATCCCAGTCATTAGTAGCAGTAGCACCAGAAGCATAGTCCTTATTAGCAATCAGAGCATCACCAACCTGAGCAGTGTGGCCAGCATAAGTGCCAGCAGCAGCTACCTTGTAGTAGTCACCCTTCTTGTAACCAGTGGTAGGCAGAAGGTCGGTAGTACCATCAACAGTACCCTGATAGATAACACCACCTGCAACAAGGCTATCAGCATACTTCTTAGCACCATAAACAGTGTTATCAGAAGCACTATCCTGAGCAGTACCCAGAACAGCAGCAGCCTCTTCCTCAGCCTTCTTCTTAGCACCATAGATAGTGCTAGCAGAAGAAGCATCAGTGCTCTCACCAATTACCTCACTCTTAGCAGTAGCAGCTGCACCAGCAGCATCAAATGCAGTAGTGTTCTCATAGGCAGCAGAGCCAAGACCATGAACAGCTACATCAGTGCCATCAACAGCAATAGTACCATCGGTAGAACCCTCAGCTACAGACTGAATAGCAGAGTCTGCGGCATCCAGAGAATCCTGAACTCCCTGAGCCAAGTCAGCCTTAGCAATACCTGTATTAGGCTTCTGGTAAGCACTGTCAGCAAGGTCAAGGGAATCCTGTACACCACTTGACAAATCACTCTTAGGAATACCTGCACTGGGCTTCTGATATGCTGAATCAGCAGCATCCAAGCTATCCTGAACACCTGAAGCAAGGTCTGTCTTGGGGATACCTGCCTGTGGCTTCTGATAAGCAGAGTCTGCCAAAGCACCCTGAGCAGCAGTAGCAAAGTCAGCAGCCTTCTTGCCAGAATCAGTCAGATTACCATTGGCATCCAGACCTGCAAAGTTACCATTGGTAGCACCAGATACCTTGTCAGCCTTACCAGAGTAGTCAATCTCATCAAGAATCTCAGAGAGCTTCTTCTGGGTGTTACCCTTAATGTGAACAACTGCATCAGTAATGGTTACTGGATAGAATTTTACACCTTCAGCGGTGGTTGCAAACAAAATTTTTGCCATAATTCTAATTCAATTAAAATGTTAAAAACTAAAAAACAAATCTCAAAAAGAAGTTACCTAATATATAGTTACCTCTGGATAGTCATCAGCATCTGTGGTAGTGGTGTTGTGAGTATCACCTACACTTGCATCATGTGCGTCAATCTGCTTGGCTACCTCTGTCTCAATAGTATCACCTACCTCCTGCTTTACAATTTCAGGAATGTTGCTGATGTCAGCAATAGCATCATCCTCAGGAGTTAGAGTTGTCTTACCATCCATCAGTACTTGTGGTTGCCAGCCTCCATTGTAATAAAGATACAGCGCAAAGCCACCTTTAACAGGTTTAGCCCATGCTATATCTGTACGGCTTGGCTGTTTGGGAGATATTATGAATTTATCTATAATCATAACTGCAACCTTAGAAGTAGAGAGGCAGAAAAGAAATTCCCTGCCTCCCTTAGTTAATACTATGCCAGAGTATCTACCTCCAGGTCTACACCAGCAGCAGTAGCAGCATCATTGATAGCACCAATCAGACTGTTCAGAACAGCCTTGTTCTCTGCTACAATAGTGATGTCCTTCTCACTGCGATAGCTGTTAACACCCTCATCACGGAAGCCATGATGAACCTCAAGAGCATTGTACTGCTTGCTGGGATCTACCAGATAGTCAGTCTTGATGACATTGGGCCAACCAATCATCCTGTACTGGTCTCCACGCTCACCCATGCAGAAGTACTCAAGGTCAGCAATCTTCTTACCATTACCAATACCAGTAGTACCTACTACAGCACTAGCCTTGTCAGGAGTCTGGTCAGTAACAACACCCCAGATTTCATCCGCACCATTTACATAGACAAAGGTGGGCTGAACATCAAAGTAAACACGCTCCTGAGCATCAGTGCCAAGCTGCCAAGCCTGCTCCTTCTCAGTGATGGTCAGACCATTGGCAGAAGCTGCAAATGTCAGATAGGGGTTAGAGGTCTTGGTAGCACCAATCTCACGGGCAAAAGCATTGTTCAGACTATCTGCCATTGCCTGATAGAACTTGCTGGCATCTGATACCATTGCACTGGTAGCATGAACAGCACCACTCTTGATGTAGGTGTAGTTCTCATCAATACCAATCCACTGACGGAAGATAACCCTCAGAACATAGTCCTGACCAGCTACTACTGCTCCACCATTTACATTGGGGTCAAGAGCAACCTTCTTCACAATCAGAGGCTCTACCATGTCAGCAGCAGCAATAGCCTTGATATGGTTCAGGTTCTTCAGCTGAATTCTGTCACTACCCATTGTGGTGTCAGCACCCTTATAGGCAAATACCAACTCCTTGTCAGCACCCTCACCAACAATCTTTACTCCACCGATAGTACCCTTGGCAGAGTTCTCACTCACCGTTGCACTGTATGCATTAACAACATACAAGTGTCTGTTTTGCGACGTTGAAAATACCATTTCTTTAAAACATTTAAATTAAACATAGCCTCAGGTCATGGCTAACCATCAGCGTTACTATTCTCTATTGTTATTGTTTCTTGTATAACCTCTGCTTTGAAGAGCCATTTCAACAGCTCTGTTCAATATTCTCAGATGCAGACTCTCTGGCAATTCACTGGTCATAGGAGTCTTCTCTCCTCTGAGTTCAGTATCATCATCCAATTGTGTAAGAATGATGGGCTTCAACTGTTTGAGGTATCTGATATAATATTTTGAAACAGGATACTTACAGACTATCTCAACATTTCCCTCACTAAGGTCAAATCTTAAAGCTCTGCGGTCATTAGCTCCCCTAAAAGGATTCTTCTTGATTTTGTGATACTCATCCTGTCTAACAGGGACTACCTCCATAGAGAAATGACTTTCACACTTACCCTTTTCTAGAGCTACTGATTCATAGGTAATGAACCAAAGGTTTTTAGGAAGGGTAAAGAACTTGCTTGTGCTTTCTATACCCAAAGGTTTACCATCAGTAGTAGTAATGGGACCAAGTTTTGCCTCACACACAAGATTGGATAGGTATCTCCTCAGTTCTTCAGTCTCTTCAAAGCTAAGCTCTGAGGAGTTCCTACCTGTATATAACGACAATGCAATTTCCTCTTGTGAGTTAGTAAGAAACAAGGACTTCTCATACTCATCCAACTCAATAGTAGCTGGATTGTCTGCCTTTACAAAGCCTGCTGCTACAGCATGACTATTCAACAGGGTAGAGAAAGACGAGCTAAATTCTTCAATTGACATATAATTCCTCCTTATACTTTATCCTGTTATACATAGCAGCAATAGACATTTTTTTCTTTGTCTCTGCACTATGGTGCTTACCTAACATTCCTCTATGCCCAAATCTTACTTTCTTCTCTTCTTCAGTCATCGCCTGTATAGCAATTTTTCTTGCTATTGCAGCTTTTTTAGAAGCGATTTTATTATTTTTAGACATCTTTTCGTGCCTTTGTTTTAAGGCTTCTTGTATGCACTGTTTTATAGAATCAATATCGACGGGCGTTCCTTTCTCATGCTTCAATATGTAATGCTTCTTAAAAGTGTATCCTATAGGTTGTTTTAATACTTTTGAAATATTAGAATGTTTACCACCCAAATATTTGGCAGCCTCCTTTACTGTATCAAATAATACATAATTAAAAGCTGTATCAATTACAACATAATCACTCTTATTGTTTGTAACTTTTGTATTAACACTACGTTGAATACGCTCTTTTGAGAACTTCATGCCAATAGTGCCCTCACCACCATCAGTGATATTGTATGAAAGATTATGAAGCTTATACCATCTTATTAGATATTTCTCTGCATAAATAGCCTCACTTTTTGATACTCCTTCTAATATAATATCGTGTTGGATGTTGTCCCACCCATACTTTTCAATAGCCCTTTTAAAGATAGAATTATAGGTACAATAATTCTTACCATTAGAAGACCATCTCTGTTTTATATTAGATGTTATTCCAATGTAAATTTTGCCCGAAGGACTTATATGCCTATATACTATCCACTTATGCATTTTTACCTTATTTATATTACTCACTCCTCTGTCCTGCTTGTAATACCATCTGGGCATTATCCTGACCAGTTGCAGTCCAAGCAATCTTAGCTAACTCTACAGCACGCTGAAGAATCTCTTCATGAAGAATTGGATCCAACTCACAACCAATATCTTTCACATCCTCATAGGTATAACCATTGATAGTCAGACCATCAAGGTCTCCAACAATAATTGGCTTTGGTCTGCGAAGATACCTAACAGTATAAGTCAAATCCTTATCATCATACTCAGGAGTTGTGATAATCTCCACACACTTGATGTACTTATTAGCAGATATAGAACCTGAGTTATTAAGCCTCCAAGCCTGATGTTTGTTAGGTCTCTTGAATGGCTTAGACATCTTAGCTGTGTATTCATCATATCTCAGAGGAAGGACTTGGAAATACTTCTTACCAGCAGTATATGTCAGTGTTTCATTAATAGGAATAAAGACATCTTCAGGGAAGGTAAATAGCTTACTCCTTTGATCAAGTCTTGAAATAGTGAACTTAACAGTTTTTGTCTTTTCCTCTTCACCATCCATGTACTTGTAAGAATAGGTAATCTCATCACCATCTCCAACAAGAGTACCTGCATCACAAGAAGCAGTCTTCATCAGCATAGAGAAGTCTGCTTGTCTCTTTGCAGAGTCATCAAAACCCTGCCCAAGGTCATTACCTTTACTATTAGCAGTAAAATGATTCTTAATCTTCTCATCCTGTGCTGTAGTAAGGAAAAGGCTCTTCTCATGTTCATTGAGACCAGGAGCCTGATTGGATGTAATGTTATTGTATCTTACATCAAAACCTTCTGAAAACTCATCTAATGTCATATCTCTATACCTTATTTATTATATATAGGGAGGGAGCTGAACTCCCTTCCCAATGATTATTCTTCTTTTAACTTTGCCTCTAAAAGATACTTCAAGTCTGAATGCTTAGGGCTTGTGATATACCTTGCTGCATTAGTCAAGGTACTTTCCTCACCCATCTCACATAGAGGACTGCCATCCTGCTTGAGGTAATAGAGGCTGTTGTTCCTACAGCTGACAAAACCTGCATCATGACTTCTCTTGATAAGTACCTTGGCAGGAAGTAGCTTATCTGTGATAATCTGCAAGAACCTGCGTGGGTCTTTCTGAATGTAGTCATTAATCTTGCCTTGCAAATAGTCAAGCTTGACCTGAGGTGTGGTAGGACGCTTCTCTATCAGTTCAATGATAGTACGCAGAGTATTGGCATCTTCCTTGACAGCACCAAACTCCATATAGCACTGGGCTGTAGCCTCCATCTTACTGAGGTTGCTCTTGGTCTCTGCATTCTCACTGATAATCACAAACTGGTAGGTAGCCTTTGGCCTGTCTTCCAGTTCCTGAAGTGAAGAGGCAATTTGGTCTTTGTTGCAAAGCAGAATCTTGTACTTGATGTAGTCAGCAGGATTGCTCAAATCAAGATAATTATCCTGCTTGTGAAGTGTTACCCTACCAATACCATTAGGATTAGAGTCATCCCAGAAGTTATTTTCTCGCTTGTAGATACTGAGGGCATTCTCCTCCAGACCCATTGCATACTCAAGATAAGCCTTCTCATCATTAGTCAGGGGATTCTTATACACTCCTGTAGATGACAGTCTTGGTACTACAAAGTTTCTGGTTGCTGTGTCTGCCATGCCTCCATAGAGGATATGGTTCTTGTTATGAACCATTGCGGTCTCTTTAGGAACAAACCTCACAATAACTCTCTCATTACGGAGGCAATTAATCAGTTCCTTCTTTTCTCTTGTTACTGGCTGCTGTTTTACTTCAGCCTCTGGGACTACAGGATTGGGGTGTATCTGCATAGACATATTGATGTCCTGGGGATTCATATCAAGCTGCATCCCCTGCATATCTCCACCATCTTCATTAAACAGATTATCCATTGCAGTCTCCTTCTCTTCTTCTACTCTTTTCTTAGCCATTTTAACTTCTCCTTATAAAATTACGCTTGTTTTATTAACTTCAGTTTAAAAGATTGGCAGGAGGGAAACTTAATTCCCTCACTGCCTTATCTATTGTTAGCCTACCAAGATTGCAGGAATGTAGCTCAGAGTCCTTGTGGGGTCAAGCACACAGACACCTGTGGTTACATACTTGTGAATGATAGCACTATCCTCATCATAGCTCATGTTGCTATTGCCACGCTGACCTGTGAAAGGATTGCGGAAGCCCCACTGATAAGAAGTGAAGTCACCAACCTGACCCTTCACACCAACCTTGAAGATGTTGGGCTGATCCATTGTACCAATGTCAAAGATGTCATACCTGTAGGACATGGCAGGGCCACCCATAGGATGCTGAATCTTGTTGCGTACAGGGTCATCATAGAATGGGTCAACATCAATCTTCACATACACACCATTAGGAGCAATGAACTCAGTAACCTGAGGAGCAGTCAGCCTGTAAGCACCTCCATGAGGAGTCATCTTACTTGAAACAGGCTTCATAGCACCAAGCTCAGAAGCACTATACTCATAGGTGATAGGACTCCAGCCAGAGCCATCACTCAGAGCTGCACGACTGAACTGGATAGCACCCATCTCACCAGTCTTTACAATGAACTTACGCTCACCAAACTCCAGCTTAGTGCGTGAAATCTGATAGAGGTCATCCATGAAACGCTTCAAAGAGAAGTTGTTGTAGGGATCAGTATTAGATACTTCCATCTGCTCATACAGACCAGCACCCATACGAATAACCTCACCACTCTTACCAATATTCAGGTACTCACCATTCTGATTGCGGTTAGAACGACCAAAAGCAAGCAGATTGTTCTTGTACTCATTCCACTGATGCTCAAACTCCCACTGTACATTGTGCATCCACATGTTCTCTACTCGCTTGTTGCCATTGGCATCTACCAAAGGAATACCAAAGGCTACCTTCTTGTCAAGCATAGAACCAGGAACCTTGTGCTTGATACGGATAGAAGAGAACTCATTGCGCATGGCAACAGGACTTGCAAACCTGATGTCACCAACCTGACGAGACAACTCTCTCTCAACAGGTGCATACTCAACACTGAATCTCTCACCAGCAAGCAGACGCTCAGCAGGAATACCTGAGACAATACCACCCATCAGCTCAACCTTGTACACTGTGTTGGTTCCCTCATTGCGACCCTCACCAAGTACCCTGATAGGATATACTTCGTTCAAGTCACCAACAATTACCTCACCATCAGCAAACCAGTCCTCACCAAATACCAGATAGAATGGCTCACCATTCACACCAATATTAGTAACTGTCTGTGCTGTGACAATCTGACCATCACAATCCCTTGCCTCTACCAGAGGAATGTTACGCATAGCACTGCCAACAACAGGCCATGTGTACTCATCATCTGAATCAAATTCCTTTGTGGGGAACTGAGAGAGGAAAGTGTCGAGGGTCTTACCCCTGTACAATGCAAGAAGCTGCACCATCAGATTAGTGTACTGCTGTGGAGCTTCCTGGAATGCTGCACCAAGATGGTTTCTCTTAGTCAGGCCCTTCCAATGGTTAAAGGTCAACTTCTGAAATTTACCTAATTTTCCAGCCATTTTACTAAAACTTTAAACATTAAAAAATCAATTCGCTTTTTATATAGTTATGGCCTCTAAATGTCAAGTTTGAAACCCTTGGTAATAAAGGATTCAGGATCATCTGTCACTGATGTTACCATCTTCAGACTGCCATCTGAGTTCCTCTTAGTTCCATTAAGGGTTTTCTCCAACTCGCTGAGACCTTTCCTTACTTCTTTTTTTACCTTGCCTTTGGTCAGGGAATCAAAGTCCTTGAATCCATTGGTCATTGTGAAGAAGAGACTTACATACTTCAGGAAGTCTGACCTGTGCTCTGTTTCATACTTCTGGATGGCTGTCAGGTACTCTCCTGTCTCAGGGTCTTTGTACACTGGCTTGAAGACATTCTCAAAGATTTTCTTGCGAACATCCTGATTAATCTCCATGTCACCCATCAGAGCCTTGTCCTTCATGATGCTGTCCTTCAGCTTGTCAGCTTGCTTCTGTCTTTCTGCCTTGTCCTCATCAGCTTTCTTCTGAGCATCTTCCAACAGAGAATTGTATTTCTTCTGGAAGAATTCCTTGTTGCTTTGAAGAGCTTCCTTGGCATCCTCAATATCAGTACCTGCATCAATGCTCTGCTTGGCAAATTTCTCTGCCTTCTCAGGTTTCATGCCCTGATTGAGGTAGTCCTGGAAAATAAGATTATACCTGAGCTGCTCTCCTTTCTCACTCTCTTCCCTCAGATGTTCATCTTTAATAGAGGCAAGATTGTTGAGAGTAGTCTCATAGTTCCTGATGTCATCAGGTCTTACTCCATTCTGCAAGGCTTTCAAGACTCTTTTCTGACCATCATCAAAGCGAGCTTGTACTTCAGCTTCAATAGCCTCATGCAAGGACTCTGCATCTGTGACTTTACTGATAGTCTCTTCATCAAGGTTTGGGAAGATTCCATCCTCTGCCATAGCGTTGGCAATGGAAGAGTAGAAGTTTTCTGGAGAAGTGCCACCACCTGTATCAGTGGAGGAACCTTCCTTTCCCTTTGTCTCTTTACCACTACCTACGCTCTCTGGCTTTTCCTTCTTCTCTTCCTCTTCAAAAAGGTCTTCTGGATCAACCTCAGTAGTTGTTGTATCATCATGTTTCTCTTTGCCTTCAGGAGTCTCCTCCTCTTTGGCTACCTCTACTGTCTCTTCAGTAGAAGTTTCTTCTGTGTCATCCATAAAGAGGTTGTCAATCTCAGCCTCTCCAAAGATGTTGTCTAAACCTAATGCTTCCATTGTTATCCTTCTCTTTTTAAATTCTACTTAAAGTTTCTACAATCTTCTGGTCACAAAAGTACATAATTATTTATACGGTTTTTTAACACTTATTTTACCAATAAGTACCAATAAAAAAGGTGCTTAGAAAAGCACCTCTTACATTTACTTTGTTTTCAAAAATTACTGCTGTTTCTTTCCTGGATAATTCTTATTCCAGTAGTCATCTGCTGCCATACCAGTAGCAGGAGCTTCGTGTTGTTTCAAATCTCCTTGGAACAAGATAATCTTTTCTTCTCGGTATAACATAAGCTGGGCAAGAGCCATGACTCTATCATAGTTACCAAAAGGGTTCCATAGAATTAACTCTTTCAATAACGCTCTATTCCTTATATTATATAGATTAGGCATGGTAGTTTCAATATCATTTCCATCATTATCCTTAACAACAATAGGAACAGGTTTTAACAGCCAATCTCTGATAACCCTGAAAGCATAGTTAATAACAGGAACAGTTGCCCTGACACCTTTGGCTGTATTGCCAAATCCTCCTGATTTTACAATCTGCTTATCCTTCAGGTATTCTGGGGTATCTGCCAACATCCACAGGGAATGTCTGATACTGAAGAAAGTAAATATACCCTTCAGGTTCTGCTCATACATACATCTTGCATTATAATACTTGCAGAGTTTCCACACTATATCATAGAAGTCGTCAGCAAACATAGGCCTACCTGTATATTCTGCAACCAATTGATCAGTCCATAGGTCTAACACATGTACTGATGCCAGTGACATGGTTTCAGACTGGTCTTGGTCATAAGGGTCAACACCTGCTATATATCTGCCTTGGGGTACATTACCATCAGAACTTTTCTGAGGTTGCTGGAAAATCTCCAATGCTCCAGTAACTTTATTATCCTTGAGTGGAAAATCTCTTATAGGTGTGTTACTATTAGTAGGCACAAACTCTACTTTACCAGTATTTTTGTCAAAAGACAGCTCTCCTACATAGACATCATCATATTCATTGGGGTTATTATCCAATTGATTCAGCCTGTTATTCAACTCAGTCACAGGAAACATATTTCCCTGACTTCTGATAATAGCCTCTTGTGGTGTAATGGGATACTGGGAAATACGTTTGGTAATGGTATTAACATCTGTAGAGCCGTATTTTACTTTATAGCGGTCATTCAGAAGCATAAGGAGTGCCTTAGTAACATCACTGTTACCATCAGCATCTACACAGGAATCATCATAATTCATGTAAGCAGGATAGAACATACAGCATTTCTTTCTACCTTGTCCTTCCTTATCAAATACATTGTCCAGTGCTTCCATGTTATAACCATCAGGAGAGTAAAACATCTCTTGGAAGGCAGTAAAGTCTGACATATCATCACCAGCAGTTCCATAGGCTATAATCTGTCCAAACACAGAAGAACCTTGCTCTACAGAAGGTCTAATCATGTTGTACATAGAAAGTAAATCCTTGAAGATACCTGCCTCCTCAATGAGATACAACACACCACGAGAACCATTTAGCTTATCCTGATTAACACCTGATATAATACCTGATACTGAGTTCTGGCTACCATAGGCTACATCACTACCAGACTTCTTATAACCCATCTCCCAATAAAGCTCTTGAATACTGCTCTTAAGTCTTCTTGAAGCAAATTGAGTATTCTTGGCACAGAAGTCTATATCATCCACAAACACATCAAGTATCTGGTTAGTACCAATCAGTTTGGTTCTATCAGCAGCAGTAACCATGCACTGCACACCTTCTTTATTATCAGCAGATTCTCCAATAATAAATCTCTTGGCAGCTTTCTCTGCACCCATACCAGTCTTACCTTTACCACGACTGGCAAGATAGGCTGAATGGTGTCCATGCACTCTACTCTGTCTCTCATAGTGATAGACAAGAAACTGCCCATCCCAGAACTTTGGATGTCTGGTAGTACGCATCTCCAAGCCATCATCTCTCTTTACTACAAGGTGCATAGGACAATAGTTTAGCAACCAGTAGTGGTCTCCAGTCACCCACATACCAGTTTCAGGGTTACAATATCCTTCCCAACCTCTTCTCCTTTCCTCTCTGATGTATTTACCAAACTCACTATTAGGATTTGAGTTTGGCTTCAGGTTAGTGTATTTATGCTTAGGGTCATTCTGCCAAGTTAAAGCAGCTTCCCTGAAATAGTCTGAACATTCAAGAATAGGAGGATGAGTTACATCTATGATAGCTCTGCCAAACTCATCTTTAGGTAGTTCTGAGATATAAGGTCTCGCAGGACTGACCATCCACCTGATGAATGGCACATTATTCAGATAGTCCCAGAACTGTTCGACTACTTCATTTGGGTATTTTTCAAGATGTAATTCTTCTAATGGTGTTTGACATTTATTCCACTTTACTTCCATGTGTCTCCCTCCTTTACCTTTTTCCAAATAAATCCTCCTGCATGTTTAAAGTCACCATTAATATTTTTTCTTATACATACTCTATTTATTCCTGTAACTCTTTCCGCTTCTCTGATAGATTCAAAGCTATTAATTACAATATTGCCTTGACATTGAACTATTTTGTATTTTTTCCAGTGCTCTTCACACAACTGTAACCTTTGCGAAAGAGAATCTATATCTTCTTTATAGATGAAAATGTAACCATGTAAAGTATTTTCTCTAATCATCCCACTAGCACAATTACTAACAGATGTTTTACCAAACCCAAGATTCTCAGATGCATCTAGTGCTGATTCATATTCATTGATAAACTCACCTTTCATAGAGTATTGTAGTACAGGTTTCTTGTGTGCTTCACTTACAAAATTCGCAATTTTTCTTTTTGCTTTCTCTGGCATGTGAAATCCTGCTGTACTTTCACCTCCATCTGTTATATTATAAGATATGTTGTGTAACTTATACCATCTAATAAGATATTTTTCTGCATAAACAGCTTCTGCTTTAGTAATATCATCTAATATAACCTCATGTGTAAAATTACTCCATCCATATTTTTGTATAGCCCTATAGAATAGTTTACAGCGTTTATATCCCCTACCTTGATTCCATCTAAATGACAAAGACAGCTTAGTAATACCGACATATACTCTTCCGCTAGGACTTATATGTCTATAAACCTTGTACTCTTTTACTTCTTGCAAATTATCCATAACAATCTTCTACTCTTTTACGGTTACAAAAATAAAAAAGGCTCATCACTTAGACAAACCTCTAATAATTCTACTTAGATTTATTCATTCTAAGGTAAAGGAACGTGCTCAAGTTTACCTATTCTATCTAAGCATAACCCTTCCCTAATGGCTTTATCTAATTCTAAAAGAGTATAGGCACTACAAATCATGCTTACATTTCCTGTAGTTACTTTATATAACATACTAATACCATATACTCTAGTCACTTGGAATAGAGGCTTTCTTTCTATATTAAGTTTAGATAAAGCCTCTTCAATGTCTTTTAAAGATAACTGATTATAATTATCCATACTAGTCTATCCCAATGTCACCAATAGTAAGTTCCTGAGTACCCCTTGCTTTACCATTCTCCACAATTTCTTGCTCAACCTTTTTCTGAAGAGTTTGAATGGTATTGACAATACCCTCAAGATTCTTTAAGGCAGAAGTAATCTGAGAAACATTATACTTAGCTCTGCCTTTATCATCCTCTTCTGTAAGGTCAACTGTTCTGAGAAAAGTTCCCACAGTATTGGCTGCAACCAATGCATCATTGAGCAGTTTCTGAGATACAGTGATAGTATGCTTCTTATATACCTCCATTGCTTCTAACAGAAACTCAGATGGCTTGAAGTCCTTAGGCAGTCCCTCTTGTTCTATAATAGCCTGACTCCTTTCATCCTCATCCATAATATAGGAATAAGTGCTTCTGGGGTCTGTCATAAAATAAAGGTAACTCATCTGCCTCCAGAACTGTTCCTTCCTTTCACTTCTGTCAGCATTGAATATCCTCCTAATTGGCCTCAATAAAAAAGCTTCATCTGCTAGCTTTATTTGGTAGTCTTCGTATCTGATAAGCTTCATGTTATAAAGTAATTATATGATTAAACGTGCCATCTACAAACTTTTCATAGGCAAAATCTCCTTTACCAAATCTGAGAAGCTCAAACAGGTATTTTAATACATTCATATCAAATTTATGTGCCTCTTCTTCTTTTTTAGGAAAAAGGTCTTTAGTCATCTTATGACGTACCCTTAAGACAGGATAGTCATGGTCTTCATCTACAAAGAAATGTACAAACACCTCCCATATTACATCCCCATCCTCATTAAAAGAATATGCAGAGTGGGAAAAATGTCCTTTAGTTTCCACTCCTCTCCGCTGCCTTTCGAGATTGAGGTTTGAGTTTACAATATCTAAAATATCACTTAATGTGTACATACTAATTTTCATTTAAAACTAAAAAGACCTAGGCCATCACAGCCTAGGCCACCTCTCCTAAAAACAATCTTCTACCTTTAATTACCTAATATAAGTTTTTTCTTCTCAGGGATGATAATACTCTCATTAACCTCTTCACCTTCAAACACAAATTGAATGTCTCTGTCAGTCAAAAGCAAGCAATCACTGGTATTTCCCTTCTCATCTGTTACAGGAACAGTGGGAATATTAATACTTAGAGTGGGGTTATTATCCATATCATTCTGTACAGAGTCCTTACTATATTTCTTCCGCACATAGGCGATAGGATTAATCATCACCATATCACCAACCTTGATGTCCCTTACAGCAGAACCTACAGCCAATACCTTTTGATACAACTTAAGGTCTCCCTTTTTCTGGTCTTGCTGGATAATACCTCCAACAGTAACATCTTTCTCAAACTTATCACCTGTTGTAACAATAGAGGTGAATAGTGGCTTAATTGTCTTTATCTTTAACATTGTTATCCTGTTTTTTATTTATATGTTCTAAATAATTCTTGTAATGATTGGCATGATGCCTCTTCATTCTATGATACCTGTCAAGAGTAACATGCAACTTACCTATAGATGGAATATTAATGTTTGGCTTAAGCTTCTCAAATTCCTCATCTGTCAGGTCTTCCTTCATAGGCAAGGATGCTATGTACTGCTTGATGGCTCTCCAGTATGCTTTGTAAGTTTTGTCCACCAGTCTTTCAGAAAGACCAGTCTCAACAGCAACTCTAGATATAATCTCCTCATAGACCATTACCTTATACTTCTCCTTTAAACTGTATCAAGAGTCTGAATATTCCATTGTCATCCTGTCTGACATTGGGAATCAGCTGGGGATGAATAATGTCATCCTTCAAAACCCCCTTTCTTTTCAATGCACTCTTGATGACATAGAAGTGCTGGGCTGTAATACCACACTCCTCAATCACATCCTGCTTAACCTTATCACTCTTCATCAAAATATCAAGATGTGCAGGGTCTTTAGTGTCTTTAGATAACTCCCATCTCTGTTTTAGAAGACTGGCAATAACATCAGTTTCCTTATCTGTAAGGCTGATAAATGGTCTGAGAAAGATACACCACCACTTGAAAAAAGCAATGCTGGATGCACAATCAACATTGAACATGTTGTTGGGCTTAGGCATGGTAATAGTCTTCTTCTTACCTTCCTGCTCTGACTGCTTGGGTACTGTACTGTTCTCCATATTACTTCTCCTTATTCTCTTCTTCTTTCTGTTCTGGAATAGTCAGTGCTTCCTGAATCTCCTTAAGACACTCCTCAACAAATACACTGTCAAAACAAGGATAGTCTGAAACTCTGTAGTTATTAGCAATCTCCACTACCTTGAACAAATACTCCATTCTCTTGTTAGTGAAGTACTGCTCTGCCTCACCAAGCTGCTTTCTCAGTCCCTTGATATAGTTATCCTGATTATACAATTGCTGATTCATCTGGATAACCTGCTGAACCAATTGCTCCTTAGACCATTTCTGAAGCTCATCCTGAATAGAACCCTCTGTACCTTTACCCTCAGGGTTAGTAACTGGTTTCATCTTCACTTCCTTACTTCCAATCTCTTTCTCCATACCTTTTAATATTTAAACAGTTTCAACAATAAAAATTTCAAATCATTAAGCTTATTCTCCTTGACTATGTGATGAAAGAAGAGAATAATAGCATCTGCCTTACTCAAACCTCCAGGGAATGAAGGATATATTGTCTTGATAACTTCCTTCCATTTGTCACTCTTATACACCTTGGTCTTCAGCTCTTCAATAGTCAGACCAAATATAAAAGTCTTCCTGGGATCTTCATTCTTTACGGCAAACTTATGTCCATATCTCTTCTCATACTTTTCTTCCCATATCTCTATAGGAGCCTCTGAGATGTCAGAACAGCCACAGTCACCACAGTATTCAGAGTCTAAAGTCTCATCATACTTGACCTTCAGTGAGTAACATCTGGAACAGTATTTTACTGGCTCAGAGTCATAGTCATTAAGTTCTCTTGTTTCTGGCATAGTGGACATCTATAAGTTACACCTTATTATATATAATAGGAAATTACTTCTTTCTACGTGTAACCCTGCCACCTGTGGACTTGATGTTAGCAGCACTCTTCATAGCATTGGCTCGCTTGGTCATATCATCAGCTTGCCTGTTTGCCTCCTTGATAGCCATGTTCATTCTTGACTTGTCACTCATAATCTCCTGATACCTCGCCATTGTGTGAGCATCATCCTGTGCTTGCCATTGCAAGTCCTGTTTCGACATCTTTGTTGCCATAAGTCCTTAATATTTATTCTGTTATACTGAAAAACAATCTCAAAACCTTAAAGTAAAACTTGAACCATTAAACAGATACCACTCTATTTCAGCAAGTTATACATCCTAAAACTTGTGGCAAAGATAAACAATATTGTTTAAACTTCCAAATAAAAACTCTAATTATTCCTTACTTTTAATATAAATTAAGGTTCTGATTCCCTCAACTCCACAAAAAATTACCTATCTTTGTACCCAGTTCATTCATCCTAAAAACAACTCGTTCTTTACAAATTATGTTCACTCACAACTCACCTCCATAACAGCCAACATGGAAAAGTCCTTTAAAATAAAGCACTTAGCAACCTTCCAAAGAGTAGGGGGTTCGAATCCCTCTCTCTCCGCCAAATAGCACAAATGGGAAGGTTTAAAAGACTTTCCCATTTATTTTTGTACATAATCACATTACACATTATTTACACTCTAAAATTTCATTCTTTACACTTTGGTGTTGTAAGCCCCTATTAACATCCTAAAAACAAAATTTAACAATGAATAACAAAGTACCTCAAATAAATGTTGTGTTTGATAGAAGAAAAGTAGCCAGTCTCAGCAAGAAAGCTGCTGTAGAACTCAGAATAACCCACAATTATAAACAAAAGTGGATTAGCACAGGCATCATGCTATACTCTAATCAATGGAAAGATGGCAAGATTATCAACTGCTCAAACATATTGGAGATTAGTCAGACTCTGGAAACTCTTCTAACTGAAGTAAGGCAGGTTATCCTTGAGATGATTCAGAAGAATAACCTGAACATAATGACTATCTCTGATGAACTAGACAAAAAAAGACAGAGCAAAATATCATTCATTGATTTTTGCCATCAGAGAGTCTCTGTCAGGAAGTACAGGAAAAGTCAAGATACTAAAGAAAGATATGACAGGTTCATCAAGCACTTTGCTAAATGGGGTAAGATAAAAGAGTTTGAGGATATTAATGATAAAAACATCATTGACTATGATAATTATCTGAAGGGATTCAAGCTAAAGTCTTGCAGTAAGTGGAATAACTACCACAGGTTCCTGAACAGTTTTATCATAGATGCTGTTGCTGAAGGACATCTCAAGAGGAACCCTTATAAATGGATCAACGTGGATAGAAAGAAAAACAGCAAGGCAATAGAGAGGTGTCTTACTCCAGTAGAATTCCACAGACTTACTAGAACTAAGATGCCTACCCAGAGTATTGAAAGAGTTAAAGACTTGTTTATCTTTCAGACATACACCTGTCTCAGTTACTCTGACCTCAAGGACTTTGATAGTAGAATGATTCAAGAGGTTAAAGGTATGAGTGTATATGTGGGCAGAAGAATCAAAACTACTATGACATTCACCATTCCCCTGCTGTCTCCAGCTCTTAACATTCTACATAAGTATGATGGCAGGTTGCCTATAATAAGTAATGTGAAATATAATGAGTATCTTAAGATAGTTGCTCAGACAGCAGGAATAGACAAGCCTATAAGTACCCATTGGGCAAGACATACAGGGGCTACTATATTACTAAATGAAGGAGTACCCATGCAGATTGTTTCAAAGATATGTGGACATTCTTCCACCAAGATTACAGAGCAAGTGTATGCCAAACTCTTGGATGAAACAGTTGTAGAGGCTATTCAAGAAGTAGAAGATAAGATATAATAAATCCCTCTGACCTATCGCAGGCAAGAGGGACTGGCAATTGTAAATTTGCGTCAAAGAAAACAATTTTTATCTTATGGATTTTATCAAATACTCGATCTTTAGGATTATCCAGATAGCCAAAGCTACTGGCCATAACATACAGGCTATATTGGCTGACTGGTGTTCTATCTCACCATCATCATTACTATATATAAAGCAATGTGCGGTTATAGCACCAAGGATATATACTATAGTAACAATCCACTCCATACTCTACTTGATTATCTCGATATACTCAGAACTCTCATCTTCAACATAAGGATTCTTCTCTTTAACATTAACTTTCACTACATAATGCTTTCGCTGAAACCATCTGAAAAGAAAGAACTTCTTAGGGGGATTAACAGTCTCCTTCTTACTGGAGACTACAATATGTTTCTCACTCTTAAAGTATGGTTGTATTGCAATCATAGAAGGATACTTAAGTCCTAGCCTGACATTGTACCACTTGTCTCCTATCAGAGTATCTATAGCCAGCGTAGGTTCCTTAAACAAGGTATCTCTCATGGTTATAGTATCTCTCTTGGTGAATCCTGATTTCACTGCCTGAAGAGCCTTCAGGTTCTTGTCTTTAATCTTCAGTTCCTTCCTTGTATTGTCAAGCTCCTGAAGGACAGAATCCTTGAAGTAGCCCAACTGGTCAACAGTTAGTTGCAAAGCTATGTTCTTCTCACCTTCTGCTGCTAATTGAGCATCATAGGCTTTCATATTAGCAGTAGCTACTTCCCACTTATCATTAGCATACTTCACCTGTTGCCACGTAGCACCTATGATAACTACCAAAACTACAATCGCTAAAATCAGATATTTTTTCATACTCTTCTTATTTTGGTTGCAAAGATAAGGAAGAATATTCTTGGAGCAAAGCATCTAAGGATTCTACTAAGACAAAAAGAAAGAGAGGACTGTAGAATCCTCTCTATCTAGTTGCGGATGTAGGATTTGAACCTCACCTCTTGGTTATGAGCCAAACATGCGACCATCACACTGCATCCACGATGTAATTTCAGGTGTTTCACAACAGCTTACTCTTTATATTGTTCTTGCTATAAAATTGTCTTATCTAAAAAGAAGAAAAGCCATAATAATTCCCTAACGGACTTTTCTAGACTCATCATTCTTGCATTTCCACTGGGCGGTCAGTATTCACTTAACTCGTAAGCTTTTTAACTCCCAAAAGTCCTTTTACCCTCAGCCTTTTTTCCATTGTAGTTTGGCAGGACACCAATATTATAACAAGAACTTTTTTGACCTATCGGGGTTTGAGTAATCCTTTATCTCAGAGCTATGTGATATTTCTATCTGCTCTTACAACCCGACTTCTAATCCATATATACCTTCTGGCCTTTTGGATGAGCATGAGACTACAACTCTCAAGGGTCGGTGCAAAGGTAAGTATTAATCCTGAAATAACCAAATTTTACTTGAACAATTTTCTATATTTAATTAAAAAACAGCTTATTATTGCTCAAGTTAACTTAAACATTCATTCAAGTTTCCCCTATTATTATATATAAGGTGTAAAGTCAAAGTCTTCTGTAATCTCTAACCAGTCCTCAAAGGTAACTCCTCCATATAGCTCAAAGTTAGCTACACACATCAACATGTAGTCTATACATTTATTGAAATTATCAAGGGGCTTGACATTCTTGAAGTATACCATATTAGTCAAGAAGACCATATCTCCCAGAGTGGAACCAGTAACATTATAGTACACTTTCCTCTGGGCAGCTTTCTTGACCTTGTTGCCATTCCATCTGCCTTCAGTAATACTCATAGCCAACTTCTCAGTGAAGTGTTTGCCATGTTTCTCCAAGTATGCTTCTAGTCCTTTCATTACTTATGACTACTAGTTATACATAACTTTGACGCTGCAAAGGTACGAAGATTTAATCAAATTACAAAGAAAGATGCCTAGTTCTTGCTAGACATCCTCCTTATTTCCTTTTGAACATCAGGCATTTGACTCATTTTCTTAAGAGTCTCTATCACCTGTTTTCTGCTTCCACCGGAAATCTTGGCTAACTGGTTAATTAATTTGTCCTGATTCATGATCCTCATAAATATCATTAACAGCTTCCACTATCTCTTTGGCTTTAGCTACAGCTTTTTCTACAGAAAACTTCCTTTCAACAACAAGCTGTTTAACAGTGTCAAATAACCTTGTGTTCTTGGTTGATGGAAACTTGGGAAACTCAGTCTTGACAGGTTCAAATATCTTCTTGAACACATCAGGCAACTCAGGACTAACCTTAAAGTCAAGTTGAATGCTCAAATGTTCCTTAATGTGTTCTTTACCTGTTGAGTCAATGTAAGTAACCCAGTCATCATCACTTCTAGCACCATTCTCTACTAAGTTAGATGCAATAACCTCAACCTCTTCACCAGTACTGCGAAGTGTGTACTTACCAACTAATCCTAATGGATTCTGAATATTGGTTTCTTCTTTCTTTTTAGCCATAATCTTGTTATTTAATTAATACACTGCAAAGGTACAGCAAAATCAGGATGAAACAAAACAATGCCTATCTAGAACAGAAAGGCACTGAAAATGAAGAAGTTATAGTGTGAAAATATTACTTATTAAGTGTTCTAAGCTCCACCATATTACTCAAGAGATTAGCTAGAACATTCCTGCCAAAGTCATTTTCATTCTCCTGATGGTGGTTAGCCAAGTACCTGTTGATAACATTGCATATCTGATGGAGCATGATGTTATTCTCATGTACCTCCTCTTGGATAGAGTCTAGAGTATCAAACAGGTAATCTTCGTCTTTTCTAGTCATAGGCTTTACAATTACAAACCATTTCACCAAATACATGGTACATCCTCTCTACCAGATGACCTATGGTGTATGCAGGTGGTTCTCCTTCATCTTCTACATCATAAGCTGCTAGCATAGCTTGCTTAACATGCTCTGCCTCATGGACTATAGAGTTGATGTAATCTCTCTTTGACTCATGGGGATTAAACATTACTACACTGATATGCCAGTCTATATTATTATAGGTAGCAGCTTTTGCCTGACCTGATTTCAACATATCATAGGCTTCCTTGATAATTTCAGTAGAGGCTCCTGCATATATCAGCTCCTTGACTATACGGGCAAAAAGGTTAAAGTCCACATCATAGTAGACAATAACCTTCCAGTAACTTTCTATGTCAAACACCTGCTTAATCATAGCATCTCATCCCAGTCTACAGGATTGTTCATAAACATAGTGTCTGCATAGAATCGGTTAAACACAAAACCTTCCTCTGCATCAGCATCATCAAGCAAATCCTGAACATACATCACCAGATGCTTCTCATCAGGGACTGACTTACCAAGGAAATCAGCTTGGCACATGTTTGCCACATAAGTAGCATCATACAGCTTATTTCTCTCAATCTTGATGTTATAGTTGGCAATCATAGCATCTACCTGTTCCTTGGTATAAGGCTTAATGTGCTCCTTTTTGCCACCATTATCCTTGTACATCTGGCTGACTGCCCAGTCACAAAGCTTCTTGTTGAAATGACAGCCATAGTTATTGATGTACTGCTTCATTCCCTCAGGTATCTCATCATAACTGCCTGTTCTTCTTTGATACATAGTCTTATCTCCTATAATTTAAAAGGGAGCATGGAGACTTCTCCACACTCCCTTCTTCTGATTAATTACATTCTGCCTCTACGATAGCCATATCTGCCAGGAATCATTTCATCCTCGTGATACTCATGACGATACATTCTACCACCACGATACTCTGCTTCATCAGCATAGTCACTATCTTCAAGACAATCACGGAACTCCTCAAGGAAGTCAATCATCTTTTCAATCTTGTGTGTAAACTTCTCCTTCTTTTCAGGAGTCATCTTATACATTATTACCATAACTTAAACTGCATTAGGTGTTTTCTGTTTAAGCAAAGACAGTATCTCTGCCATTTGACTCTGCATACCTTCTACCTGCCCCCTTAACTCTTTGACAACATTGTCATTGGCTGTGGCAGGATCAAGTTCATTGAGGGCTGCATCATACTGAGGAATCCTCTCTTGATGCATGGGAGCACTGTCAATCACATTCTTACTCTCCTGGCGAAGAGACTTAATGTGGTTAGCCAGTGAATCCTTGCTATCAGATATTACCAGTGAGTCTGCTCCAAAGTCTGCCACAACATTGCTGTTAGGTACTTGCTGGAATTCTCTGCGCTCACCATTAATATTGGCTACTATATCAACAATATACTCAGGAATCTGACCAAAGGTATTCTGGTTAAACCTAGGTCTTGGCAATGATACACTCTCTACAGTAGCAGTGAAGAGCTTATTACCATTTTTCCTGTCAAGTCCATACAGGACACTGCCTTTACTTAAATTTGAAAACATAATTAATTACTCTTTTTTACGGTTCTCATTGAATTGTTAGTCTCTTCAGTACTAGAAGTATTCTGAGTTGTAGCAGCAGCTGGACCAGTGGTCATCAACTGAAGTAGGTTACAGCTCTTATCATAATAGATAAAGTAGATGCCTGCACCAGTCAGCTGTTCTGCTGTAGCTGCTGTACCTCCAACCAAAGTCAGAGGCTGGGTAAACTCATTGGATGCAAATAGAATGGGAAGAGTGCCTGCACTCTCAGGGAGAGCAGTATTAAGTCTGAATAATATAACTCCATTATTGTTCAACATCCTGAATGCCCTGCGAGGGATACCAATCACCACATCATTTGTATTGACTGTGACATTGGCACTCTCAATCATAGGAAATCCAAACCTGTTGGCAAAGTTGAAGGGATAATTAGTTGTTGCTCCAAACATATTCATATCCTCCTATATTTTAGTTAAAGAAACCTGTCTGCTGACCCATACCATAGCCATAGTAACCTCCTACATAAGGAGTAGCATTGGCTGCGATTATGTTAGGCCACTGTACTGGAACTGTGTTAGGCTGCTTAGCAGCAATAGCATCAATCTTGTCATCAAGAGCATGGAAAGCTGCATTGAACTGGAGAGTCTGCTTGTCATTACTAATCTGATTCCTCAACTGAGTGATAATATCACCCTGAGTATCAATCTTAGACTGCAACTCACGCTCCTTCAAAGCACAGAACTCTGATACAATCATAGCATTCTGGTCAGCAATAGCCTTTACAATAGTATTGGTATTACCATCAGCCTGACGTGTCAGAGTATTAGTCTGCTGACATACTAAAAGCTGGTCAGCTGCTTCATTCTGGGCAAGCTGCAACCTTACAGATGCATCATGAGCAGCCAGTGAAGTCTGAAGAGCATTGGTCTGGTTAGCAATAGCCAGTCTGTTCTCACAGCAGCACTCACAGATTTGTCTGCTCAGATTAGCATTACCCAACTGAAGAGCATTGATAGTCTCAAGACCACTCATACCTACCTGAGCACCTACATTCTGAATAGCAGATTGGAGAGTGAACAGATTAGTCTTTACAGTCTCAATACTAGAATGAGTCAGATTAGCAAGCTGTCCCAGTGCATCTGCACGACCATTAATAGCCTGGAGCAGCAAATCCCTACCAGCATCATTGTTCAGCTGATTAGCAAGGAAGCCTGTGCCATTATTACCACCAAAGCCATTGCCCCAGCCATTACCACCATATCCCCACATCATCCAGAGGAATAAAATCCAAATCCAGTTACCATTGCCTCCAAAGCCACCATTCTGGTTAAGCAGGGCCAACAGTCCAGGATCAATACCATTTACTGCACTCTTAGTAGCAGCATCTGGAAAAACATAAACACCTTCTTGTGCCATAGTTTAAAACCTTTCTTTTTTAATTAATTAAACATTAACTTTACTTTTATCACTAGTGATGGTGCAAAGTTACGAGGTATCCTATGACTTTTCAAACGATGCTTGTAGACAACAAAAAACCACTAACCCTCAATGAGTTAGTGGCTGAAAACATTACCTACTTTGTTATTCCTTCAGTCTAATCAACAATACTTTCATTATACCCTCATCAGATAAGTCCTTCCAAGTGTACCTTAGAACAGTAACATCAGGGTAATGGTCTTGGATATTCCTAGTTCTCTGCTTATCATGTTGACTATGGTGATCATGATACCTCTTACCATCTACCTCTATAATAATTCTCCTGTCTGGAATATAAAAGTCGGCTATATAATACCTTGTTATCCAACCATCATCAGCAGTGATGTAAAATATCTTCTGGAACTCATATTGGATATAGTGCCTATCTAGAAAAGCTATCATCCTTTCCTCTAGAGGAGAAGGCCAAGTTTTCATTTCATTAGCCCTAGATTCAGCCTTGCTTCTTACCTCCTTATTATGTGCCTGTTTGTTACTCATCTTATCTTTATTTTTTAGGCAAAGGTAACAAAGAGTCTCTAAGACATACTACATATAATAAAAGGTATAAGATGGGATTAGGGACAAGTGATATTTTTTAAAATCAATTGTATGTGTAAAAGGGAGATATTATGGCAAAATGTTGGGTATGTGTCAAAGAGTGATATTTAAAATTGAAAGTATGTGTATAAACGGGATATAATACCACACACCACCCCCACCTGATTTTGGATTGGGGATATACCCCCGCCCTAACTGAGGAGATTCCACCGTCTCCAATGTTAGCAGTATTAACCAGGTGGGAGCTAAGCCTCTGCTCTGATAGGCTCACAGTCCTGAGAGGGATTTACCACTATGACACAGAACAACAGTAACAACAACCAGGGAATCATCAACAGCTGGTCACTCATTGCCTTCGCAAGAAGTCATGGGAAGATGCAAGTCGGTGAGTTTGCAAACAAGGAGACTGGAGAGGTCTTCAAGAGTTGCATCTTCACTGACCCAGCTGGTGACAGATGCTTCGTGGCATTCAGCTCCAAGATGGGTGAACTGACCCCAAGAGAGATTGCTGCCATGAAGGATGAACTTCAGGTGGTTCAGCTGGAGTCAGGCAACTTCAGCCTGTGCAAGCAGGGTCAGAATGCCTGGGAGGATGTTGACCTTGGCCTGTAAGAGGGAGAAATGGGGAGAGTGTGACAGGCTCTCCCCTTCCTTTCTTTTCTTTTCAAGAGAAACACCGCAGAACCTGCAAGCACAATAAAAAGAAAATTTTATAAGGTCAACATTGGAATTAGCTTTTTCAGTATTCAAGGGAGACAGCACCATTCCTATATCTTGGCAGGAAAGTCCTTGCTGTTGGGAGTCAAACCAGTGACACTAATCCCCCAACATTACTAATCCAATGTCACTGGGGAGCAGATTGGCCATCTGCTCTACTTTTTTTTGAAATATTAACTAAAACCCAGATAATATGAAGAAGATTTATAAAGGTGAATGGTGCTATAGTTCATCCACACCTAATAGGACTGAGAGAATCAAGTCTCATAAGGAATTTGAGGCAAGTGACTTAAAGAAGATGCTTGATGAAGGTTGGCAGGTTAAGGTAACTAAACCTAAGAGACCTAGAATCAAGAGAGAATCTTTTAAGGTTATCATCACTTGTTTTGGGCCTATGAAGATTACTATTGAAGAGTATAATCAGCATTGTAAGGACTTTAAAACTCTATGATATGTATAAGGTATTTGATTCTCTAGGGAAGCTGGTTAGAGCTGGCTTCTCTACTTACCTTGATGCATTTAATTATAAGTGTGCATTTGGTAATTCAGGTTGGTATATTTCTCATTAAATATAATAAGGTATGGGATACATGAGTAAAAAAGATATGGTTGCCTTACTTTTACAGGCAAGAAATATTCTCCACAAGCAGGAAAATGGCGAAGAGGTTCTCCCTCAAGACATAACTCTGGCACATGACTATGTTGATATGGTCATTGATGATTTGATAAAATAGGAGTTGGGCTTCACTTGTAGAAGCTCTTCTTCTTTATTATATTGCTATTAGGCAGATACTTCTTCTTCTCTTTCTATCTTTTTTTATTATATTTTTATTATCTTTGCAGCATTAAAACAATATAACTATGGTAATACTTGGAATTCTCATTGCTTGTTGTGTTTGTTGGGTTACTGTATTTATAGCCCTCAACTTCTATTATGATACTATAAGCAAGAATAAACCTAAAAGCATAACCTTGAGGGTAACTCTCATTAGCTTTTTCATCATGATCAGCTTGTTGTCTTTAGGTTATTGCTCTCACTAATATATAATAGTACACGTACATTATATTATATTAGGTAGGTCAAAGGCCACACACCACATTAGCTTTTGGCTTACCTTTTTCTTTCTTTTATATTTCTTTCTTTTTGTAAGTAAAGCAAGATGAAGAAGCTTTAGAGCTTTATAAATAGTCAAGCGACACATCACCACTCCTATATTTTGGAGAGATAGAGAGAAGTTGGGTAAATCTAGCTAATCTTATATTTCTACCAAGTTTTAGGGTCTGAGAGGGTTTGCTGTCCTTGATGATTTATGTTAGTATTGCAGCACATACAGGACAATTAGGGGCCTGAATTACACTATGGCTAATACAGCTCAGAACGTAGGTATTAAGAACAGTTGGTCACTTCTGGCATTTGCTAAGTCTCATGGCAAGATGCAGGTGGGAGATTTTGTCAACAAGGAAACTGGTGAGGCTTTTAAGTCTTGTATTTTCACCAATCCTGAGGATAACAGCCGCTGCTTTGTTGCTTTCTCCAGCAAAATGGGAGAACTGTCTCCCCGTGAGATTATGGAGCAGAAGGATAACCTCCAGGTTGTAGAACTGGAGAGTGGTAACTTCTCACTCTGTAAGCAGGGTGCAAATGCTTGGGAAGATGTGGAGTTGGGTCTTTAATAGACTCAGCTTTCCCTCTTAACAGGACAAGCTAATTAACTGTGTTATAAGTGGTATGTGTGTAGAGATTGCAGGTTATTCCCCCTCCTAGAGCTGATAAGACTTCCAACTCTACACACTTTTTCAATTATCCATTTTAACATTGCATTCTTTACTCTCCAAGATAGTTGCACATACTCAACTATGTGCCTCTTGCTATCTATCTTTTTTATTTAGCTTTAGGCACTTAGATTACATTTTACTTCTTTAAAACCTTAAAACATTACAAATTATGAAACGTATATTAGTTAGATATTACTCTCCAGAAGAAATTGGTGCAGAAAATGAACATTTCACTAAAGAAGAACTTATAGAGAATTGCTTTAGAGTAAGTGAATGTACTGATGAATCCTCTGCATTAGATGCTTATGCTAATACTCCTGCTACTTGGTCTACTCTATTAGATGATGCAGTATTACTCTTTGATGCTAAAGAACTTCATGAATTTCTTGATAATGCTGTTAAGGCTATTGAGGAAGATGATGTAGATTGGTTGGAACAACATTTTATTTAATTATTATGAGTTACTTATCTCACTACCCAAATTGTATAGGTTGTCCAGTTACTAAATATTGTGGAACTATGGTTAGTTCTATAAAATTATGTAATTCCTATGATGAACCCTCTATTGAAGAGGTAGATGCTTATGCCGAAGAGCAAATAGCATTATCTCTTGAAATCATGTAGATAAAGCAAAACCCTTTAATCCTTTAATAACATGAGACCAACAGAAGCAACAAAGATACAATATAATGGTTTCAACTACCTTGTTCATAATGTAATTAATGAGAACCATTATGGTAGAAAAAGAATATATCATGTTCTAACTAACAATCAGAAGTGGTGTGGCTCTTTACTCCCTGAGATAGTTGGTTATTCCAATGTAGATTCTAAAGGAGAACATGATCTGAACTACAAAAGAAACCCTTCCATGCTCACAGCTCTTAAGCCTTACTATGAAGTAGATTTTGTAGAAGATAATACATATAAGAACTATGACTTTAAGGCTATGGGTTTTCCTGTAGACAATGACTCTTACTATAGATTCATTTATGTAGAACCCTATGATGATTAAAACAATATAACTATGAAACAAATTACAGATTTCATATATAATGATGTTGTCCTTTACGCAAAGGGATGGTATGAACGTTCTAATAATATATGTGAAGACTTAGATTACATCTTCTCCAAGATTTACGGATGGACACAGCCAACAGAACAAGAAGTATCTCATAGAATGATGATTGTTCTAGATAGACTCTATGAAGCAGCTGATGTAACAAAGAAAGACTGCCCTTATTGTTGGTATATGTCACATGCTTTATTTGAGGAAGAAGTAAGAAAAAGAATAAGTCTTTATAAGAATTGTTCAAGAGATATGGCTATTATTCTTACTGTTCTGTCTATTCTTCAAGGACTATCAAAAGATGATATTAAACTCAACGCCCCTCATTACGGTAAGAAAGAACACTTTAGAATGGGTTCATTATGCGGTAAAAATCCAATATCTATGACATATACTGAAATGAACAAATTAGCACAACGGATGTTTGGAACTAATAAATCATAGACTATGACACTATCCCAAGGCTACAGGATGGCACAGGCTGCACACCATAAGCAGCCTTGCCTTGATTATCCTTATCTAGGTATTCCTGATGAGGATGATGAAGACATTTTAAACGAAACCCAACATTAAAGATTATGATTATACTATTATTAGCATTAGTAACAACACTGGCTATCTTCCTCATTGGAGGTATTATAGGTAATTTTATAGTCAACAAATCCAAAGAAGTATTATGAATAAGACGCTATTTGATATATACAACTCCCTTAAGGCTTCTTTCGTTGAGGCTATGGAGCCTTATCTTGTGAAGCAACATGTAGTGACTTTCTCTCCTACCCTTCTTATAAATCTTCCTAATGATAACGATGAGTCATTTGAAGAGATTACAAGTATAGAGTATGATGAGAAAGAACAGACATGATATGTCCATAACTACATTACAAGCGTAGACTTGATGACCAATGAATATTGGACACCATTAAGGGATATGTCATTTGACGAACTATTTAAAATATCAGAAAGGCTATGATACAAAAAAGATACCAATTCCAAGGAAAATCAGGCATTGAGTGGTCTGACTGGTATGACTATGAAGATGATGATACTCAACTAGAAGGACTGCAAGACCAAAAGTGGCAACTTAAGAACAAGTATAGACAAGAATTTAGAATAAAACAATAAAACTACAGCTATATAGAGGCTAGCATCTGTGTAGATCGAAGCAGCCTATAGTCTCTGTCACATAGGATAAATCGTAGGTTATGTACTCTAAGAGGCAGTCAGGAGTATCTGTAAAGGTTTGAAGTATTCCTAAAAGAGAATGAGATGTCTCAATAAAACTTTATGACTGTCATTTGGTTCCTTAGCTCAGTTGGATAGAGCATTTTCTTATGTCCTTTCTAAGAGAGGCTTAGAGGATGTTTTACCAACGAGCTATTGGAACCTTCTTTTATTACTTTTGTGCAATAAAATAGGATAACGTATGTGGAATATTAGAAAAGAAGTAAGTAAAGGGGATTACATATATGCAGTAGTACCAGAGCATCCCAAAGCAACAAAGAACCACTATGTTCTTATGCATAGAGTAGTGATGGAAAACTTCCTTGGTAGAATGCTTAAAGATAATGAAGTTGTACACCATATAGACCACAATAAAAAGAACAACGACATAAGTAATCTTGAATTGATGGATAAAGCCCTTCATGTAGAAATGCATAGCAAAGAGCAAGGAAGACAAATGGTAAAGCTGATATGTCCTTGGTGCAAAAAAGAATTTATTGCGGAAAAAAGATGCACACATCTACAAAAGCCCTCAAAGTATCATTGTACATGTTGCTGTAGAAGCTGTAGAGGCAAATTATATAGATATATACAGATGAATAGAGTTACTTCAGCTATTCGAGATGCTATAAATAATAATGTAGTTGCTTCATATAAAAGATACTTAAGCTAGAAGCAAGCCCCCATAGTTTAATGGAGAAAACAAGATCCTTCTAAGATTTAGTTGGTGGTTCGATTCCACCTGGGGGTACAGACATATTCATGTTATTTAAAGGGTTTTAGAAAGTAGAGGAGAAATAAGGAGACTGATACTAGCAAATAGCACAATCCTGTCTCCTCTATCTTTCTTTTTTGCAACCTTTAAATACACTCACAACAAATACAATTCACTTAAATATTTAACCCTTTAAACAATTAGCATTATGAGTGCAAAAGAAAATAAAAGGTATTCACCAAATGAAATTACTCTTATTAATGGGCACAATGCAATTTTTGATGAACCATTGTTAAGAGAATCTATGAATTATTTAAATATGGATTTTCCACAAAAACGTGTTTTTATTGCTATTTCCTCTACAGGATACCCTGAAATTCGTTTTGCAAATAGTTATATCAAGTTACATAGAATTATAGGACAATATGTATTTAAAGATAAAGAAGGTGTATATCAATATCATCATATAGATGGAAATAAATTAAATTCTTCAGCAAAAAACCTACAACAAATGACATTATCAGAGCATCAAAAGCTGCATGGAACAGGTAGAATAATATCAGAAAAACATAGATTAGCTATTTCAAGAGCTAGAAAAGGAAAAATTCCTTGGAATGTCAGAGCAATATTAATGCTAGACAAAAATAATAATATCATTTCTGAATTTGCTTCTACTAAAGTAGCTGCTGAAACAATAGGTGTGTGTAAAACTGCAATTACAAACAACTTAAATAATCGAAGTAAATATTGTAATAATTATAAATTTGTGTATAAAGATGAATATATCAGCTAAACAACAAGCCATTCAGGACATGATGCTTGAACTTAAAAAGCGTAACAAAAGTTTTATAGCTTTCCGTAGAGAACTTAACCCTGTAATGAGAAAGCTGGTATCCCAACAAATTAAAGAGCAGCAGAGTATTACTCCTTTCTCTACTCCTACTCCCTCAACCTCTCAACTAATAGCCCGTTGCTTCTTCTGCAAAGGCGAGATTAAATACAGTAACTATAGTAAATATTATAAATAAAGGAGAAATAACTATGGCAACAATTAAATCATATACAGACTTGCGTTATCAAGTATATTCCTTAAAAAGAAATGGTGATTTGGATAAACCTATTACAATACCAATATTGACAAGGGAAAGGGCTAATAAGTATTTCAGTGATTGTGTCCAATGTGCCATTGTTTCTATTGACGAACATGGTTCTATCGTTGAAATTATTGAAAAAAATACAGAACCGATAAAAACTAATAATAATAAACCCAAAACCATAAAACGAAAAATATGAAAAACTATACAGATTTAGAACAATCAAAGAAGTTAGCGGAGATACTGCCACTTGATAGTGCTGATATGTACTATGACAAGGTAACCAAAATTCCTTATTATTCATTAAGTGGAAGTGTTCCTAAAGATTGGTTTATTCCAGCATGGAGTCTTTCAAGTTTGCTTAATGTTTTGCAAAATCCTTCATTACATAAAACTTATACAGGTTGGCGATGCGATACTTATAATGAGAATTGTACTGAGTGTAAATTAGGAGACACAGCAGATAATCCTATTGATGCTTGCTACAATATGATTATAGATTTACATGAACAAAATTTGTTGTGAATGACACAAGAAGATAAAAAACTATTGTTGAAAGACCTTTGTGCAAGGTTACCATATGGGGTTAAAGGAATCAGGACATATAAACCCGAAGAAACAATTACACTTACCGAGATTATACCAAGATGTAAAATGAATCCCAATATTGGAAATGGCTCATTTTGTGAACTTGGATTCGATGAAACACTCGACTGCTGTGTTATTACAGAATTTAAGCCCTATCTCCGTCCAATGTCAAGTATGACTGAGGAAGAGAAGAATATCTACGAATACAATAGAAACAGCAATGTTGAAGTTGTGAGAACAGCATTATTTGATTGGCTCAATAAGAATCATTTTGACTATCGTGGTTTAATACCAATTGGTCTTGCATTAGAGGCTCCAGAAGGAATGTATAATGTAAAATAGAAATTAATTATGGATTACAAGAAATTACATAAAGATACTATAACCAAACTACAAGAGATGGTTAATAGTGGAAAAATTACAGTCGAAACTGCGTGCAGTATATGTGCAGATTTTGTTCCAGAGTCAGAGGATGAGAGTATAAGAAATGGGCTTATTGAATATATAAAAGACCAGCAATCTTCTTTTATCTCTGCACCAGATTGTAGAGATAAGTATGAAGAAGAGGAGAATAATAAGTATAACTCTTGGATTGCTTGGCTTGAAAAGCAAGGTGAACAAAAGTCTATATGGCATAATGAAGATGAAGAACCCCAAAGAGGTAGTCTTATCCTTCTCATTATGCAAAGTAGAACTCCCATTGTCGCTAAAATAATAGAACCTAATCACACTTTCAATCATGGAGAAAGATGGGCTTATATTGATGATTTGCTTGAAAAGGAAGGTGAGAAACCTGCTGATAAAGTTAAGCCAAAGTTTAAGGTTGGCGACTGGTGCATAGATAATGAAGATGGCACTATATTTCAAATAGTGAAAGTATTAGATAATACTTATACCTATAAGGCAAATGAAGGTAAAGAGTATTCTTGTACGCATTATTCTTTGGAAAATGATGCAAGAATTTGGACTATTCAAGATGCAAAGGAGGGTGATGTGCTTTTTCAAGATTTAATGGGTGGTAAAACATTTATTTATAATGGCATTAACCCTAGCATGGCAATACTTTATTCTTTTATTATAAGTAATGATGGTGAAGATGTTTTGCCATATCATATAGGTAAACCAAACACAGGTATAGGAAATATTGAAGAAAACAAAAATATCATTCATCCTGCAACCAAAGAACAGCGTGACCTATTATTCCAAAAGATGAAAGAAGCTGGGTATGAATGGGATGCTGAGAAGAAAGAGTTGAAGAAAATCCACAATGCATTAGAAGAATGTGAAATAAAAAATATAGAACATGGCAAATACTATTATTGTATTAAAGATTACTTCTGTGGTGGCAGAAAACAAGCATCTAAAGGTGATGTTGTTCAGGCATTAAGAGGTATGAGTATGATGGCTCTTGGTGTAAAAGCCAATGAATATTTTATTCCTGTTAATACAATTAAACAAATGTCTACTTGGAGTGAAGATGATGAAAGAATATATAGAGGACTACATAATTTAATCTATTCTACTCCATATTGCGATTCAAGAAAAGAATTGTCTGACTGGTTCAAATCCCTTAAAGAACGTGTTCAGCTACAACCAAAGCAAGAGTGGAGTGAAGAGGATGAAAAGATGCTAAATCATGTTATTATTGATATAGAATCTCTAAAAGAGTATGTTTATTGTAAACATTTGTGCGATGAAGAAATTACTTGGCTCAAATCTCTCAAAGACAGATACACTTGGAAGCCGAGTATAGCACAATTAAATGCTCTTAGTATTGTGTCAAAAGGAAATGCTCCTGATGATATAGAAGCTATTGTGTCACTCTATCAAGATTTATTGAAACTAAGGGAGGAATAGTTATGAAAGCAAACGAATTATTAGACAAGGCTCTTGATTTTATCGTAGAGACGCAAGAACAGGATGATTATATCTGTGAGCAGATGTGTGAAGAATATGTTGGCGACTACTGTGAGAAAAATTGTCAGAATCTCAACAAAGAATGCGTTAAGTTATTTTTGCAAAAAGTATATAATAAAGGATAAAGTTATGAAAGAAAACGAATTAAGTTGCAAAGACCTTATGATTGGGGATTATTTTCGTACAAAATTTGCCCAAAAGGTAGTAAAGGTTAAGGAAATAAAGCAAAGTTGTGTTTATACTGAAAATAATGGATATGAGTACAATGAAATAGAGCCAATACTACTCACCCCAGAGATTCTTGAAAAGAATGGGTTTAAAAGAGACCCACTTTGGCATCATTGTGATAAAGATTTAGATAATTACTCTATATCAGTGCAATTAGGCTATGCAAACAGAATAGAGTACATCAAAATTGCCGAGAAAGGTAAAGACAATGTTATACCAAGTGAAAGGACAAAGATGTATCTTACTCATATTAAATATTTGCATCAACTACAGCACGCTTTAAGGCTTTGTGGAATTGAAAAAACTATTGAATTATGAAAGCAAACGAAGCACCAGAGAAATTATATTTTGGAGTAGCTGATAAAAGTGTATTAGACATTTTTTCAACCAAAGAGCGTGATGATGAGATTGAATACACCCGCACTGATGCCTTTATTGAGAAGGCAGAAAATTTCTTGGAAATGTTAGGCTATGGGTTTACTATTACAGATAATATAACTCATACAAATTATGATAAAGAACAGTTGATTGATGACTTTAGAAAATATATGGAAGGAGAGTAAGTTATGGCAAAGACGATTAAGATAACATTCTATAATCCAAAAGAACTTTGGCGCATGTTTTGGAATTGGGTTTATTGGCCGCGTCGCAAGCAATGCGCAGAATGGATTTCTTTTCTACAAGGTCAACTTGAGTATAAGATAGTCAATGACGTGTTGATTGGTAAATACTATAACGAAGGGTTGATTGATGGCGACTTGTGCGATAAACTTGAATTAGACATAAAGCAAGCCATTGAGGAAATCTTGGATAAGTTTGTAGATGTTTTGAAAACGCCTATACCTTTAGACGATGAAAAAGATTAAGACTATGAACGTAGAATTAACGAAAAAAGACATCATACACCTACTTAGGGGTGTTGAACCAAGTTATGACAAGATGGGAATAGTGGAGGATATGGGGTTAGGGTTCTACACTGGAGGATTTGAAGATAGATTTGAGTGGCAATATCCTAACTATCATCTTTGGGAAAAGTATTCCGAGGAAGAATTGTACGGATTATATATAAAACTCACAAAAGAGTAAGATTATGAAGAAGTTTCTGATAACCATATCCCCTCTTTGTGCGATATTGTTCGTTCTTATGTGGATTTCATGTGGATTGAAATGTGTGTTGGCATTCTTTGGCGCAATGCTGTTTATTGTTGCTTTGGCATTTGGGTTTGCGAAGTGGATTGAGTTCGTTGATAAACATATAAAAGATTGATTATGAAACTGATAGACAAAGACGCTTTAATAGCGGAGATACAGAGAAGGGCGATAAAGGCTGGCTTGCATGATGGCGTAATTGCTGAAACAAGGGAAGATGAATGTTATTCTATTCTTTCTCTTATCGACACCCTTGAAGTGGTAAACCCTTATGAACAGTGTATTCAATATTCAAGCATAGAACAAGGTATAAAAGCTCATGCTGAAGAATATTCTTTCAACATAGAAAGTGAGTTGTTTAATCAACTTACGAAAGAACAACAAGCCTTATGGAGAAATGAAATTGAACAAACTTATATTAGCGGTGGCGAAATGGGTGTTGAACTTGCAAAAGATGCACGTTATAAGGAAAACCTTAAAGTGAAAGAGGCAGACTTGGAAAAAGAATACGAAGAGTTTGTTATGAATGACCCCGTATATAATAAGTTGGTGAATGGTATTGTTGGTAAGGCTATTGCCAAACATTTCTTTGAACTTGGACTTAAAGTACAGAAAGTAGAATAGTATGGAAAAAGAATATAAAATACCTTTATATAATAATAATAAAAGTTATGTTATAATGAAAGGAGAATGTTCTCATATAGCACTAATTAGAGCAAGGAGAGCGTTTCCAAATACTTCGTTTAATAATCATAGAATTAAGACGCTAAAAACAAAATAATTATGAAAGAGCTAAGGATGATTACGACAATGTTGATAATATTGTAAAATGGATAGAAATTACTTAAAGCACAGAAAGGAGAAGTATGAAGGTTAATGCAAAACAGTTAGCGCAATATTTACTTAGACACCCAGATTATGAGGTGCTTATACCTACAAAAAGCGGTGTTTATTATCCAGTTGTTGATGCACAAGTTGGCAAAAATGTATTCTATTTAATTGGATATACTGGAAAATAAAAATGCGACGAATAATGGAATAAAATACAGAAAGGAGAAGAGTATGATAGACAACAGAATTGAGAAAATCAGAGCTGAGATTGAAAGGCGTTTAGAAGATGCTAAAGCAGGTGTTAGACAAAATCAAAACGGAGTAAAATTTGAAATTGATAACAAGCAAGACCTTGTGATTTGGCAACACCTTGAAAGTATGGCAGTACAGCTTCTTTCCTTCATAGACTCCTTGCAAGAAGAGCCTGTAAGCATTTGGCATGATGCAAGTAAGAAATCAGATAATCCAGAAGATGTTGTAATAATAAACCCTTCCGATAATACAGGTGAAGTACTTACAAAATGTACAGGTGTTAATCAAGGTCATATTTGGGCATATATATCTGAACTGCTAAAACTTGATAATCTTTGCAACATTGGAAAGAATTTGCAAGAATCACAAGTTAAAGAATCAGCAGAAATTCAACACGTCAATGAAACGTGTAAAGAAAATGGCGATTCCTTAACACAAGAGTCTGTAATCAATGTATGGCATGATATGTCAGAGGAGGCAGAAAATGGTAGAAACATCATTATCATTGACCCAAAAGACTTCTATGGTGCTGTATTAAGGAGAGGTGGCTCGCAATTAAAAAATCACAATAAAGAAAGGTATGTGAAATGGGCGTATGTTGACGAATTGATAGAACTATGAAAGCAAATGAACTGACTGGCAAGATTCTGTTGTCTAACGGCTTTAAGGAGACTGAGAATGATGTATATGAATGCTTCTTACAAGTGTCAGAGCCTCTTGATACTGGCGACACAGATGTCTATTACAGACGGCTATACATGTATTACAACTATTTGGAGTGGCGGTGGTCTGTGTGGTATCTTGGTGGAGAAGGTAAGCGGCATTTAGGCTATTGCAAGACTGTTAAACAACTGAATAAACTATTGCAAAAGAATAAAATTGAAAAAGAAATATAACTATGAGTATTGATAGTAAGATTACATGGGCTATATTGGAGAAATATGGCTATCATGCTCCTTATACTGGTGATATTAACAACTATAACACTTACCTCCATGAGTTATTACATCATATTGGTGAAGATTTCTTAGAAAAGATTCATATTGACAACAAGATTAATGGTGTTATTACAAGAGAAACAAAACAAAGATACCAACTTATATCATCTCATAGTGCAAGAAGATCATTTGCTACTATTAATACTCTTAGAAATATTCCAAGAAATAAGATTCTTAGAGCTACAGGGCATTCAAGCGAAAAAGCATTTGTACGATATATCTGCTATGATGAAGATAGCTAAAAACAAAGAGAGATGGGTTTAATGCCCACCTCTCTTATGTATTGAGTTATTACAAAAACTATGTTAGTTTTCTTTATTCATCCATTCCTCTGCCTGCTTACACCAATCATCACAAGCAGCAGACTTATGATACTCAGGCGTCGCTTTTGGAAAGCAATCTGGGCAATAGAACTCATGCGGAGGCTTGGCTTCAATAGATGAAACGTGCCAGTCATGATGTATAAGCCATTGCGTTAACAGAATGGTTGCCGTAGCGCAGAATGGATGTAGTACCTCATTACGTGTCTTCTCAGAATACATCGTAGGAACTCTTATCTTCTTGCCGCAGACAGAACAATACACTTCCTTGCTCCGCTGGTCAAGACCATACTTTTTTCTTAATTCTTCTATTGTCATTTGTATTTAAATGTTACAATAAGTATGTTACTATCAAAAAACAAAGAAGAAAATAACTGCCAATACAGTCAGTACACCTAATAAGTAGTACCCCAATAACTTGAAACTCTTCTTCATAATCTTACAACTGCTATGTTACACACTCTATTCTAGTATCAACATCTTCTTTCCTGTACCTCCTTGTTTCTTATATACTCTTAGTGTAATAGCATTACTCCAAATAGAATCATTCTCATTATGTGCTTCGACTCTAAAATAAACAGCATCAGAAGGAATAGTCGTAGTAACAAGATTACTTTCAAATCTTGTGCTGTTATTATCTACTATAACATTGATGTGGTCTGCATTGGATGTCTCAACACTTAGAGTGTTTGTACTTTCATCAAAAGCAATGGATTTGAACACTAAGTTGGTATTATACAACTTTGAGTAGAATCTGCCTTCACGATATGCTTTAAGACACTCATGCTCTGTAAACTCAGGAACAAGAAGAATAGTTCTTCCACCAAAATCAGGAGTACGTTGAGCATAATGGTCAGGAACACAAAAGCCCCAACATCTTCTGCCAGTACTTAGAACTCTGTTCCATATCGCCATCTCTTCTTCCTTACCACCTACCCCTATATCAGCATCAACATTATAGAATTCGACACCTATAACTCTGTCATCAAAGTCAAGCATCTCAATAATATCCTCATAAGTTAATTGGCCTTCATCTATACTACTCCAATAAGGGTGGTTTATAGTTATACCACCACCGTCTTTATATTGAAGGGTTTCCAATACCTTCTTATAAGCATATTTCCAATCTGCTCTGCCAAATCCTCTTGGAGTAGAGCCAGCAGGTGAACCAGAAGTATGAAAACAGCCTATTCCATTAAAATGGTGTCTATCAATATTGGTCTCATGGTGTTCTGCGTTAGGCCCACCAAGGACATCATTTGGAACATTACTGAATTTACTGTTCAATGGATAAACGGGTGCAGATGGGTAATAATTGGAAACAACGACATATTTTATGCCTCCAGCAATAAGATTTGCAAACTCTTCATTGTTATTACAATGGTCATGTGAGCAGGAAGGCACACTTATAGCAGTATTCCAATTTACATCTTTATATGGATTTATTATATTTCCCATATTATCTTACTCCATAAATACTTACAAGAATCTTATCACCAGACTCAAAATCAGAAACTTGAACATTCAAACCACAATAAAGTCCATTAACTTCCTGCCAATCAGTTGAGTAACAATAACCATCATTTTCAGAAAGTGTAGCTACCAACGCATTGTATGACTGATTAGGATGCAGATGCTTAACCATTAAATATTTTGTTAATTTAACGTGTCTTGAAGCACCGTGATTTTCAGAGTCATAAACTATATAGGAAACAAAAAAGTATTTATAATTACTAATGTCAACATCTTCATTATGCCATACGTTTATATTACTAGCAGATGTAATAGATACCTCCTTACTTGCAAGTTTCTGTACAGGTTTAATATCCTTAACATACGAAGGAATCTCGTCAACAAAATTAGTTGTCAGCGTAACATTAGTGCTATTTTCATTTGCTATATTGTTATATATGGCAATTTTTCTGATACAACTAATATCTGCAAAATACAAGCCATTAGCCGTAATTGTATCGTATATATTTCCATTTACATCAAATACTCTCAAATTATTGTTTCCACCATACGACAATTTTCCTAAAATGGAAATACTTGCATCGCCTGTAATGTTAGAAACCTCGATAGCCAACACTTTATACACTGTGTTTATTGGAAAATCATCAAACAACGTTCCTCTATTAGCTAAACTTACATTATAATTGTTGGCAAAACTAATATTACTCTTTCTCTTAAAAAAATTTGAATCAAAAAGTCCCATAGCTATTTATTTTTTTTATTGTTAAAATTCAATTATGAAAATGAGCATGCTGTCACATTACCGTCAGCATCTCTGGTTATAATAAGAATGTGCCTCTTGCCTTGATAGGAGGCACTGACAGAAGTTGCAAATCCTTCGCTATCTCTTGTAATATCTACAATACACTGAGAACCATCTGGCCAGTATCCAGTAATTCTTGTGACCAATCCATCATCATTTCTTGTAATATTGGTTGCAGTAAATGCTTCAGTAAGTATCCATGACTTCAAATTCGACAAAGCATTACCTTCATCGGAATCAATTGAAATATCCATAGCACTTATATCAACACCACAAGTAACCTGTATATAACAATTAACTAACTCCGTATCACTTGTCTTTTCAATAGTACAAGACGTTCCTCCAGCTTCAATAGAAGAATTATCAAGAGATGTACCATCAGATTTGTATAATCTACAGTAAACTTTAGAAGAAACAGCAGCAGACAATGTAAAGACAATAATATACTTTACATCAGCCTTCATCGTAAAGTAGTGTTTATAGGTACTACCGCCAACAAAACCTCTTAATGGAATAGAAATACTACCAGCATATTTTCTAACTTCCTCATAGATAGTTTCTGCTACTCCTCCACTCTTAACCAAATTCTCGCTATTAGCAGCAGGTTCATCATCCACCCCTTGCCAATCAGCAACAGTAGTACTCCATTCATCAGAAGTAAGTCTATACTGAACATACTTATTGTCAGAACTCTGTGCAGTTCCTTGAACAAACTTTATACTCATGCCACCTTTTTGCTTTGCCTGAGGCACATCATCAAGAGCTTGCGATAAGGTTTCATATACCTTTAGTTTACTATCTGTAATATGGTCTTCAGATACATCATATACTCCCTCTCCTACACCACTGGAGTCATTACAGAATACTGCCCATCCTGTATTGGGTACAGCAGGGTCACTGGCATAGGGTGCTACACCTGTGATTGATGCTGTAGGGGCAGTATCAGGGTCATAGTTAGGAGGATTACAGATGTATGAGGAACCATTGTATTGCACAATGTTGTCTTTGTAGTAAGAGGCAGTAGAGCTGTACTCTCCTCTGTTCTTAGGCACATAACCTAGATTAACTGTTGTTTGGCTCATATCATTCATTTTTAAATTTTATAACATATTTTAATTAACTAGTGCAAAATTAGTTAATCATCGGCATGTTGATAGCTTACTTAAAATAAGCATAAGTTCTATTTAAAGATTTCCTTAATTTAACAAGTGAAATAATGCCCTGCGTAAGTAGTCAAGAGACACAGCACCACCTCTATACCATGAGGGAGTAGTTACTAAGTATGTTTCTTAGATATAATATAATATAAGGTATAGTGATTACCTTTGCAACATGAAATAAGCTCCCATAGTCGAGTGGATAAGACGTAGACCTCCTAAGTCTAAAGCACTGGTTCAATTCCAGTTGGGAGTACTATCAGAACAAAGCGTTGTTTTGTATTTTGATTTGTTTTAGTAGTAATATTGTTTTAGGTTAATAGAAAAGTTTTGGTTGCTTCCTATTGTCTGAGAAGATAGTAGGAAGCTTTTTCATGTGATAATTCTCCCAGTGCAAACTGGTAATAATAATCTTTTAAATAATAAGTAAAATGAAACAAAATCACAACAAACGATGGACATTGGAAGAAGATGCAACTTTACTTCGTTATGTAAGGGCAAGGCCCCAAAATCTTCACAAGTGTTTTCTTGCAGTAGCAGAACAAACTGGTCGTACTGAAAGTGCTGTTCAAGGCAGATGGTATGGCAAAGTCTCTAAGGATCCAAAGAACATTTGCTTCTTCACTGCATCTCCCAAACATGTTTCAAGGAACAGAAAGAATGGTATGGGTGAAGAGAGTACTCCAAGTATCTGGAGAAGACTCATGACAGTTCTTCGTAGTATTGGAAAATAAGCAGTTTTAAAACTTCTTAATCTATAATTATGATTTATGTATCTGACTTACAGCAACTTATCAGTAGCTGGCAAGAGAGGATGGGTAAGCAGGCTCATCCTTTTGAATATAAGAATGCTCTCTCAGAGTGCATTTATGACTTGAACCAACTTATCAACCACTCCATTAAGGAAGAGCTTGACTATAAGGAGATGCTTGACTCATGGGAGGCTGATAATTATCTCTCTAGCATAGAAGCTCATGAAGCAATCGCATGATGAAGAAGTAACAGTAGAGCAGGAAGACATGACTCCTGTTAATATGTATAATGAAATATGGTATAGTTAAATGACACGAGAAGAAATATATTCAAAATGTGTAGAAGAGATAGCCAAGACCAATTGCTTATTAATGGAACTGGCTACTGGCACTGGAAAGACCCGACTCTCTCTAATGCTATCTAATCATCTGTTAGAAAGCCAGTGGTATCAGCAGGCTAAGACCATTAATATCCTAATCATGGTAGCCAAGAGGGTACACAAACAGACTTGGGCAGATGAGATAGAGAAGTGGGGAGGTATTAAGCATCCTACAGCCTCTATCAATATCTGCAAGGAGTGCTATGAATCTCTGCACAAGCATTGTGATGAGCATTGGGACATCATTATCCTTGATGAATGTCACCACATAGGCTCTCAGGCTAGAATGGATGCCCTGAAGACTATTAAATATGGTTATATCATTGGTCTTAGTGCTACTATTCCCCGTAACATCAAGGCATTCTTCAGGTTCAACTATCACTCTCAGGTGGTTAGTTGTGACATCATTGAGGCTATTGACTCAGAGGTGTTGCCAGAACCTACCATTCTGTTGTTTCCTCTTCAGGTAGAGTCTTCCAGAGTCTCTGAGGTGCTTGAACTGCATCCCAAGGCTCCAGGGCCTGTAGTGCATTGTGACTATAAGGACTTGAAGAAGTATAAATTCAAGAATGTCCATGTCTTGTGCAACTGCACTCAGGAACAGAAGCTTAGGGAGATTGATAGTCTTATCTCATGGTTCAAGAGCAAAGCTATGACTGGTAATCAGGCTATGAAGCAGACTTGGCTGTATTTCTGTGGTAAGAGGCTTGAGTTCCTTGCTGACTGTAAGTTGCAATGGGTAAAGCTTATCCTGCATCATTTAAATAAGGAGCGTACCATTACTTTCTGCAAGACTATCTCTCAGACTGAACAGCTTGGTAAGAACTGCATTCACTCTCAGAACAAGGATGCTACTAAGGTCTATGATGACTTCAACAACAAGAAGATTCATCATATTACAGCAGTCAATATCCTTAATGAGAATGCAAATCTTGTAGACTGTAAGTATGCTATCTTTGCTAATCTCTCATCTTCAGAGGTGGTTATTCCTCAGAGGATAGGTAGGTCTATGCGTCACAAGCAACCCGTAATCATCTTCCCTTATTATAAAGGTACTAGGGAAGAAGAGATACTCCAGAAAATGCTTGAGGGATTCAACAAGGATTTTATAAAGGTAATACATTCAATTAAGGAAATATGAGATGGAAGAAGTATAAACCAGGGGACAGAATTTTCTACGAGTGCTATGACAAAAGCATTGGAACTGACATTGTGCTCAGTGTAGAAGAAAAAGAATACCAATCAGAGCAAGGCTACCCTGTCAAGTACCAATGGCTCAATATTGATAAGTACTCAGGCATTGAGAATTACAGTTGTCTACCTCAGAATGACCCAAGAGTTAAGGAACTGGTTAAGCAGTATGCTGCATTTGATAAGGCTAAATCTTCCATCATTCAGACCATCTCAGACCTCCTTGCTCCTTACAGCATTGAGTTAAAGAAACAACATTTAAAAGAAATTGAAGCAAAGTTATGATAGAATTCAAGAAAGATAGAATCATTGACCCACTACCCCATAGAGAGCCAGTCAAAAGCAATTATGTGCTGAAAGACTTGGCTCTCAAGTACTATGACCAACTTGAAGCAATAATCAATGACCTTGCTGAAAAGTCTACTGGTGGTGAAGAGGCTTCTCTTGTGTTTGGTAATGGTAAGGTAACTATTAAACTGAAGTAGTATGAGCAAAGAATTTGAAGCACATATTCAACCAGGGGATGAAATCATCTGGAGTGATAGCTTACAGTGCAGAGTTAATAAATCTCAGTTGAGAAGACTTGCTTAACCTGCTAAGATTTCTGGAAAGTTGAAAGAACTTATAGAGAAAAGAAAACATGAGCAAGAAAAATCAAAAACACAAAGTGAAACCTGACAATGGTTATCCCTTACCTCAGAGGACTGTGCTGTATAGTCATAAGAAGCACATGCAGCCAGTCCCTGAGGTTGGCAAGAGGTATCATTGCTTTGATGATGGGAAAATTACATTCTCCCGTCATTATATTATTGAGGTTACTGAGGTCTTAGGTTACAATGCCTTTAAGAAGAAGTATCCTGAAATGTTCCAGACTTACCTTGATGAGTCCAAACAATGTTATTGGCTCTATTCTAGAAGTTCTGATAAGTTCATCATCTGTCATGCTGAGGAAGATAGGAAGGAAGGCTTTGACCTTGAAGTAGCTGTCAGAACTAAACAAGGTGGCTGGTTTACTATTAGTAAAAGTTCCTTTTATTGCGGTACATTTGATGTCACAGGAAAGCTTTGGGATGAACTCATCTCAGACATAGACCAATGGAACTATACTGAAGAAGAAAAGAAAAGGATTTTAGAAGAAAATACAATATGACTCAAGAACAGATTGAACAGCTTGCTTTACATCATTTCCCTGTAAGACATAAGCATAATAAGAAAGGTACTGGAGAATATGACCCTAACTACCCTCGCAGAAAGGCTTATGTATTAGGTGCATCAGAAACTCTTCAAGGACTCTGGAAGGATGCTCAAGGTGATGACTTGCCTGAGATTGACAGGGAGGTGATAGTCCTAATTAACTATGATACTCCATCCAATGTACCACATGGAGAAGGGTATTCTACTTACAGAGTTGGTTTTGGACACAGGCCTAATCCTGATGGATGGGATGGCAAGAACCTTGATACTGGAGAAATTACTCACTATACTCCTAAACTCTATGACAAGGGAGGCTGGAATGGGCCTGATATAGCTTATTGGCTTGACTTAGAGTTGCCTATAGAAGAGCCAAAATGAACACTATACTTTAGTGTTGCGGTTTAGTATAGTAAACCCTTGCGGTAAAGTACACTAAACCACAGTGATTTAGTATATTAAATCAAAACGGCTTATAATAATAAAGCAAAAGACTACATTATACAAATAACAAATGAAAACATGAAAATAACAATTAACACAGATGTCTTGAGGAAATACAATCTTTCTTTAGGGCAGTATTTGGTGTTGTTGTCCTCCTATTATAATATAGACTGTCAGGGGATTCAGAATGAACTGGTGAATCAGGGACTGGCAGAGAGGGACTTGTTCAAGGAGTTTCCTCCTGTTATTTCTGACAACACCAAGAACCTGATAGCTAAGATTATGGTAGAGAGTGATGACAGGGCTGTGCAGAGTGGTATTGACTTTGACAAGTTGACTCTGCATCTTCAGGCATTCTATCCTGAGGGCATCAAGCCTGGGAAAACCTATCCTTGGAGAGGTAATGCAGATGAGATCGCTCAGAAACTTCGCACACTGGTGGTTAAGTATAACTTCACTTTCACCATTGAGGAAGCCAGCCAAGCTGTTGAGGAGTATGTAGCCAGTTTCAAGGCTCCTTATACCTACATGCATACTCTCAAGAACTTCATTCTCTACACCAAGAAGGAGAATGGTAAGTATGAAATGGAAAGTCTGTTTATGACAATTATTGAAAACAACAGAGAGCAAAATGAAAATAACAATTGATGAAAAGGTCTGTCTGAAGCAAGGACTAACCTTAAATGAGGCTATGATTGCCCAGACTATCAGGTACGGTGATTTTGAGGAAGACCTAGACAATCTGATAGCAAGGGGGATTATAGTTGAGAAGAATGGGCAACATTTTATTGACAGTAAATGGGAGACTAAACTTGAGAAAATATTTAAGGTCAGGGATAAGGATGAACTGGAGGCTCTGGCTACAAAAATTCAAGGGTGCTTCCCTGCTGGAAAGATGCGTGATAAATTTGGTAGGGAGACTACCTATTATTATCGCTGCAACAAAGCTGTCATCAAGGATCATTTGAGAATGTTCTTTGAGAACTATGGTGATGTTCCTGATGAAGAGATTATAGATGCTACTCGCAGATATGTTGCTTCATTTAAGGGCAATTATAACGGCAGAATGCGTCTGGCTAAGTATTTCATTTGGAAGAATGATAAGCAGCCTACCTCTGATGATACCATCCAGATTAATCAGATTTCTGACCTTGCAGACTTCTTAGAAAATAAAGAAGAGACTGTAGCAGATACAAGTGATTGGAACACTCAAACACTATGAGCAAATTCTCTGAGATACAGGAGGAGAATAAACTTAGGAGAGAAAGAATTGTAGAGGGCAAGTATAATTGTCTGCCATTTCCATTTAAGAGATTCAGCAAAGTTTATCCTGGCATTGAGCAAGGAAAATTTCTCATACTTACCGCAAATCAAAAAGTGGGAAAGAGTAAACTGGCTGATTACCTTTTTATATATGAGCCTCTGTTCAATATGTTGGACAAGGATGGGCCAAAGGTTAAAGTCATCTATTTCTCACTGGAGATGTCAGCTAAGGAGAAGTACAATGAGTTTCTGTGTCACCTTCTATATAGGTTAGACAAGATTCACATTGATACAAGAAGGCTAAGAAGTGTGGATAAACCTTGTGACCCTCATGTCTTTGAGCTACTGGAGTCTGACAGGTATCAGCGTTATATTAGGGCTTATGAGGAAATGGTTATCTTTAATGATACTGACAAAAATCCTACTGGCATCAGGAAGTTCTACCGTGATTATGCATTGGCTCATGGGCATTATAACTATGTAGTGGTTCAAGAGACTAATGAGATTACTGGAGAACTGGAAGACAAGAAGATTATTGACCCTATTAAGCCCTACACTCAGGATGATGAAGATGAATACAGGATTATCATTCTTGACAATGCAGCTAATATCTCAACAGAAAAGAACTATGAGACACTGAAAAAAGCCATTGAGAAAGTCTCTAAGGATGGTATTGTTGCTAAGAAACAACTGAATTATATATTTGTATTGATTCAGCATCAGGCTCAGGCTCAGGAAGGTATTGAGAATATTAAACTGGGCAGAATGCGACCAACCTCAGATGGTTTGGGTGATGCCAAAACTACCTCAAGAGACTTGAACTGCTTAATTGGCCTGTATAACCCTATTAAGTTTCTTGCAGAGACACAACAGGAAATTTATGAAGGTTACAACATCAAGAAGCTCTCAAAGCATTGTAGATTCCTTGAAGTCATTGAGGACAGAGACTATGGTGCAGGTGGTTATCAGTGTGGTTTGTTCTTTGATGGTGCTACCAGTACCTTTAAGGAATTGCCTAAAACTAATGACATAGAAGGACTGGAAAGATATTACAGTTACATTAAGTCTCTGGAGTCTCTTGAGGACAATAATACCCTTCAATTAACTCATCCTAAGTAACTCCCTTCAATTTTTATATCAACAATTTAAGCAGGATAATCTTCTCATTTTGGGAGGTTATCTTTGCAGTCACTAACATTTTAAAAGAGTAGAAGAAATAAAAGTATGGCAACAATTATTGCAATTCTAGGTGCTTCTGGTGACGGTAAGACCACTAGCACAATCATTAATCCAGATGGAAAGTTTGACCTTGAGAACTATCAGGGCATGGATCCAAAGTCTCATTTCATTATTAACTTGGACAGAAAGACTCTGCCTTTCCCTGGAGGAATGTGGGACACAGCTCACAAGAACTATATGGAACCTAAGACATTTGATGAAATCAGGAAGGGCTTGGAATACTGTGCCAAGAATCCTGAGATTAAGTCTGTGGCCATTGATACCATTAATATATGGCTCTCCATGAAAGAGTTTAATGACCGTAAGAAGATGTCCTTTGACCAGTGGAGAGATATTGCCAATGATGTCATTGAGCTGAATATTCTCTGTAATACCACTCTGCGTAAAGACCAGACTGTCTATATCTTTGGGCATACCATGCTTCAGACACAGCAGGATGGTACAGAGAAGATGGTATTCTCTGTGATTGGTAAAAAGCTCACTAAGACCCAGCCTGAGGGATTTTATCCTATTGTTCTGATGACCCGTGTAGACTATGGTGATGATGGTCAGAATAAGTATTTCTTCCAGACTAAGGCTAATCACAGTAGTGCTAAGTCACCACTTGGACTATTCTCAGACTTTGAGATTCCCAATAGCCTGAAGCTGGTTGATAATGCTATTCGCAAGTATTACAAGATGGATGAACAAGCTACAGGTGTAGCATAAGGAAATAAATCATTTAATTAATTCAAACAAATCGTATGGAAAAAAGAATTTCATGTTCTCAGTTCATGATTGTGAAGAATGTAGCCAAGGCTATTGACCCTGTTGTGCGTCAGAAGGCTACCATTCAGGCTAAGATTAACAACATTGAAGAGGACTACAAGAAGAAGGAAGAGGAAGAGATGGCCAAACTGAAGCAGCGTCTGGAAAAAGGCAAGGCTAAGAAGCTGGAGGCTCTGAATGCTGAGTTACAGGCTAAGGATGGTCAGATTGAGGCTCTTGAGTCTGGTGTGGTTAAGATTGTAGGATTCCATGTTACTGACCTTGTGAAGAAGGTTATGGAACCTAATGGTAAAGTGGATGATAAGGGTAATCCTATTAAGGTTACTAAGTTCCTGCCCACCGATATGATTTCTTATGATGAGCAGAAAAAGGAGTATGTCATCACTACTGCTGATGATGCAGAGCAGCCCATTGTTCCCCCTACTACAGAAGATGGCCCTGGTTCTGACTTTGATAAGGATGCAGAGCACAACAATCTCCCTTGGGAAAACTAAACAACAAGTATAACATTTAATTTATTGATAAACAATTATGAAGAATTTTAATCGTTCATTCAGCCTTTTGGCTATTGGTAAGACAGCAGAGTCAACTGAGACTCAGGAGTTTAAGCGTTACATTGGATTGGCTAGCACCTTTGTGAAGGGTGTCAATCCCTCAAAGAAGGAACTTGATGAGTTCTTTGGTTATGAGTCTCAGGCAGAACCAGAGTATGTAGTAGATACTGATAATGGTAAGGAAGCAAGGATTACATTCCTCCTTGAGGTTGATCCTGCACAGACCAATGGTATTGAGCTGAAGACCAGAGCTATGTTTACCCTGCGTGCTACTCCTGCTTATAACCGTGACCAGACTAAGGTTCAGGTTATTGATAACTATGGTAACTATACTTGGGCCAATGTTGATGATGCAAAAGCTGGCAATAAGCTGCTCTCTGCTGATGGCAAGGAGCTGAAGATTGACTCTAAGTATCGCATGGCTTGTGTTGGTGAGTGTGACTTGGTAGCTTTCCTTAAAGCTTATCTTTGTGCAGAGGATGTCATGAAGTATGTTAATGGCTCTTGGATCAAGAAGGACAATCCTGATGAGTATAAGTTTGCTCTGGAGCACATCAAGGATTACTTCACTGGTAACTTCTCTGAGATTAAGGAAGCACTTGCTTTGCGTCCTAACAATAAGGTGAAGCTACTCTATGGTGTTCGCACTACTGATGAGGGCAAGCAGTATCAGGCTGTATGTACTCGTGGTGAACTGATTCTGCGTAACTCTGCTGGTGTGAATGCACTGACAAAGCTGGAGAGGGATTTGGCTAATGCTAAGAACAATGGTGCTTACCAGAATACAGATTATAAGGTTCAGGAGCTTCAGGAGTGGACTGTAGAGCCTACCAATTTGGAGCAGGCTCCTGCATCAGCAGACTCAGGCAGTTCAAGTGAGCTTCCTTGGGAGGCATAATAATATGAAAGGTCAGGAATAAGGGCTAAGTCGCCAAGCGTCTAATACTTATTTCTGAACCTTTCTTTTTAACCCTTTAAAGTGATAATCTTATGATAGTAGGCAAAACAACATCCAGTATCTCTATTCCAGAGTTATTTGAAAAGTATTCAGAGATTAAGATACTCACAGCAGTATTCCCAGAGATAACCAGTATTCCTTGTAGAATCCAGTCTCCATTCAGAGTTGACAACAATCCATCATTCAGCATCTATCTTGACAATGACAATCACATCAAGTTCAAGGACTTTGGAGACAGTGATTGCAGAGGCAGTCTCTTGGATTTGCTTTGTAAGAAATGGAACTGTACTTTCAACCAAGTCTTTGATAAAATACTGGAACTGATGTCTAAACAGGAAGGTTCAGAGGTCAATCTTAGAATGAAACAGATTAAGACTCTCACTAGAAAAGAAGCTTCTGAGCTTACTAAGATTCAAGTTAAAGTCAGACCTTGGCAGAAGTATGATGAAGAATATTGGAAGAGCTATGGGGTGGAGAAACAATGGTTAAAACACTCAGAAATTTATCCTATTAGTCATAAAATTATCACTAAAAAGAATTCCCAAACAGGTAAAACTACTAAATACACATTCCCTGTTCCTAAATACTGTTATTGCTATGTTGAAAGAAAAGAGGGTAAATTGTCTTTAAAGCTATATTCTCCGTTCAGTAAAGATTATAAATGGTGTTCTAAAATGGATGCCAGTGTCATTTCTCTATGGACTAAAGTTCCTGAATATGGAGATAAAATTATCATTGCTTCCTCTACTAAAGACGCATTATGCATTTCCTGTAACCTTCACATACCTGCTGTTGCCCCACAAGGTGAAGCCTACAACCTTTCTGATACAGCAGTTTCAGAATTAAAAAGAAGATACAAGAATGTGTACATTGCTTTTGATGGGGATAAAGCAGGATTAGCCGATGCTAAAAAATTAGCCAATTCTACAGGTTTTAAAACTCTCAGTTGCCCCATTCTCAAGACTCCTTCTGAGGATAGAAAGGAAGTAGTTGCTCTTATATCAGAGGGATTAGAGAAAAAAGATATGGCAAAAGATTGGTCTGATATATTCCTATATTTTGGCAATGATAGGTTTACAGAAGAATTTAATAAAGCCTTAGACTATGCAAACTGAAGAAATTTGGAAAGATATTCCAGGATATAACGGAAGATACCAAGCAAGTAATCTAGGAAGAATTAGAAGTACAGATAAAACGGTGCTTAAGAATAATGGTGTTTTAGGGCCTTATAAAGGCAAAATCCTTAGATTATTTGAAGGAACAGGTGGTTATATGTATGTAGCTATAGCTAAAGAACAAAATAAGTTTCAAGCGAAAAGATTACATAGAGTAATTGCAGAAACATTTATTCCTAATCCTTTAAATCTACCACAAGTAAATCATATTAATGAGGATAAGAAAGACAATAGAGCAGAAAACTTAGAGTGGTGTACTGGAAAGTATAACACTAACTATGGTCACAGAGCAGAAAAATTTGCTATTTCTATGCGTAACAACACCTCCCTTAGTAAGGAGGTTAATCAGTATGATTTAGAAGGAAACTACATAAGAAGTTTTCCTTCTGCTGCTGAGGCTGCGAGATTCCTTGATTTAAATGATGTAGCTGCTGGAAGAATTGGACAATGTTGCAGACACTTATTCAAAAAAGGTAACTCTGCTTATGGCTATTTGTGGGAATTTGCAACAACTGAAAACAAAGGAATACCTATAGAAAAACTCCAAATAGGCATTCCTATATATCAGTACTCTCTCGATAATTGTTTCATTAAAAAGTGGGACAATATAAGAACTGCTGCTCGAACTTTAAATTTAAGTGAGAGTAATATTAATAGAGCTTATAAATATCAAAAAACCTGTGGAGGTTTCAAATGGAGCAAAACTCTATTGCAGTCAAATCACAATTAAAAAATTAAAATCATTATTTTATTAAATTTATGGCAGAAAACAATGTGCTTGGTCTGGATAAGTTTCAAACTACCATGATTAAGCGTAACTATGGTATTATCAAACCCATTATTGCAAAGCGTGAGAAGGATCAGAAGAAGATTGATGATAAGCAGAAGGAACTGGATGCTCTGAAGCTGTCTCTTGAAGCTGAGATTAACACCTATAATGAGCAGATTTCTGCTCTTGACAAATTCACTCTTGACACTACTGAGCGTTTCTGTGGCATTAGTCTTACTTCAGAACAGGTAATTGACTTCATGGAGAATCCTGAGAAGTTTGCAGCCTATAAGCATGAGATGGGATTGGATGAGAATCAAGATTAATAACAACTAAAAAACAACTGAGAATTATGGAAAGAAAAGAACTTTATGCAAAGATTCAGCAGCTGGGTCTTCAAGAAGAGGTGAAGAACACCTATGGTAAGAACTACACAATGGTAAGTAATGACAATCTGGAGCGCATCATCTGGAAGTATGATGCTACTCTGGCTAGTAAAGACCCTGATGCTCCTGTAACAGAGGAAACCACTAAGCCCCAGACTGAAACCACTCAGACAGAGAATGCTTATGAGGCAGCTTGCTTGGTATTCCTTGGAATCTTGAAGGATTCAGGAAAGCTGAATGACCTGTTAGCCAAGCTCTAAGTGATAGGGCTATTTTGTTTAGTATGGGGAGGAGAAAATAGTAACCCCTCCCCTTTTTAACTTTTAACTCACGTTAGAAATGATAATTAACAGAAATGAAAGTGAAGTTACCGTCTTAGGTGAAGTACAAAAGCATAAGGTAGGCATTGACGAAAGAAACATTAATCATATTGTAACCATTCTGTCCTCTAATCTCTACTCTCATCCAATGCAGTCTTTTCTGCGTGAGATTGTCAGTAATGCTATAGACTCTCATATTGAGGCTGGAGTCAATGAGCCTGTCATCATTACTATTACTGACAATGATTTGTCCATTAGGGATTTTGGTACTGGCATTTCTCCAGAAAGATTTGAAGAGATATTCTTAAACATAGGTAGTAGTACTAAAAGAGACAGTAATGATTATATAGGAACCTTCGGTATCGGCAGGTTTGCTTCACTTGCAGTAGCAGATATAGTTAACATTACCTCATTTTATGATGGTAAGGCCTACTACTATGTGATGAACAAAGACATAGACCAGCTGCATATTGACCTGATACTGGAGAAAGATACTGATGAGCACAATGGTGTAGAAGTGAAGATTCCATTCAAAGCTTCTTTGCAGGATGAAGACTGGAAAGCTCTTGCCTTTATCAAGAACCTCTATATTGAGGATAAGAGGAAGTATCCTAATACAGACCAAGGCAGCATCATCTTCTCATTCAATAAGAGGAAAGTCTATACCTACAAGACCTTCAAAGTACTGGAGATTGGTTATCCTTATAGCACTAAAGACAGATATACTGAAGTGTTGGTAGGCAATATCCCTTATAGAGTGGACTATAGTTCCCTGTGGGAGGAAGATAGATATGACAACTGGGAAGATGCATTCAAGAAAGTATGCCCTTGTCTGAATATTGGTGAAGTGGATATTACTCCCAACAGAGAGGGATTGCTCTATTCTGAACGTACCAAGAAGGCTTTGTGTAATGCTTATAATGAAGCTATTGATGAACTAACTACACTCTGGGAAGTATCATGCAATGAAGAATGCACTGACTTTAGGCAGTTTGCCCATGCCATTAAGAACCACTATGACAATGAACTGAAACTGGAAGGTGGTATCAGGGTTGATGTAGATAATGACCTGTCCTATATAGTCAAGATGAAGGATTTTCCTAAGTATAACTTCAAGGAACTGAAAGATATTATCCGCACTCTGCTTTATTCCAGCACAGATTATGTTATAACTTGCTTGGATCATAATGAAATGCAGAAAGGCAGAAGACTACTTGAGCAAAGTATTGAAAGAATAATGGACAAGTGTGATGATGCTTATACTGCCATGATTGCTATGCCTGCATCTTATGGTATCAGCAGCAAGTATCTCAAGGGTTTCCTCAGTGAGCAGTTTCCTAATCAAAGGGTAATGCTACTCCGAGAGCCTCATATCTCTTTAGGCAGAGTCAGAAGTTTTATCCGTCAGAAATATGGTATTACCACTCTGACTGATTCCAAGAAGATGCATCTCATCATAGCTTGTCTGAAGCACCTGATGAAGTATTTCAGTCAGCACATTCGCAGATGGGATATTATTAACTCTCCAGAGTATCTTCAGTATAAGGAGGACAATAAGGAAGAGAAGGTGTATGTTCGTAACAACACTAAAGTGCCTTGTCACATCTGGTATCCTTCTGATACTTCCCCTGAGACTGAGACTGATACACCTAATAACCTGATAAGAAGTCTTCACAACAGATACAAAAAGGCAAGAATAGTCTATGCACAGCTTGATAGTCCTTTTATTTATGGCTTCAAGGGTATTAACTACCCTAACCTTATTATTATAGGTCTGGCTCAGAACAACTATCAGTTGGCTGAAAAGGGAATGTTTCCTGACTATGTAAGACCTATTGAGGAGCTGTATTCTCCTGACAACAGGACTCTTCAGAGAATAGCTGCTATGGAGTATGTTCGTAATAAGGTACTTGTTACTAGTTTGAGCATGGCTTTCCCTAAACCGTTAAGAGAAATAGCTGATAAGCTCAGTAAGTATCAAGACAAGTATCCCCATATTGGTCGCCATGATTATAGATATGATGGAGCCTACAATATTCTGAGAGTAGTTCCTGAGGAGAAATATGACAAAGAGATTATAGCCCTCTATCATCAGTTGGAAAAACCTTATGAGGTACAGCGTAAGATAAGTAACCACTATGGCAGTAAAAGTGATTTCTTCTGGTATTTTCTGATGAAGGCTAAGAAGTTCAGACTGGACTATGACTATTATAAATGTATTAGAGACGACATTGACAAAATAACAAATCTATTATGAGAATTGTAAGAGTAAACAATAGCTTAACGGCTATATTGTCTGATGGCAGAATCATTCAGACAAACAATTGCACTGATGAAATCTTTGAGCAGGTGAAGAAGTTCAAGGAAGATAATAATGAATTTGAACTGATTAACCTGCTGATTCCTGAGATTGATGAGGATGATGCAGAGGAGAATGAGCAGAAGAAGTTCCGTACATTCTTTATTCAGACCGCTAAGAAAGCTGAAACCTCTGCTATCCTTGAGGTAAAGACTGATGACAATGGTGTTCAGGCTATGTACTGGAACTCAGTATCTCCATTATCCTTGCCTCCTGAACTGGCAGAGAGAATCCTTAAGGCTGAGAAGGATGGTGATGAGAACCTGCTGGATACCTATAAGAATTTCTGGACTCTCACTTCACTAAATCCTCGTCCAGAGGTCAGGAGAAATCTGTTCAGGTTCCTGTCTAAGTGGGGCATGGTTATCTCCAAGTCTGGCTTGTTTGTAGGTTATAGAAATGTAGAGGTGAAGGAAGAGGGTAAAACCCCAGAGACCACTATCTTTACTGATTCTCACAGTCACTCCACAACTATCCGTATTGGTCATGTAACCTCATTACCCATTGAAGAGTGCGACCTTGATAATGACAGAGAATGTAGTAGAGGGTTAACATGTAGCCCACTTAGGAAGTAATTCCTTTGGAAAATAACGGGTAAAATCGGTGAAGCTATTTAACATTTACTTTAGAAATATTTAGGACATTAATTAGGTGGTTGCTCTATTGGAGCAATTTCTGTACCTTTACAACAACAAAAGATTGTAAAGGATGAAATTCACAAAAGAGCAATTAGAAAAGATTTATTTAGAAGAGTGCGTAAACAACAAAATGCGCTACTCTGAAGTTAAAAAGAAGTATGATATTCCAAGAGGTACTTGGGACTATTGGATCAGGAAAAGAGGAGGCAAAAAGGCAGACCTTAGAAGGCACAGGCCAAATGATGACTTCTTTAATTCCATTGATTCAGAAGTAAAGGCTTACCTACTTGGATATTTGTATGCTGATGGGTATTTAGCATCTGATGGTAGAATTGGGATTAGATTGCAGGAAGATGATGTAGAAATAATAGAAATGATACAGAAATATATCTGTCCTAATAGTCCTGTTGAATCTTCAAATAATCAAAATTTCAAAAGAAAACCACAGCATTCTATTAGATGGAAATCTCCAATAATGTATAAAAGACTGCAAGAATTAGGGTTTTGCATAGATAAAACTCATACAGATTCTAATATTTTTCAGCTAATCCCTGAAGAATTGAAAAGGCATTTTCTTAGAGGATATACTGATGGAGATGGTCATATACAATCCTATAGACTAGATAATAGCACTTATAGAAAGATTAGTATAGTTTGGGCTAATGGAAGTTCTCAGATACTGACAGATATTCAAAATTGGCTACCTCAATACCATTGGCATCTATATAACAATGAAACTTTTTATGTTTTAGGATGCTATACACAGCATGATGTATACAGAGTAATAGAACTGCTTTACAAAGATGCAAACTTCTTTTTAACTAGAAAAATGAATCAAGCTAATAAAATATTTGATTTCTTTAGTAATAGTAATACCGAGCTAACTCAACAGATTGCGTAAGGCTGTTGGGTAGTGTAACGCATAGGTGGTGAATAAATATAATCCACCCACGAGTATCCGTCTCCTTATGGGAGCAAAATATATGCTGAACTGCAAGAAGAGTTAAAGTACTTGCAGAACTACAGGATAAAAAGCCTGTAGGATAACAAAATTGTACACATCGGAGGTACTTCATGGCTCCGCTATAACTATTTTGGTGATACAGGTCTTGTATGTCTGGTCAATCCAATGGATGTAGTTGCTGTGCCTTAATATACCAGGGCCACATAGTAGAAATATTATGTGATAACGGGCAAAAACGGTGAAAGTTAAACTTTACAAAATACTTGTCTATTTCATTGAAAATTACTATCTTTGTAATTGAAATGAAGATAGAGAAATATACAAATGAAATAAATCTTGCAGATATTGGAGTATACATTATTACTCATAACAACACTCCAACTGTCTATGTAGGCTCTACCTGCTGTAAAGGTGGTTTTGCTGAAAGATGGAGACACCATATTTTGTATTTAGAAAGAGGGAAAAATAATCCTGTACTAACAAATATATGCAAGAAATATGGAATTGAAGGTTTTAGATTCTCCATTTTAGAGAGAATGAATGGTTGTACACAAGAAGAAATAAGAAAAAGAGAAAGGTATTATATTGAGAAATATGATAGTTATACTCATGGAGCAAATTGTAGTTTAAGCACAGATTGTTCCTTTAGAGTGCAGAAACATTTTCCTAATACTCCTGAAAAGTGTCAAAAATATAAAGATACTTGTACAACCAAGAAACCAATGTATGTTTATAATGGAAAAGGCGAGTTAATATATACTTTTGAATCAAGTGTTGAAGCTGATAGATTCTTCGGACTCAAAAAAGGTTCTTGTGGAGATAAAGCCAGAGAGGGATGGTCTCTTAATGGCAAGTACTGGTTTAGTCGTACTAAGAAAGACTGGATACCAGAACAATTGAGACAAGAACGTATAAAACAAGGTCAAGAAAGAGCAGCTAAAACTCGTAGAGAGAATGGCAGCTATGATAATAGGCCTATTAGAAGCGGTTTTCATGTATCTGAAAAAGCTAAGATTAAAGCAAGAGTATCTAATAAAATAAGTATGAAAGTTGACTTATATAACTTAGATGGATCTTTCTATAAATCCTTTGAATCCCTTAATGAGTGTGATGATTTTCTTGGTTTAACGAGAGGAGCTACATCTAAAGTACTCAAAAATAAAGCAAAAACACTAAAAAGAAAGTATATACCAGTAAAGCATACTAATACCGTGCTAACTGATTAGATTGCGTAAGGCTAATCAGTAGTGTAGAGCGTAGGTGGTGAATAAATATAATCCACCCAAGAGTGTCCGCTTCTGACTGCTACAATTGTAGTAAAAGAAGAAAATGTACGCCGAACTACAGGGAAACTTGTAGAACATAGGGATAAAAAGCCCTATGGATAACAATTTGTGGCATAATGCAGAGTATGGTAAGATTCGCACTTGTGCCTATCTTCCTATTGGTACTGCCCAGTATAATGACAATGGCTACATTATTCCATATACAGACCAAGATGGCTTTGACTCCAAGTATGTCAAGCAGATTCTCTATGATGGAGTGATGAATCCTGAGGATAATCCTGAGTACAGTGTGCAGATTGATGTTAGAACTACTGGCCAGACCTACAAGTCAGTTTCTGATAAGCTCCTTGAAGTGGCAAGGAAGTTTATCAAGGAACAAAGATGACCATACAAGAGTATTTTGGTGACTGGTCTAAAGTGGTAGACCTACAGGAGGCTGATAGGATTATTAAGAAACTGTCAGCCTCTAATCATATCATCTGCCCTCAACTCAAAGACATCTTCAAATGTTTCAGGCTCTGCTCTCTCAGTAATCTAAGAGTGGTACTAATCGGACAGGATCCTTATCCTCAGAAAGGAGTGGCTACAGGTCTTGCCTTTGCCAATAGCCCAGACACTCCAGAAAATTCATATTCTCCTTCCTTGGAAATCCTTAGGGAATCTGTAATCAACTACACTATCCCACATAGAAGAGTTACTTTTGCTCCAGATTTGGAGAAGTGGGAAGCACAGGGGGTGCTGCTGTTAAACTCAGCACTTTCCTGTGAAGTAGGAAGAGTAGGAAGCCATACATTACTGTGGAGACCTTTCATCAAGTCCTTACTCACTAATCTCTCAAAGTACCATACAGGGCTGGTTTATCTGCTCATGGGAACTCAGGCTCAAAGTCTGGAACCCTATATCAACAAGCAGTTCAATCATGTGATTCATATCAGACATCCCTCATGGTATGCACGTCAGAGGCAGAGAATGCCTTCTGACATCTGGCAAGAGATTAACACCATTCTCATAGGTCAAAATGGCTATGGTATAGAATGGTTCACAGAGTATTAACAAATAAAACAAGAACAAGATGAAAAAGTATTTTGTAGTTGAAACTGATGAAATTTGTGAGTTTGGTGATGCATTACACCTTACTATGTTCAAAGAACTTGAGGATGGAAAGGTCACTGTAGAGAAGGATGTAGAGTTCTCTGAGGACACTATGGACTGGATGATTGAGATGGGCTTTGTAGAAGAGCGTGAAGTTGAGGAAAATGACCTGATTGACTTTGGCAATGAGGAACCTTGTGAGGCATTAGCTGCTCTGGAAGAAGATTTTGAGGCTCTTGAACAGAGAATTGATGCTATGGAAGTCATGATTAAAGAAATCTATGACCTCATCAAGCCATCTGTTAAGGAAGAGAAGAAGAATGCTCAACCAAAGAAGAAATGAGTGAACATATTGCTGGAGTAAATCCTAAGATATATAATGGTAAAGAGTATAGAAGTACCCTTGAAGCCGAAACAGCTGAAACATTGGATAAAATGGGGATTCCTTGGGAGTATGAGACTAAAACTTATACTCTCCAGGAAAGCTTCTATTGTCAATGGCAGAAAAGAATAGTTATGCCTATTCAGTATATTCCAGACTTTATTATAGGGCCAATTCAAATTGAAATGAAAGGGTATGAAACTCCTGATTGGAAAATAAAAAAGAAGCTTTTCTTTAAGTACCTTAAGGAGAATGAGCCTGATACTATCTGGTATATGTGTAAGAACAACAAGCAGCTTCTTGAGGCTCTGGATAATCATTGGGCTTGTCTTGGTTTCTGTGTAGAGGCAACTTCAAAGCCTGACAAAAAGCATAACTCAGAAACTCATAAGTTTGATTCTATAAAGCAGGCTATGCTTGACCTTGGTCTTAAAGGTAAATCTATGACTTCCGTTCTTAGGTCTCTCACAGGTAAAACAGAATATGTTTATGGTTACAAGTGGAATTTAAAAAAGATAATATTGTAAAAACATGAAAAGTCGTTTTAATAAATATAAGAGTGAAGGCAAGGCTGCATCAAGCCAGATTGCCAATATCAATAACTTCATTGACTGGAACTTTGACAAGGGTCTTGACCTTATTGAAAAGGAAATCAACTCTCTTCAGAACCAGATTAATGGTGGAGCTGATAACAAGATGTTCCCTAAGAAGATTAATCTGCTCATCAGTTTAGGTGAGTTGATTGAGAAGACTCACGAAGCATATCACTTCAATAAGAACAACTGATTATGGAAATAGTAAAGGAATTAAGTAGCATTTCCTTGGCTATCACAGAACCTGAGTACAGACAGAGGCCAGAGTTGAGTTATAGCACTTTAAGCACCTACGAAACTCTTGGCTTCACTGGCTTAGACCATCTGTTTGATAAGAAGGAAAGCTCTTCACTGACCTTAGGCAGTGTTGTAGATACAATACTTACAGGAGGAGAAGATGAGTTTAAAAGCCTTTATACAGTTCTGGATATTAATGTCACAGATAGTGGCATTGACATTTGCAAAAGCTTGGTTAATCTGTGTCTACCGTTTGAAACTTTTGAGGAAATCCCTGAGAGCATAGTCTCTGATACTGCTAAGTCTGTTGGGTTCTGGCAAAATGACAAGTGGGACAAGAAGAGATATTCTGAGGTCTTGAAAACTGGCAATGTCGCAGAGTATTATAATGCTCTACGCAGCTCTGATAAGACTATCATCAGTTGTGACACTTACCAGACAGCTCTTGCTATGGTTAGAGCACTGAGGGAAAGTCCTGCTACTGCTGGATACTTTGCAGACAATGATGAACTGTCCCCCATCAGAAGATATTACCAGCTTAAGTTTGCTGCTAATTTTGAAGGTGTGGGCTACAGGAACATGGCAGACCTCTTAGTGGTTGATTATGAAAAAAAGGTAATATGGCCTATTGATCTGAAGACCTCGATGTCTACAGCAGAATGGGACTTTGAGCAAAACTTCAAGAAGTGGCACTATTACATCCAGGCAAGACTCTATTGGAGAATCATCCGTGCTAACATGGATAATGACCCATACTTCAAGGACTTTACTCTGGAGGATTATCGTTTCATCATCTGCAATCCTAAGACCCTGACTCCATTGGTATGGGAATTCCCATTGACTAAATCAGTAGGAACTCTTATAGATGATGACGGTAAGGAAATCAGAGATCCCTTTGAGATTGGTAAGGAATTGCAAGGTTATCTCAACCTCAGACCCCCAGTGCCTAATGGTATCAACAAGGATGGAATTAATATGATTAGATGTATTCAAAAGAAGTAACTTAATGCTTAAAGATATGAGAAAATTATGGTAGTAATAAAGCGTGATGGCTCCAAAGAGGAGTTTAATCCAAAGAAGATTGAGAATGCTATTCTGAAGGCTTTTAAGGCTTGTAAGGAACCTTTGAGTGATAGAGACAGAATGACTATTAGCACTTTCTGTGTAGACTTGGAAGTAGCAGAACTGGAGATGACTGTAGAGAATATTCAGGATTCTGTCGAGAAATTCTTATTACAGAAGGACAAATGGTTTGAGGTAGGTAAAGCTTATATGTTGTATAGAGAACAGCATAAGCAGGCAAGAGTTATTTCTGAGAAACTGAAGTATATTCATAAGTATGTAGATTCCAATGAGTCTGCTACCAATCTCTCTAACACAGATGACAATGCCAACAGTAACAAGAAGAACTCTGCTACTCTGGAAGGTGAACTCCATAAGGATACCAACCGTATTGTTCAGAGAAGCCAGATGAAGGAGTTGCTGGCAGAGATTAGTTCTCCATACAGAAACCAGTATGTCAAAGACTTAGAGCATCATATTATCTATCAGCATGATGAGACTGGTGCTATCATTAAGCCTTACTGCTCTGCCTATACCTTATATCCATTGCTGGTTGATGGTACTAGCAGTGTGGATGGTACAAAGAATCATGCTCCTCATCATCTTAGCAGCTTCTGTGGACAGTTCCAGAATCTTGTGTTCTTACTGTCAGCTCAGAAGAAAGGTGCTGGTGCTTATGGTGAGTTCTTTAACTTCTTCTCTTATTTCTGTGAGAAGGAATGGGGCTTGGAGTATTATAAGAAGGAAGATGTGGTGATTACTAATGAACACTGTTTAGAACAGAGGACTATTGGTCAGACTATTGACCAGTACTTCCAGTCAGTAACTCATTACATCAATCAGCCAGCTGGTAATCGTGGCTATCAAAGCCCCTTTACCAATTTCAATGTCTTTGACTCCTATTACTGGCACACCATGTTTGATGACTTTACATTTCCTGATGGCACTCAACCTCATTGGGATGCAGTCAATTGGCTCCAGAAAAGATATATGAAGTGGCTGAATCAGGAAAGAACTAAGACTCTCTTGACCTTCCCTGTAATGACTGTGTGCCTTCTGACAGATGGTAAGGATGTTCTAGACAAAGAATATAAGGATTTCATTACTACTCAGTGGGCTGAAGGTGATAGTTTCTTTGTCTATCTCTCAGAGAATGCTGATAGTATCTCAAGCTGTTGCAGACTTAGAAATGAAATTACAGAGAATTCTTTCTCATCTACCACAGGACTTACAGGTGTTCAGACAGGCTCTTGTAATGTGATGACTCTTAATCTCAATAGAATTGTTCAGGATTTCTGTAAAGAAAAGGACTATACTCAGGCTAGAATTTTGAACGGAGATGTGGATATGGAAGAATTTGAGGAGCATTTTAAGAGCTATCTTGAATCTATCCTTGACAGAGTCTATGACTATCAGAAAGCATATAAGACAGGTCTCTATAAACTGGATAAGCAAGGCATGTATCCTCAGACAAAAGCAGGTTACATTCACTTTGACAAGCTTTATTGCACTATTGGTGTTAATGGTTTGAATGAAGCTGCAAGGTTCTTAGGTCTGACTATTAGTAATAACAAGGACTATATGGACTTTGCTTCTTGGATTCTTGGTGTCATCAAGGACTACAACAAACAGCACTCTGAAAAGAAGTTCAAGTTCAACCTTGAGTTGGTTCCTGCTGAAAGCCTTGGTGTGAAGAACTATAATTGGGACAAGCAAGATGGATATTACGTGCCAGATGATGAGAATCTCTATAACAGCTATATCTATGATGCCCATGATGATACTTCTATCCTTAACAAGATAGCTATGCAGGGTGGTCAGATTGCTAAGTCTATTGATGGTGGACAGGCCAGCCATCTTAATTTACAGGACAACTTGGATAAGGAGCAGTACACTAAGCTTCTTGAGTATGCAGTACAGGTAGGTAACAGTTACATTACCTTCAATGTTCCTCAGACTCAGTGTGATGATTGTGGTTTCATTGCCAAGCATCCATTTACTGAGTGTCCTAAGTGCAGAAGCCATAAGGTTACTCAATGGACTCGCATCATAGGCTACTTAAGACCTATCAAAGCTTGGAGTGAAGCTCGTCAGAAGGAAGGCTTAAATAGAATGTTTGCTAAAAAGGATAGTATCTAAATGGAAATGCAAGAAGAAGTAAAAGAGTGTATTAAATGTCATAGAATACTGCCACTTTCAGAATTTCAGAAGAGCACTAAGACAAATAATACTTGTAAGAAGTGTAAAGCTGAATATAAAAGGCAATATATGAGTATAAAAGAAAATCGAGAAAAGGCAAATAGAACAGAAAGTAGAAGACAGCTAAATTTCATTCGTTCTTTAAAAACTCCATGTATCGTATGTGGAGAATCTGAACCTGTATGTATTGATTTTCATCACTTAGATCCTACAACAAAGGAATTTGATGTAACTCTAAAAAGAACAAAAGCTAAAGCTAAAATAATTGCAGAGGCGGCAAAATGTGTTTGTCTTTGTTCTAATTGTCACAGAAAATTCCATGCGGGACTTCTTGACATTTCTGAGTATGTGAATAATCCAATTTATAAAAGAGATTTAAATGCTTAGGTATTTATATACAAAGGAATTATTTAGCGAGATCCCAGGCGAAATCAGCCTGGGCATCTCTATTACAGGTTGTAGATTGAAGTGTGTTGGATGTCATAGCAGAGAACTTTGGGAAGATAAAGGTGAACCCCTTGATGTAGAAACTCTATGTGGGTTGCTCAATCAGCACGAAGGAATTACTTGTGTCTGCCTATTTGGTGGGGAACATGATATAGATACCCTAACAGAGCTATTCATGTATGCTCATAAGAGAGTCAAGACTGCATGGTATTCAGGACTTGACAGACTACCTAAAGACAAACATGGTATCCTTCAGTTTCTTGATTTTTATAAGGAAGGTCATTTTGACTATGAACTGGGAGGACTTGATTCTCCTACTACTAATCAGAAGCTTTACCATATTACTCATCCTGGAGAAAAGCTGTGGGATATTACCAAATTATTACAAAAGAAAATTTAAACAAAATGACAATTAAAGTTTTAGAGAAGACAGAAGGCTGCTTTCCTGTAACCTTTGAGATAGGTGATTGGTATGATCTCTGTACAGCAGAAGACATCACACTTAAAGCACCACAGGCAAATAAACTACATAAGAGAAACCAGCATAAGAATGACTCTCCTGAGATAAGAACGAGAGATGTTGATTTTGACTTTAAGCTAATTCCCCTTGGTGTAGCAATGGAGATGCCTAAAGGTACTGAGTGCCACCTTCTACCTAGAAGTTCTACTTTCAGTAAATATGGATTAATACAAGCTAATTCCCAAGGTGTTATAGATAGAAGCTATGCATCTGATAAAGATGAATGGAAATTGCCTGTAGTAGCCACAAGAAAAGTCACTATTCCCAAAGGTACAAGAATAGCACAATTTAGACTGATTCCCTCTCAGAAGGCTACAGTTTGGCAGAAGCTCCATTGGCTTTTCTCCAATGGTACAAAACTCAAGAAAGTATCTTATCTCAACAACCCAGAGCGTAAGGGTATTGGAGAAGGTACTGGTAACTAATTTAAACAAGTAATCGTATGAATAATAATCATAACAAATCACTCCTCTCATTCTCCTTTGCAAAAGGATTCACTAGCCCCAACTTTCCCATTGCCACTTTCTATCAAGGTAACAAGGAGCTTAACTTCATCATAGATACTGGCTCAGATGATAATGTCATCAATAGTTCAGCACTGAAAGACATTAAGTATGAAGAAGTAAAGCACAATGGTACATTAGCAGGTGTTGGAGGTGTCTTCCAAGTAAAAGCTTGTAACATAGAGTTTCAGTATGATGGAGAGAATTTCAAAGAGAAGTTCATCATCTCTGAGCATCTTCAGCAAGCATTTGATGACATTCGCAATGCCCATGCTATTCCTTTGCATGGAATGTTAGGCTCTAAGTTCCTCAGAGAAAACAACATTGTACTGGACTTCAACAATATGACAGCTTATAATAAAAAGGTATGATATATCTAGTGACCAATCAGACTGCTTTGTTTGAGTCTGAACACTATACTACAATGTCAGTAGATGACTCCATCAAGTTGATTGAGAGTTGGAAAGCTATTCAGTTTGATACTGAGGCAGATGCTCTTGACCAGCATGTTGGACATCTATTGACTATGCAGTTTGGTTCTCCTGATGGCAAAGACCAAGTAGTTGTTGACTGTACTACTGTGAATCCTGTATTATATAAAGGTGTACTAGAAGCAAAACTCTTGATTGGTCATAATCTGAAGTATGACCTCCAGTGGCTTTATAATTATGGCATTCATCCTCTGAATGTCTATTGTACCATGATTGCAGAGCAGTTTATCTATCTTGGGTTTCCTAGTGGGGCTGTAAAGTTCAGTCTTCAGGAAGTAGCTCAGAGGTATCTAGGCATCTATATTGATAAGGAAGTCAGAGGAGAGATAAGATACAAAGGCCTGTGTGATGAGGTAATAGTCTATGCTGCTAATGATGTAGTTCATTTGTGGCCTATCATGCAAAAGCAAATAGCTATCTGTAAGGAAAGAAATGCTGTTGAAGGCTGCAAGATTGAATGCCTCTTTACTCCTGTAGTAGCTTATCTGGAATGGTGTGGTATCAAGATGGATGTAGCTAAGTGGCAAGCTAAGATGAAACAAGACCAGCTGGACTTGGAGAATTGTATCAAGGCTCTGAATGACTACTGCATCAAGAAACCTCAACTCCAAAAATGGGTATATGTTAATACACAAGGAGATTTATTTGAGGGTTATGACCTTACACCTAAATTTGCTATTGACTGGCAGAAGAAAGAAGCCATTCAGGTATTCAAGGCTCTTGGATTCAATGTTAGTGCAGTCAGCAAGTCTACTGGAAAAGATTCAGAATCAAAGACAGAGAAGCTGATTACCTCCCAGAAAGGTATAGATGATGAATTCCTAAGGCTCTATTATGGTAAAGGAGAACCAGAAGATGATGATTATTATCCAGGTTATAATGGAAGTTATAAGGTTGTTACTTCATTTGGTCAAGGACATATCAATGCTATTAATCCTATCACTGGCAGAATCCATACTAACTACAAGGCTATTGGTACTATCTCAGGCAGAATGTCTTCAGGTTCAGACCAGCCTAATGCTGATTTGGCAAAGCTCAAGAAAATTCCTGCCGAGGAGTGTAAGTATCCTAACATGCAGCAGCTACCCAAGAATGCTATGACCAGAAGCTGCTTTATTGCAGAGAAAGGTAATTTGTTCTGTTCTTGTGACTATAGTGCTATGGAGGCTCGCATTGGTGCAGATGTTTACAATGAACATAAGCTACTGGATGAATTCCTTTATGGTTCAGGTGATACTCATGCTGCTTATGCTAAGGCTGTATTTGCTAAGGAACTGGAGGGTATTGATACCAAAGACATCAAGAAGAAGCGTCCTGACCTCAGAAGTAAAGTAAAGTCTGTAGAATTTGCTGTGCAGTTTGGTAGTGATGGTACTGCTGTTGCTCCTCAATTAAAAATTTCAGTAGAGGAAGCTAGACAGTTGGTAGTAAACCTGATGAATGGTATGACAGGACTGAAGTCCTTCAAGGAGAAATGGTCTAAATTTGTACTGGATCATGGCTATATGATTATCATGCCTCAGACTGGACACAAGAGCTATTGGCATGATTGGGAACATTGGAAGGAAGTACAGACATCTTATACCAGAGAGTTTTGGGATAACTATAAGCAGCATCACAAAGGAACTGGTGATGATGTATGTAAACAAGTGAAGGAACACTTTCAAGCTAAATCCAAATGGTGTGACCGTATGAGCTTGAACCTGCCAACTCAAGGTGGAGGAGCCATTGTTCTAAAAGAAGCTGCTACTGCCTTGTATCATTGGGTTATTGATAATGGTTACTGGGGAAAGATTCTCTTTGTGAACTTTACTCATGATGAGATTAACTCTGAATTCCCTGAAGAACTGAAGGACATCTATCCTAATGTGGTAGCCCAAATTATGCAGGATGCAGCAGCTAAGTATTATCATAAGCTCCCAATTCCAGCAGTTCCTGAAGTTGGTTCGCACTGGATCCACTAAACTATTAACACTATGCCAAAGATTATGTTTATGACAAAAGCAGAGGTTGACTCACTGAAGGAATTCTGTGATGAGAACCTTGCTGTAGGACAAGTAGAAATCACTCAGTCACACAGCTCTGGTATTGGTATTATCACCAAAGTACAGGTGAAAGACCTACCAGAGACTCTGACTGATATAACAGACATTGATTCGTGGTAATATGGAATTTATAAGAAGCATTAGAGAAAAATCCCAAACCAAGGCTATAGAGAATCTTGAGAAGATGGCTGAAGAGATAATTACTGTCAGGGACTTTGACAGCAGTCTCTTCATTGCCTATAATGGTACTCCCTTAGCCCCTATTGATGAATCATGGACTACTAAGGAGATAGTCCAGCAGCTCTCTATCTTCAGGCACAACTACATCAACTCCAAGAAGAAGGAGCAGGGTTTAGCCTAAGATTATAAATGTACAATATAATAATGTAGAAATATTATGCTGATAGAAGTAAAAGTTAAGGTCACTAGAGTCATTGACAATAAGACCAGAAAGAGAACAGAGACTTGTGTTTTAGATAAAGAGCTGTTCTCAGAGGCTGAGTATGCAGTAATGAATAGTTACACTACTGAACAAGAAGAAGGTTTAATTGATAACTTTGAGATTCAGTCTTTAAAGATTTCACCTATCAAGGAGATTTGCACCCAGTGGCTTCAGGATTATACCCTTAGTGGTTATCCTGCCTTCCTTGCCACTTTGAAGGACATTTGGCTGGATGATGATGGTACAGAGAAGGCTCTAAAATACAAAGTCCTGCTCTGGGCAGAAAACCTTACTCAGGCTAATCAGAGAGTTCAGCAGTTAGCCCGTGAAGGTTATGACATGCAGATTGAAGGCATCAAACAGGTGGACTATGAGTACTTGGTTGAACAACTTAATCATATAGAGGAGACAGAGAATGACTAAACAAGAAGTTCTTAATAAGACATGGTATAAACTTAGAGATGCCATTGGCAATTCTAAACAATTAAATCAGTTAAGCCCTCTTCTGATGGAAATGAAAGCTGCAATAGATTTAGAAGAAGCACCAAAGGATGAGAAGGCTTCTGATACCCATAAGAGACTTTTTAATCCCGAAGGAAATGATGATATGGTAAATAACCCTGGTCACTATCAGTCTATGGTTGCAGACTTAAACATTGATTGTATCACAGCAATGAGAGCAGCTTTTGGAAACTATGAGACTGCTGTATTCTGCAAGCTCAATGCCTTCAAATATGTATGGAGAGCATCTTCTAAGAATGGTAATGAAGACATTGATAAAGCTTCATGGTATTTGAATAAATACAGGGAACTTGGTGGTGAAGATCAATAGCCTATGAAACAGGAAGAAACCATAGAATTAACTATCTCTGATTTCCCTCAAGACGTTACACCTCAACAAGACAAGAAAAACTATTATAATCCTGTCAATGAATACACTATGGAGGGTGTATATGTCAAGACTTACAAGAGTCCTACAGCTGCTGCTAGAGCATTAGGTATAAGTTCAGCTACAGTCAAAAGCTGTTGTAGAGGCAGTGTTCTCTATACCGTCAAGTATGACAGGATATTCCTTTATAAAGGTGCTAGCATTAAGCAGAGACTAAAGGCTATCATGGAAGCTGAAAACAACAGAATAAGACCTATTGCCTTTACTATTGATGTCTATACCAAGAAGGGAAAGCTCATCACTACCTGCCCAAGTATTGTTAAAGCTCATGACAAATACGGTATAGCTATAGCAAACATCAGGAAGTGTTGTACAGGAGAAAGATTGTTCATCAAGGATAAAATCTTCCTGTTCATGGGTAGTGACATCAAAGAGAGACTAAAGCTTATCAAGCAGAAAGAAGAGCTTGATGCTGCAATTGAAAAAGAAATTTTAAAACAAGGTTAACTATGACAGAAAAACGAGTTGAACATAAGACTTATGAAACTTTCTATGTAGCAATAGATGGTACAGAGTTTAGAGATAAAGCAGAGTGTGAGAAATATGAGCAGACAGCTCATGCAGTAGTAAGACAGAAGTTCCTGAAGTTGGTAATTGCTGATAAGACAGAGTATGACTTTTTCCATGTAGGTAGTGATGACACTACAGTCTATGCTGTGAAAATGGACTCTCAGGAAGAGGCAGACACAGTGCTTCAGCTTTATTTCTTGGATAATCCCTATGCCCTGCGTGATGAAGAAAATCCTAAAAAGTATAAGGAGGAAGCACTTAATATGGTGAACACTGCTTATCAGGAGCAGGATATTCTTTTCGTTGGTGAGAACTATGAGGGAGAAATCTTCCTGATTAACACTCGTGCTAATATCATTGAGGATTTGCAGATGATTGACCAACCCAAACAAGAGGAGAAAAAAGATGCATGAAAGTGGATATTACCCTCCAGGTGCAGAGTTTGATCCAAACGCACCTTATAACCAATCAGATATACCAGAAGAAGAGTTTGAAGTAACCTGTTCTCAGAGTCTTAGCAGGACTGCCTCAGTATGGACTAATAACTATATTCCAGGAGCTTCTGGTGTAGATTATGAGCCTGACGATGAAGGAGGATGCTATGCTGTAGGCTGGCATGATGATCCTGATACCTCTGATACTAATTGGGCAGAAGAGTACCATGATAATGACCACTATACTCCTATTCAACTAATTGGACTGTATAAAGAAACTCTTAAAGAGCAACTTAAAAGTTGGGAAGGTATGGATGAAATTCCTAGTGCTAAAGCTCAAATTAGAAGAATAGAGCATCTAATCGAGGAGTGTGAAGGCTGGACAGAAGACGAAACTGAATATGTGGAGAATTAAGCTATGATGACTGTAATTATGTGTATAATGGCTATCTTAGCTGTCTTTGTTGTTTTTCTGTTTGTTAATATATTGATAGGATGGGTGCATTTCAAATACTTTAGAAAATGCCCCTACTGCCATAAGAGGATGCACTATCAGTACAAAAGATTAGATAGGGACGGTGACACTGAATGTTATGTCTTTCATTGTCCTCATTGTGGGGCTTTTGAAAATGTCACACCAATAGAAATGTTAAGAGAAGAGTATGATACTAAATGAGAGAGGAATTCTCAAGGAGTTTGATCTGGTCATCTATCCTGTGCAGCTTGTGTTTGCTTTGGGGGACTTTGAGAAGGAGATTAATCAGAGGTATAAACCCTATGATGAACACTTTAACTACATTGGCTTTCCTAAGAACAATCCTGCTGCTACATTTAATATAAAGGTAAAGAAGACTGGTGATGTGGCCTGTATGATATGGATTCCTAATACTAATGAGGTGAAAGGTTCCTACATCTCTCATGAAGCAGACCATGTAGCCTTGGAGATATTCAAGTACATTGGTGCTCATATAGACTATGATGACCAAGAGCCTTTCTGCTATCTGCAAGGAGCCATCTTCAGACTCTGTAACAATGCCTTCTATCACTGGAAGGACTTCTGTGACAAGAAAAGTAAAACAACTAAAAAGAAATAGCTATGTATTTAAAAGACGGACGTGAGATTATTGAGAGTGACAAGTATCCTGGTTACTTCATTGACCAGTCAAATGGTGCTTGGTGTGATGAAGAAGGTAACTATGTAGGAGGCATTGCTGATGATGGTGATGCCCCAGGCAAGGGACACAGCATGATACTGGATGTCCCTGACATTGTGTTTATCAGCAAGACTGGCAAGCAGTATTATCCCAAACCCAACAAGACTGCCACTACTCCCATTGACAAGGACAAGGCAGACCAGAAGGGCTACAAGCCATCAGCAGGCTACTGCAAGTTTGTGGAGAAACTCTACAAGAAACACATGAAGGCTATGAACAAAAAGAAGTGAATCCTATGAGTGACATCCTAGAAGACCAAAAGATACACTACATAGTTAAGGACTATCGTAGGATGTACAATCAGCATGGAGAACTTGTCAAGGAGCTGAAGAGGCTACAGGATGAAGCACTCCATAAGGACAATAGGATTAGAGACTTGGAGCGTCAGGTGGAGAATTTGAAGAATCAAACTCCTCCTGAGCCTCCAGCTCCAAAGATTCCTAAGGATGTTAAGAGGCTGCTCAGTGAGACACAAGTCACCATTGATGCTTCTATGCATAAACTTGAGAAAAGAATTGCTGCTTTGACCACAGCCAGTGAAAACATAGCAACAGTCAAAGAACTACTAAATCAATAACATTTTAATTCATAACATGACACCAGTACAAATAGCTTACTTTAAGCATTTCCTGTATGATGCAGGACTGAATAAGATGTATGTCTATAGGTATAGGCATTACCGTCTTAAAGATGAAGGAGATATGCCTGGCAATCCTGAGAGCCTAGAGAAATTCTTCCTTGATATTCCTTACCATAAGGCATTAACGAAAGCTTTTTATATGCAGCCAGGTTCTATGTATGGTATTGACTTCTGGAAAGAACAGGAGAAAAAATGGAAGAAATACTGGGAAATACATGAGGATAATATTAACAACTCTAACTACATCAATCTCAAACAATCTTTTTCTATCCTCCGTCAGAATTGGGATAAGCCTCAGTTCTGGAAGTCAGAGAACCTTGACTCTCCTGAAGAGACTTATAAGCGTATGGGCATTGAGCCTCCTATTCCTCTTGACTCTGCTTCCACTTTATGTAAGTTCAAGGTAGGTGACATTATCCAGAGTCATATTTCTGATGAGGTACAGACTATCACTGCCATTATTGCTGAAGGCTATGAGCTGGAAGATGGTGGCATTGTAGAGTTTGACAAGGAGAAATACTGGATGAAGATTGGTGAGAAGCCTGATGCCATAGATGAAGAGAAGGAGACTCTGCCAAATGCTGATGATTTCTCAGGAGTACCAGAGTATGATGATGACTTGGAGTTCTTTGAGGTCAGCTCTGGTAGCAGAAGCAAGAGCACTCGCTTGAAGGCTAACCAAGCCAGTCTTAACTTCCGTAGCAACAGTAACAAGCTTTCCTTCAATCAGGAGGCTACCAAGAAGATTAAGAAGAATGGCTATAAATATGTCCGCTTGGCTAAGAACAAGCAGGGAGATATTGTAGTTCAGCTTCATAAGCAAGAACTGCCAATACCTAATCCTGTTAATATATGTTTCAGCACCAACAGTGATGGCAGGACAGTCAATGCCTGCATCAACAGTAAAGACCTATGTGGTAAACTGAAGACTCTGCTTAATCTCTCAGGTGACTACTTTGTCCTGAAGATAGAAGAACTCTATATGGATTATGAAAAGGCAAACTATAAAATCAGCAAGTAATGGAGAAATTAGCTATTATGGACTACATCAACCATGAGGTTCACTTGTTTGATGTAGATACTGACCGCAGAATAGAGCTTAGTGAACTTGGCTTCAGAGACTCTGACTGCCATTATATGTTTGGAGAGGATATTAAAGTTGTTGAACATAAAGAAGTGATAAAATGAAACTGATACAACCAAAAGCAGAACTGCTTCCTTGGACTCCTGGAGTTGAAGGAGTATATAAAATGATAGAGTTAGCAGGCAGAACTTGCTACAAGTCCACAGATAAGATTACTGAGGATAGTGCTAAACCTTTTGTAGATAGGATGATTGCAAGTCATCATACTGCAATGCTGGAGCATGGGACAGTGTATCTCTATGACAAAGATTGGAATGGCAGTCCTCTTGAGAAATATAAGAGAAACAAGTATTCTAAATATAGTGACAATTATCTTGAGAAGGAGGTTTGTCAAGGTGATACAGATTACCTGTATGAGTACTTTGTTACTACTAATCTAAGAGTTCTTGTTGAGAACAATTGGTTGGATGACCTTAAGTATGTATGTGACCCGACAGAATTTCACGAAATGAGATATTCCTTCAAACTGACAACATCTATTGGAGTAACTAGAGAGCTTAATAGACATAGAGTAAATTCAATTGCAGAGCAGAGCACAAGATACTGCAATTACTCAAAGGATAAGTTTGGTAATGAGGTTAAATTTTGTATTCCTGAGTGGTGCCACTCTCTACAAGAGGATGTATTGAGCTATTCTCCTTTTGAAATTACATCTGAAGAAGCCATGTTTATGGATTCTATCTTTAGAGCAGAAAAGGGTTATATGTCTTTGCTTGATAAGGGTTGGTCTCCACAGCAAGCAAGAGAAACCTTACCTCTCTGTACAGCAACCGAGATAGTTCATACTGCATTTGCCTCTAACTGGAGACACTTCTTTGACCTTAGACTCTTTGGTAAAACAGGTGCTCCCCATCCTAACATGTTGCAGCTTGCCACTCTCATGAAGGAGGAAGCAGAGAAGCAAGGCATCTGGAATGACATTATGAGTAAACCCTCAAAGTTTTAGTAATATGGGAACTAATTATTATGCACGTATTCTTCCTACAAAGGAAAGAAAGAAGGAGCTTCATGATGCCATTGAAACCAATGACTTTCCTTTGGTTAAGAAACTATCTGATGAACTATATGGCAGAATAGAACTTGACTATGACACTCATGAGATTGTGGGAGGAGAAGTTCATTTAGGTAAACTCTCTCACGGCTGGAAGTTCTTGTGGAATCCTAATGTCTTTGTAATAAGGCAAGGACACTTAGAGGATGGGCCTACAGGTAGAAGATATGTATTAGACCCAAGTATCCCAAAGTATCTCTATCCTCTCACTAAAGAAGGTATCAGGAAGTTCATTGACAGAGAAGATGTGATGGTTATTGATGAATATGGTGAGGAACAGGATAAGGAAGAGTTCTGGAAAGATGCTCTTGAATGGGGACAGTCTGATGGATGGGATGCTGCTAGTTATGAAGAATATGAAAGAAAACACAGTAACTATACCCAGTATCCTGTCACAGGAGAACTTACAGACCTACTCAAGCAGGAAGGCTACAAGTTCACTTCTCGCAGTAACTCAGACTTCTATTCAGATGGTTTAAGATTCGCAGGATTTACAGATTTTAGTTAAATATGAATACCAGTAGCATTATGCGTGGAGACTGGCTCTTCTACAAGGGAAGGTTCAATGCCTTCCCTTTCAAAGTAGAGCAAATCACTAAGAAAAAGATAGGCTATCATGTATTGCCTAATGAAAACAGAATGTACTATCTCAGACCTAATGAGGTGTTTCCTATCCCTTTGACTGAAGAGATTCTAACTAGAAATTTCCCAAATCATAAGGAGATTGTTTGGTTCCCTCTTGATACAAAACCTGGGTATTTCAACATTTATTGGGAGCATCCTTCCTTTGGCGATGGAGAACTCAGACTGAACATCCAATATGTGCATGAGTTGCAGCATATCCTCAAGCTATGTAATATTAATAAGGAGATTGAACTGTGACTTATGGGATTAGCATTTGCAAGGAAATTAAAGCAACATTGGACTAGTAAGCATGGTATAATGGTTAAATAATAAATTATATGGAGCAACAAGAAATATGGAAAGATATTGAAGGCTATGAAGGTTTGTATCAAGTAAGTAATCTTGGTAGACTAAGAGGCTTAGACCGATTAGATAGTAGAGGACATAAGGTAACTGGTACTATTTTAAAGTTACATTACAACAAGGATGGTTACTATATAATAACTTTGGGTAAAGACACTATCCAAAAGGCATATCAGGTACATCGCATTGTTGCAAAAACATTTATTCCCAATCCTGATAACCTGCATACTGTTGATCATATCAACGGTGTTAGGGATGATAACAGGATTGAGAATCTTCGATGGTGTACAATACAGCAGAACAATTCATTCCTACAAGCTAGAACTAATGTTTCTAATGCACAGAAGAGAAGATTCATGGATCCTGTTGCAAGGCAAAAAGTAGGTAATCGTACTAAAGCCATAGACCAAATTTCTGAAAATGGCACTATACTTAAACATTACAATAGTATCAAAGAGGCTGTGCAGGAACTTCATATAACCTCTTCTAACATCTCTGCTTGTTGTAAAGGTAGATATAAGCAAATCAGAGGCTACAGATTTAAGTATGCCAATGGCATATAGGACATAGTAAACCTAAAAAGAAGAAGAAATGAAAGTAAAAGTAGAAACATACAAACTAGTCTGTGACAGCTGTGGTGAGACCTTTGAGAATGGTAACGGCTTTACTTGCTATACAGATGATCCTGATGGCTCTCTGATATGGGGAGATGCCAGTGCCTCTAATTGGCTTAAGGTAGGAGACAAGCACTATTGCTCTGACTGTTGGAACTGGGATGATGATGACAACATCATAACTAAGGATGGAAAAAAGTTTAATGGTGAAACTTATGAAGAAATAGTATGAGTAAAAATATAACCCTATCCCCTAAACATGGGGTAAATCCCTCAGTAACTCACTGCGAGTGCTGTGGAAAAGAGATTGGTCTGGCCTTATTTGGCAGACTCAAAGGAGATGTAGAAGCTCCTAGAGATGTAGCAATGGGACTCTGTGATGACTGCAAGAAGGTCATTGATGCCCAAGGCTTAATGATTATTGAAGTCAGAGATGGAGAGTCTGGAAAGAATCCCTATCGCACTGGCAGACTTGTAGGTATCACCAAAGATGCCAAGGAGAGAATGTTCAAGGACATTGACTCTCCTATTTGCTATATGGAACAATCTATGTTTAGTCCTATGTTTGGAGACTATTGTAAGTAGCAATGATAGAACTAAATTCTAAAATTCAACAGGACTTCCTTAATAGGGAGTGGGTTCAGAAACTCTTAGATGCTGAAGTGGATATGTCTGATGCTAAGTACTGTATTGCTAAATATCATAATTATGATGTAGTATTTTACAAAAATAGTATATTTACTACCAGTGAAACAGTTACTAACATTATTCCAACCTACACAGTCTCAGAACTGTTGTATAAGCTGCATGAATGGAGATATCCTACCATTGATGGCAAAGAGTACTCTGGTGGTCTTAAAATGATAAAAGATGCTCCCTTTTATATCTGCTGGTATGACTTAGGCAGAAATGAGAAAAGGCAGACAGTAGATGGAGAAGAGACTGTAAGAGTTAAAGGCCCAGAGAATTACATCTATGCAGAATTTGAGTATCCTATTGAATCTTTTGCTTCTCTCTTGATCCAATGTCATAAGAAAGACATTGGCATTAAAACAAAAGATACAGGAAACATAAGTGATAAGTAATATGAAATACAAGTTTAAAGCGAAAGACCTGAAGACTGGAGAGCTGGTTGAAGGTGATTTAGTTTATGCAAAACAGGTCTATTATGGTAAACCTGTGGTTGTTAAGCCTATGATTGTTGAGTTTAATATTCATGGAGGTATTATGTGGACTAGACAAAGACATTTCATTGATGAAAGTACAATTGAACTAATAAAAGAAGAATAATATGACAGAACAAGATGTAAGAAAACAAATGGAAGAAGGTTTTGCTAAAGTTCAGCCTAAAGTTGCTGAAATGACAAATACCCTTATGGACTGTTATCAATTAGGATTTAAGACGTGCTGGAAACTACTAACAGGACAAGATTGGGTATGACAGCTAAAGATTATATTGATAATAAATCTATTCATGTAGATAGAAGTTCTATCTTTGAGCTAAAATTTGGAGAATATATTCCAAGTGATAAGGCCTATAAAGCTGTAGATATAGCAAAGAATGAGTTTGCTGAAAGTATTATTAGAATGATTAATAACTATCAAGAGCAAAATACCAAAGGAAATATAACAGAGTATGTGAAATCCTATTGTGAAGGATATTGTGAAGGTATAATTAATTTTATTCAATAAAACATTAACATTATGTATACAGTAACAGTACATCACCATGATAAAGATTGGAGAAATGGTGATTTAGAAGATAAGTTTGAGTTAATTGACAGCAGGAACTTCAAGACCATGAAGGATGCTAAGATATGGATAGTCAAGGAGCTTTCAAGAAGGTCTGGTACTACCCGTACTGAATGGCACAAAGGCGACAGACCCTCTTATGGCTTCTGCTTCACAGGAGTAACATGGCAACATGAGAACTCTGGTGAGCAGATGGAAGAATATTATCAGTACACATTAAGGAAAGGTAAACTGAATTGATATGCCACAATATTGTCATGATTATCTTCATTGCAGTCAAAAAGATTGTAAGAAAAAGGATGCTTGTTGGAGATACTGGTTAGGTCAGGAGATTAAAAATACTGAGTACCAGTATGCTTCTTTCTATATGCCTCAAAATAAAGAGGATATTGATAATTGCAGGTATTATGAACCATTAAATGAACATTGACTATGGCAAATATGGCAAGTGTGGCTTATGCCATTGAAGGGCCACAAAAGAACTTAGAAGAAATCCTTAGAGCTATTTGTCTGGCAATGACAGATAAAGAGCACTGGACTGAGTATAAAGCTTGTGAACATCTTGGATTCACTGAGCAGGAACTTGATGGTAAGAGACTTGGAGGTGAGATAGAGGATGAACCTACTTTTGATAATGGAGTCTTGAGATTCTATGCTGAAGAAAAATGGGGTTTACAGGACTTTGAAGAGCTGCTGAGACAGAAGTTCCCTGACATCAAGGTCTATTGGACTGTTGAGGAGTGTGGCTGTGAGGTCTATTGCACCAATGATAAGGAAGGTAAGTACTTTCGTGAAAGATACTGGGTAGATACTGCACAGGATGATATTTATCAGTCAGAGTACTTCATCACAGAGGAAGCTATGTGGAAGTGGCTCAGTGAAAAGTATGGAGTCAAGTCAAAGGAAGAAGTAGAAGCTTGGAACCAAGACTATGAAGCTACAGGTGATGAGTGTGAGAACTTCATCTATATTCATGAGTTTGATGTAGTGGAGGACTAGATAATAGGAAGGGAATAGTAATAGCTATTCCCTTTCTTTTTGAATACTTACAAAAATTATAAGTCATATAAAGACTTTAATTAAACAAACCCTTTAGATAATAAGAATAGATTACCTTTGCCACAAAATCAAATTAAACGTTTAATTTATGGTATGTGTAGATAAAAAAAGCCCTGAGTTCCTGAGGTTAGCCAGACGCATGAATCTGGATGCTAACATACTGGAGCAAATCATACATAAATACTACAGAGAGTCTGGTCAGGAGGAGCTTTTCCCCACTGATGTGTATGTCAATGCTCAGTTAGGGAGAACTCAGTACGAGGAGGCTATGCCCACTGTCAGACAGTTTTGGGAAAATGCTTACAGTCAGCCTAAGACTTTCAGTTCTGAAGGTGAATACAAACGAGCTTGGGTTCAGGCTATCAATTATTTTCCTAAGGAAGCTATTGTCAATTACAAAGATACTAATGGCAACTTTATTCTGGCAGTAAGGAGACCTGTGGAAAAGCTTGAGAAAAACTCCAAGGGAATGATGATTGTGACTGATGCAGAAGGTAACAGACTGCCTATGCTGTCACATCAAGAAGCCAGGGATTATGCATTAATTACCAGTCAATTGTTGCCTGATTCAGAAAAAAGTAGTACTTTTGCAGCTGATATGCGAAGTGTAACTGAAAACCAGGACTACATCTCAGATTCTCTGGATGCAGCAATGAAGACTGGTAGGTGGAATGACCAAGCTATAAAGGATTTAGAGAAACTAATTAAAAAGATACAAGATGGAGAAGTTGATTTTAAGCGAACAGTGGGAGAAAGATTCTCCTTCACGAAAGGCATCTCTGAAGCACATGCAGCAGCATCCCTTATCACAAGAGGATCTTATGGAGCAAGTCAAGCAAAATCAGGAGCTGCGAAAGAAATATATGACAGAGATGCAGCCCAAGGCAGGCAGCAAGAAAGGCTGATAGAAGCATGGGCAAAGGCAGCTGACCTTTGGGTTAATGACTATACAGATGCACAAGGCCATAAAGCTAATAGTCTTGAGGGCTTAATGCACAGTCAATGGCAGTATATGGATCAGGCATCTGAAGCTGAAGTATTCAGATATGATGATACTCAAGTCATTAAGTCAATTAGTCTGTCACACTCCAATGACAATGTGGCTAAGCTACTTGACAGAATAGCTCTTTTCAATCAACTATTCCCTGAGACAGCTCTTACCATTCAAGGATTTGGCAGAGACAAGCTGGGACACTTCAGGGTTATTGCCACTCAGAATCTTATTAATGGTAAGGAGCTGACTGATGAACAGCTCAAGAAGTTCCATGATAAGTATAAGCTTAAGGAGCAGGGTGCTTGGTTTGTCACTCCTGATGGTACAGCTCTTATCAATGACTTGACCAATGCCAATGTCATGATTGATGAGCAGGGTAACTATTATGTCATTGATGCTGATGTAGTCTTCAACACTCCTGAAATGGGTGGTAAGGTTCTTTTTGATAATTCCTTTGAGTTTCATCAGAAAGAAAGACCTGCCAGAAAGGAACGTCAGGTGATTGGCCCACAGCCATTTACATTTAATGATGGTACTGTAGTTACTGTTCCCTTCAAGCCCAATGAGCAACAGGCAGAGGCTCTAAATGCCATGAATGACTTCCTCAACTCTGATGAGACTACCATGACTCTATCAGGTTATGCTGGTACTGGTAAGACCTCGCTCATGGAGATTATTGCTCAGAAGGCAAAGAGACAGCATAAACCCATCATGTTCAGTGCTACCACCAACAAGGCTGCTGCTGTCTTGAAAGCAAGAGTCTCTAAGGCAGGTTTTGATGCTCAGACACTGAACAAGGTATTTGGTATTAATGTAGAAGTTGATTCTTCCAAGGCTTATAATGCAAGGAACCTGGTTACTGCTTTGAGAGATGCTGACATCATGCCTGGCACTACAGTAGTCATTGATGAAGCCTCTATGATTAATGAGGAGAACTATAGAATCCTCAACAGAATAGCCCGTGAGAATGGTCTGAAGATTATCTATGTTGGTGATAAGGCACAGCTTGCTCCAGTCAATGAGACTCAGGTCTCTAAGGTATTTAGAAACTCTGAAGGCAGGGTTGTAGAGCTTACTCAGGTAGAGCGTACTGATGACAATGCTATCCTTAAGGAAGCTACTAACATCCGCAATGGCCTGCCTCTGTCTGGTGAATCTAGTTTCAATGAAAGAGGTGAAGGTGTAGGGTATCTTACTCCTAAAAGCCGTGATGAGATTGGTAAAGTTATCAGGCACTACATCCAAGGACTCAAGGATAATCCTAACTTCTTCAGGATTCTGGCTTATACTAATAAAAAGGTAACAGAGTACAATGACTTTGTGAGAACTCTCCTTGGTTACACAGACCCTATTCCTCATGTTGGTGAACCTCTGACAGGTTACAATAACTGGGGTTATGACTGGAGAACTAAGAGTTATAGATTCATTAACTCTGAGAGCTATAAAGTTACAAGAGTTGGCAAACCTGCACAGTCTAAAATTTCTGTGAATGGTCAGGAGTTTACTATGACCTATGTTCCTGTTACTATGGAGAACTCTCTTGGTGAGAGTGACACCTTTAATTATATGGATATTAAGGGTAATCAGGAGAATAGACAAGCAGCTCTTCAACTGGCTACTCAGAAGAAAACTCTGTGGGAGCAATATAGACGTGCTGTTGGTAGAGAGGCTAAAAGTAACATCTTATCCCAGATTAACTCTATTGACCAGTTCCTCTTTGTCAATGACAATATTGAAGACCCAACTACTCATAATCTGCTCCAGCCTAAGACTGTAGATTTTGGTTATGCCCTAACTATCCATAAGTCCCAGGGGTCTACTTTCACTCATGTTCTCATGGATGATATTGATGTGGCAAAAGCAGGCAACACATTAAACAATGCTGCCAATGCTATGTCTGTAGTTGACTTGGGTGATGCAGGAATGGTTGCTGATGCTTCTATGGAAATGAGGGGCTCTGAGGATGTTGACTTAGGTGATTTGTCCTCAGTTCCTGCTGAAGAGCCATCTAGTAGTAATCCTAATATTGCTAATGTTCGTCAGCAGTTGGAATATGTAGGTGTATCAAGGGCTACCAATACTGTCACTATTATATCTAATAATGTAAAGACAGAAGGCAGTCCTTTGACTCCTCAGAACTTGATTAGTAAAGAGGACAGTAATCCTTCTAACAATGAGGTTCAAGGAGAGAATATTGCCTCCAATGGCTCAGAGTTTGCCAAGAAACTTACCAATCCAGGCAATAACTTGCAGGTAGAGTACAAAGGCAAGACCTTTAGGAATGCAGAACATGCCTATCAGACATGGAAGTCTGGAGAATTTGATGAAGTAGCTTATAATAGTACAGCTTTCAAGTCTAAAGGTAGTAAACCTGCCAACAAACAGACTAACTATCAGACTATGGTAGATATACTCAAGGCTAAACTCCAGCAACATCCAGAACTGGTTGAAGGAATTACACAGAGAGGCGGAGAGGAATACCTTAAAGCCTCTACCCATAAGGTTACTGGTGACAAGTATTGGGAATCTACAGGCCAAAATAAGTTCATCGAGGCTCTTACTGAAGCTTACAATGCAATAAACCAAGGAGATAACCGTTCTAATGAAAAGACCAATCTGATTGCAGCAACTATTGGTCCATATTTCAATACTTCCTATGAGGATTATATGGCTATGGTTCCTGAGAAACAAAAGGAGATGAGAGAAGCCTTTGCTAAAGCTGCTCATGAAGTAGCAAAAGCATTGGGCATTCCTCTTGATATGAAGCAGGCTTCTTTCAATATTGGAGGCTATGAGTTTGAAGATGGAAGTTCTGTTATAGAACCGAGTTTTACTTTTAGATTTGGAAAAGATGCTACTCCCGAACAGGTAAGAATGTTTGCAGCTCTCATGGGAGATTTAGGATATGAACAACAAGAAGCTGTAGTTACTAGTTGGGATGTAGCAAATGAAGAAGAAAGGGATGGTGATAGACACTTTATTGAATTCAAAGAAGAGGAACTGCCACTACTTAAGCAGTTTGGAATTAAAAATTTTACCTTTGATAAAACAAGAGGTGTTTTGTCTGTCCTAAGTTTTGATACCAAAGATGTAGAGAATTTTTATAAATTAGTAGAAACTATAAAACAAAAAGAGAATGGACTTGAAGAAACTCAAAGAAGAAACCCCAGAAGAGCGTCGTTTAAGACTTTCTATGATGAGAAAGAAGGAAGAAGAGCTTTGTACGAAGCTTGGAGTGTCAATGCCAAAGACAGAAGTGCCGAAGAAGGAAGACCCTCTGGAAGTGACAATCTCGTTCAAGAAGCACTAGAAAAGCTTCAAAATAGAGAGTTACCCATTGATAGAGAAACTCCTACTGAACAACCACAGAAAGTGTCTCTACCCAGCTATGAATATTTCATGGACAGGTATGAAGATACTACTGTGGATGCTGTTTGGAAGATTCCATTGCTTCAGCAGTTAGATTCACAACTGACTACTGAACTGACTCCTGAAGAGAATAATGAGATTCTTGACAGAATGACAAGGATTCTTGAGGCAAAGTCTCAGGAGGATTTGTTGGACTTGCAAACTGAAGAACCTAAAGAAAAGAAAACAGTGGAACAAAACCTCACTGAGTTTGAGAAGATGACCCAACAGATTAATAACCTGTTGGACAGTAACATCATCTCTGCTTCTGAGATTAGACATGTGGCTGAACTGGTGGTTAACTCCATCAGTGACACCATTACTATTCTACAGAAGGAAGATGGTGCTGCTGAGAAGTTCTTCCCTAACATTGAGACCAAGATTGACTTTAAGACAGCTTCTCGTAAGGATATAGTTGAAGCCATTGGTATTAATAACCTCATTCACAGAGCCAAGCAGCAGTTTGACCCTGAACAGAATGACTATGAGGACTTTGATACCATTGACCAGGCTGACCTTATTATAGACAACTGGGATGCCATTATGACTCTTGCTGCTGATACCTTTGCTATGACTGAGGGATTTGGTATCATGAGAAATTATGACAATGGTGGCTTCAACACTACTCAGGCTTCTACCATTGACTATGATAACTTCAATGATTATAGCAACGACTCAGATGCTATGGCTGAATCAGAGAAGGATGAACAGGAGCATTGGCAGGTAGAGCAGAGAACTATTGATGTGCTGAACTCTATGTCACAACTGGTAAGACTTGCCCTGCATGACTGCTACCAGATGGACAAGGATGGCAATAAGGTAATGAGTAAATGGGGCATTGCTGAAAGAGTAAATCCACGTCAGGCAGTAAACAGCATTCTCAGATGGACTCAAGGAGCATTGTCTCTTGAGGATATGATTCAAAGGATGCAGAACAAAGCCACTCAGAATCCTTGGCTCAATCAGTTAGTAGAGAGGCTCTCAGACAAGAGTGGTCAAGAAGCTGACTTCCAGAGCCAGTTCTTTGGGGTATTCTCTAAGCACTTCCAGCCATACTCTGTAGTTCTGCTTGAGGATGGTAAGTATCACAGCATTCCTGTGAACTCTCATCCTGCACTCTCTGAGGCTATGCAGACTATCACTACTCAGTTTAAGATTGGTGAGCATCCTTTGTTTACTGACAAGGGCATCAATGTGAAACTACTGGGTACTGAAAGAACTACATTCCCTGAAGCAGATTTCAATTTGCATAAGGCTCTGAGTAATCTCCAGACCATCCAAGACAGGCTGAATCATGGTGAGCAATTCTCTGACAAGATAGCCAAGGATGCAACAGCTGAGATTATGGGTGTTTGCAGAGTACTGGGTTATCCTGTTACTGAGGAAATGCTTTCAGAGGCTATCAATGAGGAGAAGCTGAAGTACATGACAGACAAGCTTTACCACATGGTGAAGTCTTTGGATGCAGCACTGGAAGCTCAGAGAAGAGAGCCTAACAAGCAGTATAATCCATTTGCATTTGGTACTGACAATAGCATTGGTGGTACTTTGAGAAACTTCCTCACTCCTATTACAGATACTCTGGAGGATACTGCTGTAAGTGCTTTCTATGACTCAGGCAAGATGTATCAGAGTTATGTAACTCCAAGCTTTATGACCAAGCTGATGAATAAGTTCCGTTTGGAAGGTCAGGAGTTTGAGGACTTCATCATGCAGGAGTATGGCAACTCTGAATGGTTTAAGTCAGGAAAGAACCAATGGGATATATCAAGAGGTTGGAGAAATGTATGGTTACAGCTCCTTGCTACTGATGAGAATGCCCGTAAGGTGTTTGACCATAAGGTAGAGCTGAACTTCAACAAGCACAATTACATGAGGAATATGAGTGATGCAGAGTACACCTTGTCTCTTATCACAGAGTATTTCGCAGAAACTGCTCAGAAGGGTCAGTCTATGGTTCCTGCTTGGTTCAGAATACCTATCATGTCTAACAAGCCCAGCTCTGAGTTCATTAAGTTCTATTCCTACAGAGGTGCTAACTATAAGGATGAAATTATCTTTGGTTTGCATCAGATGTTTAACCAAGAACTCTCCAGAATTCAGACTGTTAACATGAGGAATCACTCTAAGGGTGATAGTGAGTTCATTGCTAACTTTGATACCAATGGTAGAAAGTTCAACTTCCTGCCTTTCCTCAATCAGTTCTTGGATAAGGCTAATCATTCTGAACTGACAACACTGCTCAAGAAGAAAGTAGAAGGTCTGACTGCCTTGACTGCTGAAGAAGAGGCAAGACTCTCTACTCTGGTGGATCAGGCTATCAGGCAGGATATGGACATAAGAGTCAATAAGATTCTGAATGAATGGGAGAACAGTGGTATCCTTGAAGCTGCTCAGAACATTGACGGCATTGGTACTGAGGAAGCTCAGATTAGGGCTAACCTAGAAAACTTCCTGTGGAATGATAACTTTGCCTCAAAGAACATTCTCCAACTGACTGTCACTGACATTGCTTTTTATAAAGATGCAGAAGACCTCCAGAAGCGTCTGGCTCAGATTCATGCTCCTGGTATCAGAGGTAATGTGGCTGCTACAGACTATGAAGGCAACAGAGTATCTGATGGTAAGTACAGAACTATCCTGATTCAAGGCTTGCAGAAGTTCAAGACTGACTTAATAGCTAATCTTACAGAGGTATTTGACCGTAAGATAGCTGCTGCTCCTGATAGTCAGAAAGCCCAGTGGAGAGCATTGAAGGAAGACTTGGTTGGTGAGAATGGCAGATATACCAAGATTGATGTTACTGATGGTCAGGGTTATTCCTCTCCATCATCTTATAGGAAAAAGGCATTCATCTTTGGTAGATGGTCACGTCAGGCAGAGGATATTTATCAGAAACTGCTGAAGGGTGATTATAACTACAGTGACTTAAAGGTTGCTTTCCAGCCTTTGAAACCATTTGTATATACTCATCTTCAGAAGGATATGGGTGTGGACAATGCTCCAATCCATTCAATGCCCGTACCTTTCCAAGCCAAGAACTCTGAGTATCTGCTCATCATGGCTGATGCATTACTACAGGGAGAGAAGACTTCCAAGCCTAATCTCCTGAGAGCTATCTATAGAGTGATGGAGGACAGTGAGAGACTTGCTCCTACTAAGGGTATTGACACTGTTCAGTTTGATTCTGCCATTAAGTCAGGTCTTCAGGCTCCTATTGACCTCAATCCATTTGTAGATATGGTTGGTGGCGAAGAAGCTGCCTTTGAGTATATGAAGGGCTTGATTTACAAGTTGGATGACCAAGGCAATCCTTCTGTTGAATACAACACTGATACTTATGTTCATGAAGGTGAATATGAGGATTACTGTTTGCAGCAGGAGGTTCCTGAGCACTTCAAGGATCACTCTCAGGCTCATGGTTCTCAGATAAGAATGATTATTCCTTCTGACCTTGATTTCTACAAGAATCCTAATGGTGACAGAACTGCTGAAGACAATCAAGTCTATTATGAGTGGACTGAGCCTGATGGTACCAAGAAGAAACTGAAGGCTGATGAGTTCCGCAAGGAGTATGAAAAGACTATTGCTGACAATATCAGGGAGAGTATTGATCTACTTTCTCAGGAACTGCATATCAATAGCAATGACAAGAAAGAAAGGAACATTGCTCTGTCTAAGATTCTTCAAAGGGAAATCCTCTCATCTCCCAGATATGGTATAGACCTTATTCAGGCTTGTTCTATTGATAAGGAGACTGGTGAGTTCAGAATTCCTAAGGGAGACCCCATTCAGGCTAAGAGGATTGAGCAGCTTATCAACTCTATCATCAAGAACCGTGTGAATAAGCAGAAGATTGCTGGTGGCCCTATTGTTCAGGTAACTAACTTTGGTACTTCCCGTCAGCTGCACATCAGGTTCAATGATAAGAATGGTGGATTGCTGATGACTCGTGAGGAGTATGAACAGAATCCTCAGAAGAAGAAGATGTCTCAGACTGATAAATTTAATGCCCGCTATGGTAAGAAAACTGCTTCAGGCAATATGACCTATGAGGAATATGTCAAGCAGAATCAGGCAGGTATTGCTTACTTTGAGGTATTTGTTCCTATCTGGTCTAATGAGCTGTTTGAGAAGTTTGCCAATCCTGATGGTTCTATCAATGTAGAGGCAATAGAGGCTACAGACCCTGAGCTCTTGAAGATGATTTCATACAGAATTCCTACTGAGGACAAGTACTCTTGTGCTCCTATGAAGGTTGTAGGATTCATGCCAAGAGAAGCTGGTGATGCCATCATGTTCCCCTATGAATTGACTGAGATTGATGACTCTGACTTTGATGTGGATAAGAGATACACCATGCGTAAGAATATTCCCATCAAGAGAAAGGCAAAGCACATCATTCGCAAGGAACTCTTTGACATTGTGTCTGACAGCTATCAGAAGCAATATAATAAGGAGTTGCCTGCCAACATTGCCAGTGAGATAGAGATATTCTTGGATTCTCCTGACACTATGAAGGACAAGAACAGCTTCAATCAGTGGATGCACAGTCAGTATCAGAGAATAGCCTATACCACAGAGGCTCCTACCTCAGGCAGAACATACAGAGACAACAAGATTGTAGATATGACTTGGGCAGTACTGACCAATGAGATGACTGCTGACAAGATTCTCAATCCTGGTGGATTTGATGTGTTCAAAAGGAATGGTTATATGGTTGCTGCCTACAAGAATCCTGCCAACAACTATTCATGGGAACAGCTCCAGCAAATGTCTATTGATGAACTGAACAAATTGAGTTACACTGAGAAAGACCTTACATGGTTGGATACTCAGATTCAGTTCTATAAGCAGAATGCTGCTGCTGCCTCTCTGATTGGTGTGTTTGCTGTAAACAAGGTAGCTCATGCTACTCTAGAGAGCAACAATTATTATGTAGCAGTTGATGAGGTTTGTGACCCACGTCCATTCATTATTGCTGATACTGAGTTTGGTGGTAGAATGAAGGTTGACCCAACTTATGATAGGGAAGGTAATCTCATTGGTAAGACTATTGGTGCTGGTGTATCTGCTTCAGCTGATGCTGCCAAGACACCTGTGTTAAATCTGATGAACATCAACATGACTACTGCTGGCATCTTCAATACCCTGCTCAGACTGGGTATGGCTCCTAATGATGCTTCTCTGTTTATGTCTCAGGATGTGATAGAGAGAGTACTCAATGAGTTTAATCGTGAGAACCTAACTAACTATAAGCCACTCTCCACTATCATTGAGGAACATCTGTCAGAGCTGCGTGAGAAGCATAACATTTCTGATGATTCCAACATCAACTCAGAAGCCTTGTCAAGAGAGGAAATGGTAGATGGCTTGTTGCCTGTCAATCCTATGAATCAAGATAACCATGAGGTCATTGACTACAAGGTTCTGCTTGCTTTCCAGAAAGTAAGGTCATTGGTAGATGCTATGAGAAAACCTACATTTGCTACAAGATTCAACTCTGTCTCTTCAGCTGTAGGCCCACTCATCATTGATAACCTTATTATTGAGCATAAAATGGAGCAGTTCACTGATGCAGCTACTGAGGATGGTACTCACTTCTATGATTCAGAAGGTACTCCTGTAGATATTGATGACATCTTCTATGACCATCCTATTCTGAAAGAGTTCTCTCGCACTGTTGATATTGCCAAGTCCATGTTCTATGACATGCCTGCTGGTAGTAGAGGATTCAGAAACCTGTTGGCTACTCTGCCTGAGGGATTAATAGATAAGGTATATAATGACAAGAAGCTCTTGGATAACCTGAGCAACTTCTATCAGTCATACCTGCTCATTGCATCCCGTATGGTGAATCCTGCCAACCTGAAGAACTACATTGATGGATTCCCTAAGTACTTCAATGAACAGAAGTTCAAGGAGAAGTACCATGACAATGCACTGATTCAGGCTATTAGAATGAATGTAGCCAAAAGAACAGGCAGACCATTCCTCTCTATTAACATCACTGGTATTGATGAAGCTCAAAAGGAAGTATATCGCAGTGCATGGATTGACCTACATAAGGATAATCCAGAATTATCTAAGAGGCTCTTCGAATACTGTTTCTTCCGTGCTGGCATAGGATTCAGTCCTAAGACATTCATGTCACTGGTTCCTGCTTATGTCAAGGAGAGACTCTCTACAAACTTAGATAATAATACTCAAGCTACTTATGTGGATACTTACAGAATGTTCCCAACAGTTAATCCTGAGGTTGTTATAGACCAATGGGTAAGAAACAATTGGGATAACAACAAGCTGGTTCCTAAGAAGGGTGGTGAAGGTACTCACTATGCTGTAGATTTGAAGAGAGGTACTCTGATAGCAAGAGACCCAAAGGATATGGCTGACTTAAAGGGTAACAAGTACATTAAGACCCGTCATAATGGTCAGACATACCTATGGAAACAACTCATTGCTGATAAGACTGCTGTCAACTATGTGATGGTGAAACCTCTAGGTAACAATGGTGAATATATGGAGATGAGTCTTGCAGATATTACCAAACCTCTGAGTGAAACCAAAGAAACCATCGAGGATATGCAGGAGTCTGAACTCCAAGCTACCAGTCCTGCTGAAGCTGATGCAGCTCAGGAGTCAAATGCTGATACAGTAACTGATGGTGAGAAGGCAAAGCAAACAGCAGAGTTGGCAGAACTCTTGATGAAACAGAATCCTAAGTTTAACAAGACTCAGGCTCTGAATCAGATAGAGAGGATGAAGGAGAAACCTAACATGTATGCAGGGTTCTTGGTGAATGTGTTTAAGCAAAAAGGTCTGAACCTGACAAAGGAGGAGGCCATTAAAGAATTCAAAAAAATGTGTTAAGATATGGCTAAATCATGTGTTTTATATCCAGACGCTCCTAATGGACAGCCTAGTAAGATGTATAAGGACTTGCTGGAAAAGAATAAGTTAGGCAGGCCTCTTGTGAATATGCTCTATGCTTCATACATTGCTTCTAATGCAGCTGATGCAATGGATCAGGCAGGTTATCAGAGAAACTCTCAAGGTGAGCACAATGCTGCTGATGTGATGAAATTCTTAGATGTCTATACAATGCTCAATGAAATGGCAACTCTCTCTTCGGAAGAGTTGTCATGGGGCATTGTGGATAATAATGGTAATAGAATTGATTTCACTGATGGTAAACAGGCCCTTGAGAAAGCTGATGCCTTTAATGATGCTCATACTGGATTGACTGCTACAGTTATTCAGCATGGTAACATCTATAACATTATCACTGCTGAAAAAAATTCCAGGACTCATACTTATGGCATGGATGTCAAGGAGAAGCTAAAAGTATGGGATGTAGAGAAACAAGCATTTGCTGCTGTAGGCATTGATATTGACAACATGCCTCAGGAGCTAAAAGGTATATTCACCCCGATGAATACAGGATTGGTGTCTTACCTGCAAGGTCTTCAGAGATTAGCAATGGGCAACCTCTACAAGAAAGATGCTTTACTGTTGTTTAATATGGATCCAAACTCTGCACAGGTTAGAAGACTTGTGCAGAACTTTGGTTCTATTGATATAGCTGCTGAAGCTATCAATAACATTAATCATGGTATTGGCAACTACACTACTGCACAGAAACTTTTATTAAAGAGGGCTGTAGACCACTGTAAGCAGTATCAAGGCATTGACCTGAATGCTCTGAAGGCTCAGGTAGACCAGATGTCTCAACAGGTTATTCAGAGTAGTCCAGATGAAGCTATCAAACAGACCCTACATCAGCTGAACAAGAAGTATAAGATTGACATCAATGAGATTCATCGCATTGGAAATAAAATTAATACTCTTTCTGAAGCTGCTACCGATGCTGCTGTAACTATCCAGAGACAAATCAGACAACTGGAAAAGGAGCAAGGCAATAATGTAGAAGGCAAGAGGCTGGAGGGTGTCTTGAATCAGTTGATGCGAGAGCTGGCTAATAAGAAGTATTATTCTGGTGTATTAAACTTCTTGAGTGAAGCACAGACTCAGATTGCCGAGATTGACAATATGCTCAACAACATTCCTCAGACTGGTACTGAACTGGAGAAAGCCTTTGGTACTGCCAAGATTCTTCAGGACATCAAATCTTTGAGAGAACAGTATTATACCTTAGTATCTGCCTTAGCTGATGAGCATCTAACTATTGACGAATCAATCAATCAGTCTGATATTGATAACATCCGTCAGTCTGCCAAAGCCTTGAAAGAATACTTTGACAAGAAAGAAAGAGTACTGGATAATCTGACAGAGCAAACTATGATTAGTCTGATGACTCAGATTGTAGGTGACGCAGCCCCCAATGGCCAAGCAATGATAAATGTAATCAGAATGGCTGCTGCTGACAGTTCTCTATCAGACTATTTGTATAGTGTTGGCAGGGCTTCTAATCCTATTATAGCTGCTATGGGTAGTATCATCAGGAATGCTCAGGACTCAAGAGATGGTGTAATGAATAACTTCTCACTGAGAATCCGTAGGGCTACTGATAAACTCTACAAGTCTGGCAGTGACTCTTCCTTTATGTATGAGGATGATGGTCATATCATCAGTGATATTGACTGGAGTCTCTACAAAGCTGCAAGGTCTGCTCATATCAAAGATTTATATAGACAAGGCTTAAGAGGCTTCGATCTGAAGCAGGCTATTGAAGATTGGGAAGATGTGAATACTGAGGATAGGGTAGTTGATAATACCAATGGTAGAACTGAGAGAGTACCTGATGCTTCATACAGGAAACCCTTCCCTGCATTGACTCAAGCTCAACAGGAATACTATGATGAGATGATGCAGCTCAAAGGTGAGATTGGTTCTTTTCTTCCTGCTTATGCTCAACATCAATACTTGCCTCCACAGCTTCGTAGAAACACAATGGATGCTCTGGGGCAGGCAAAGAATGTTAAAGATGTAGCCAAAGCTCTTAGAAACAAGTTTGAGAATATCTGGAAAATCCGTGAGGATGATGAGAACTATAATATGAATGGTATCATTGATGGTGATGAGTATGCCATTACCAATGGTGCTTTTGATAACACTCCACTCCGTCAGATTCCTATCTTCTTTGTCAACAAGGTAGAACAAGAAGAACTATTAAAGAACTTCTCCACAGGTATTGCAGCTCTTGCAGGTACTGCCATTAACTATGATGCTATGAGTAATGTAGCTCAGGTGGTAGAGTTTATTGGTGACTTTACTAAAGGACAGGTTGCCAGAGACAAAGACCCTAAGGCTGACATCATTGAGAATAAGCAGATAAGAATCTTTAAAGACCTGTTCAAATGGGGAAAGAATACTAATACTGCTGGTATCATTGATGGCTTTATCTCACAGCACATCTATGGTCAGAGGCTGGATCCAGAACAACCTGGTTATAAGTGGGCTAAACTGGTTCAAAATATCATTGGCTATACTTCATTCAAGGGACTATCTACAAACTTAAAAGGTGCGTTTAGTAACTACTTAGTGGGTGAATTTCAGATGATGATTGAAGCAGGTGCTGGAGAGTTCTATGGTTTCCAAGATTACCTATGGGCACACTCTAAGCTCTTTGGTAACTCTGGTGTAGGAGGTGAAATGGCAGAGCTTCTAACCAATAATATGAATAGCAAGGGAACACTCTTCAGAGAAATGTTTGACCCAATTAATGAGAACTTCTCAGACAAGAGTCATACTAAATACTATAAGAGTATGTTCCGTCAATTAATATCCCATGACTGTTCTTTCATTGGTTACAGCTCTGGTGAATATCTTATCCATTATGTTAATATGTATTCTATTCTCCATAACCAAAAGGTATTGGATGCTAACGGCAAAAAGATTAGTCTCTATGATGCCTTTGAGGTGACTGGTAAGCAGAATGGCAACTCTGAGTTAAGGCTAAAGGCTGGTATCACCATGCTTGATGGTAGTCCTGTTACTGCTGAGTTCATTGATAGTATCAGGAAGAAAATCAGGTATGCCAACCAGACTACTCATGGTTCTATGAATACTGAGGATAAAGGTCTTATCCATCAGAAGCTATGGGGCAGAGCAGTGATGAACTTCAGACAATGGATGGTTGAACATTATAGTAGAAGATTCAGAAAAAGGCACTTTGATGCATCATTAGGTATGGACAGAGAAGGATACTGGCAGAGCTTCTACCAATATATGTTCAATGAAGATACCAAGGATGAGTGGAAAGAAGGCAGTAAGATTAATGCCATTGGAATGTTCATGAAGGACTATATAACTTTCCTGTTGAGAGCACAGTCCCAGTGGCATAATCTGGATGAGATGCAGAAGTATAATGTCAAGAGAGTACATACTGAGATGATGATGTATTTTGCACTATTGGGCATCAGCTTTGCTCTTGGAGAACCAGACAAACACAAGAAGGAATTCTGGAGGAGATGGTGGATTTATCAGGTGAAACGTATGATTCTTGATACTGAGGGTTCTATGCCTCATCCTAAGTTCATCTCTTCTGCCTTGACTATTCTTCAGTCTCCTATGGCGGGTGTTAACACTGTCAACTCCCTATTGTATTCTTTCTATGGTCTTACCAATGGAGACCTGATTGGTGACAACAACACTATTAAGTCAGGAGACCATAAAGGAGAAAACAGATACTGGAGAAACATGAAGAAGTATAATCTTCCTTTCTTCAAAGACTGGGAACAGATGCAAAAGATGTCAGAAGATGAATCTATCTTCCAAGTATTCAAAGATACCCCATCTAATCATTAATAGAAAAGGAGAGGCTTTGAACCTCTCCTTTATCTTTTAAAAGCACTTTTAATTCTGTTATACAGTTTATCTGCTTCAAGAGTATTGCAATACTTCTTTAGCTCATCACATACCATATAGAACTCATCTCTTACTTGTGTATTCTTTATAGTTTCAGCTGTATTAGCATAGAAGTCAATGCTGTTACCTCCATACTTTTCAAAGTCATCATGATTTAAACCTGTCAATAAATAGTAGTCACTAAGAATCTTATCAACATAAAGTTTCTTGTCTTGACTTACATGTTCATAAAAAGACTTAAGTAAACTATACAAAGCTACTTTTTGATTAGCGGCTACCTTAGTATAATCTACGTCCATTAAGCTAAAATAATTGTGGTTTTTGTTTTTGTAGTACCCAATAACTTCTTTAACTAAATAAACCGCTATAGGCAGCGATATACTGTAACCTATTAAAGCTGGCCAGAATTGATTTTTTCTCATACTCCATATACACATTAAAACAATGGAAACATATAATATGTATCCTAAGACATATAATTTCCTTTTATCTAATCCCATACTTCTGCTTTTAGGTTCTGCAAAGATAATATAAAAAGCATTAAAGTGTTATCTCCGATAGAATCTTTTATAATCATTTAAGACTCTCAACCTATGACTATACATTTTAATTAAAAAGAGAGAGGCTTCACAGCTTCCCTCTCCCATCATCATTTTATTAATCTAAATTCTCTCGCATGAACAAAAAAAGAAATTCATCAACTCACCATTTCTATATATCTAATTATACCTTCAACATGAATCCTTGCTATCTGATGTCTGCCTAAATCTGAGAGCAGATAATCTACATCCTTCTGATTATCTTGAAACAGGTTCTCTGTTAATACAGCTGCACATTGAGTATTTCTCAATACATACAGATGTGCTTCTTTGTCAGGGTCTCCATCAGAGTAGTCAGTCCTAACTTTCACACTAGAAAAGTTCTTTTTGGCTGCATCATACAGGCAATTAGCCAATTTGTCTGATTTAGTCTGACCTACAGAAGTAATAGCCTCCCAACCTGTGCCTGTGTGCCACTTGCCATCAGCACCTGCTGCATTGCAATGAATACTTACATATAGTACATTATCCTTACCACTCTGCCTACAAATCTCATTGACTAAGTTACATCTTGTAGCCAGTTCCCTGCTTCTCTCAAGACTAGTACTTGGTGACTGAGCACTCTTTGGCAAGTCCAACTCAGGCATATCAACAATCACCCTATAGCCATAGGATTTCAATATGGCAGCTATATCAGCAACTATCTCTCTGGAATAAACACATTCCTTCAGTCTGCCATCAGGAGAACACTTGCCTGGTTCTCTCATTCTGTGAGCAGTACCCAATATGATAATAGCTGTCTGTTTATTCATAATTACTTGTCTTTAGGGTTGGAAATTTCTTTCAGTAAATCAGGACTGACTATTCCAGTAGGAATTGCAGGATTAGCATGGATGTTGCCAACCAAGTTAATCATCTGCATCTGTAACTGATTAACCTGATTCATCAACCTTTCATTCTCTTTCTGGAGATTGGCTATCTTGTCATCCTGTACCTTGATAGCATCAGTCATGATCTTCTTATATAACTCAAATGAATCTTCCACGTTCTTAATCTGTTGTGAATCAACCTCTGTGATGTACTTCTTCTTTGTGAGGAAGAAGGTAATCACATTACTGATTCCTACTGCACTTAGCAAAGCAATTATAAATTCTGTAGTACCCATTTCTATTTTATATTTAATCGTTTCAATAAATATGCTAATAGGTATGATGGGTAGATTGTCCATGACAGAGCACTCAATATGGTAATGTAATCCTCATCCTCTTCCAAGAGAATGTGATTCTTGAACCAGTATTGCAGCTGACATCTGGCTACCAGCACCCCTATGATGTATATGATAATCAGTTCCTTCATCTTATATTTTTTCTTTCCACTGCAAAGGTAGAGATAATCTTTTTCTGTTAAGTAATGATAAATAACCTGCTTATGCCTGCTTGTGAATTGACTAAGAAAATCAGTAATATCTTGGTACTTTATCAGATTTTACTTATCTTTGCACAAAAATATATTGAGATGAAGATTAAGGAGATTCAATACATCAGTCCAGACCTGTTTGCACCCAAGGATGCTTGGGACAAATTATCTATGGCAGAAAAGTCTGAGATGATGAAAGTAGCTGTCAGAAATGGTATCACTAACCTTCAGGAGATTAGGAAGAAATACAATGAATTTGCTGAAGGAGGAGATAAAGAAACTCCAAGACCTGTTACTACTGGAGGTGCAGGATATATTCCACCTGTTGTTTCAGGACCTAATGCAGCTCAAGCTGGTACTCTAAAAGACATAGCTTATAGAATCATGAGCCAATCCTCTGCTGAAAATAGAGGTCTAGGACATATTGCTAAAGGAGTTTTAGAGTCAATTGCTGGTCAACCTTATGACCAAATGTACACTGGTTCATTCTCTGGAGGTAATGATGATATGGAACCTGATACAACTAGAGACTTGAATCATCTAATTGTCTATGGTAACACTAAGGGACAGTACCAACCAAAAGAACTGAGAGGATTTGACTACAGCAACTATCTACAAAAGAATTATGGTGTAAACACAATGCCTACCTATGAAGGCAGAATAGTTATGGCTAATAAGGTAAACATTCCTACAGAATACAGCCCACTAGTAGAATGGTTATCAGACAGACCTAAATATGGTTACTATGTTGACCCAGATAAAGATGCTGATGTTATTCAAGATTGGGATAACCTCCCATTCCTTACAGTAGATGATACTGCATCTTATAGAAGGTCTTTCCGTAGAGATAAAAGCGGAAAACCAGAATTGGCTAATCAAGATTTAATTGATTATGGTGGTAAAGACTATGGTAGAAAATATGGAACACTGGCAGGACTTCAGGGGGCTGTTTTAAATAGAATAATCAATTCACCAGTTATTCTTGACCAAGGACTTCCTGTTAATTTCACAAATAATCCTGAGGACTTTGAACAAGGAGAAGGATGGTACAATACCCTTAAGAGCATAGTAGACAGAAACCACATTCTACAAGATAATGGTAATGGTAATTATTCTTATCCTCTAGTTCTGCCAGACATTAATGTCTTTGGTAGAAAGAGAGCTGAAGGTGGTAAGATTCATATTAAGCCAAGTCACCGTGGAAGACTTACTGAGCTAAAGAAAAGGACTGGTAAAACTGAAGCTGAACTATATAGAACTGGCAGTCCTGCAACAAGGAAGATGATTACCTTTGCTAGAAATGCAAGAAAGTGGAAACACAGTCTTGGAGGAGATTTACTTCAAGATGCTATGGCTCATGTGTATGGCCCTGGAGGAGATATAACTTATGGACATCCTTTTTATTCTTATGATAACAATGGACAATTAATCCTAGATGAGAATGGTAAACCCATCATTAATTACAATGCCACTATTCCTAAAGTAACTATAATCCCTGATAGTAAAAAATCTCCTGCTCAGAGAAATTCTGATGAAAGATTTAGGCAAAGAAGTCTGAGGGACTATGATAAGAACAGAAGCAGGGAATATACTACCAGACAGGTTATACAAGCCCAGAGAGACTGGGAAAATTCAGCAGAGAAGAAGGCTCTAGACTATGCTCAATCTGTTGCTATGGGTGTAGGTATTGGTGCTGATATAGTTTCAGGTCTTCCTATCTACAGTTCTTTGAAGGGAGTCAGTACTTTGGACAGAGCTGAAACCCCATTAGAATATATTGAAGGTGGACTATGGTTAACTCCAATGCTAGGAGGAACCTACAAAGGTATAAAACCAATATTCAAAACTGCATCAAAACCTATTAATTCCACTAACTTATTTGAGGCAACCCAATTTAGTACTGAGACTCCAGAAGCTACTGGAAGATTATCAGAAACACAACAGGCAGCTGAAAAAGGAAGAAACAAGTTACTAGAGTGGATACAAAGTCCATTCTACAAACAAAGATTAGAGGAAGAGCCTTTTTATAGATTTTCCAATGATATAGCAAATGAAGCAAGTACTATAGTAAAAGACGCTCCTTTGGATTTTAGTAAAACTGTTAGAGAGATAGATCCGTCAGGAAATATAGCAGGCACAACTAAAACAAGACCTGCACTGAAAGTGAGAGATGATGGTTATAGAGTCTTTGACTTAAATACAGGTCTTGATGTAAATATTGGTTCTGACTTAGGAAGTGAAGCAGAGGATACTACCTTACACGAATTGTTGCATTACCTTACAGTAAATTCTAAGGGTATTCCAGAATCAACCAGCACTATGCAAATAGTTGACAAGGGATGGATGCAACCTTTGGAAGCTTTGTATAATCCTGTAGGTAAAAATATCTTAAGAGGAAAGAAATGGCAAAACTACATTCTTGACCAAAATGATGCTTTATTGCCAAAGTATGATTCTGTAGTAGATATGGTAATGAATAGACCTGACGAAGCTAAAGCTGCTCTTTTAAAGGCAGGAAGAACAGAAGCTCAAGCAGATGTTGCTATTAAGTCGTTACAAGATAGATATGCATACTGGGCTGATATTCAGGAGCAACGAGCACACCTTCAAGAATTATTTATATCAAAGATTAAACCCCATTTAAAAAACCCAAATGACGCAGCAGAGATAGAAAGTTTTCTTTCACAACACCCAGAAATACTTGAAAACTCTGCTCCGTATAATTATATACAAGAAGTAAGGCCTGGTTCTCTCAAACAGTATGCAGGTTACTTTGCTTCGGCTCTTAGTACATTACCTTTTATTAATAAACTAATAACAAATGAACAATAAAGATATGGAAGAAACTATTAAAATAATTAAAGAGGCAGCAGCTAACAAATCTGTCCCCCACAAAGAAAAAAGAATAGATTGTAAATCCCTATCTAATGAAGAGTTAATAAAACTGCAAGAAAAAGAACAATTAAAGGATTTAAAACAAATAGTATATAATAAAAGGTGAGCTTCTAACTCACCTTTCTTTTTCTTTTATACACTTTTGGTGGAAGTATAAAACCAAGAACAAAAAGACTCCTGCTGTAATAATATGCAAAACAAAGTAGTTCCAGTTGGATATAGGTAGTCCATATTCTACATCAGTACAACACAAGATATTGTTTACTAAGATATACCAGAGAAACATTCTATGATATTCACAAAAATGTAGCCTGTAAGAAGCCATGATAATAAACAACCAAGGTATAAATCCAACACTGGCTATATAAGAGATTACTGGCAAATCTATATCAAAGTATGACAGGACTGTATTCAAAAGAAACAATCCTGCCAATACCATAGGTAGCACTCTCAGGAAACCTATAAACAGTTTTCCTTTATGATAATCACTTAGTCTTGAGTTTTCCTCCGCAATCATATCTTCTTGCTCTGTTTTTAGTGACTCCAGCTTTAGACATTGTAGGTTTAACTCTACCACCACCTGCTTTTTTGTTTGAACGCTTTGTTGCCATATTCTTTAGTTATTAAACGATTAAAATTCAAGTTTATTGTTTCTTATACCATTCAAGTTCATCTTTATACCAGCGCAATTCCTTATACCCAGTAATCTTTTTGCCTTGAGGAAGCTTACCTTCTCTGACATAGTCATCAAATCTGCTTCTACTCAGGTTAAGGAAGATACAAGCTTGTTCCTTGCTTAGAGGTTCATGAGCTATGACTTTCAAAATGCTCATAGCTTCAGCCTCAGTTAGCTCACAAGAGTCAGCCTCTATTTTATCAATAGCATTCTTGAGGTACTTTACTACAAGTTTCTTGAAATCAATCATATTACTCAAACGTATAGACAATCTTAATCTCTCCAGTCTCTTTGTCAATGTAGCTCTTCTGTATCTTCAAAGAGTCATTGGTAGTCACTGCCTCTACAAGTCCTGGGAACTCAGTACTCATTCTGATATTAAGCTGTCCAGACTTAATCTGCACGTCTCTAATCATGTTGAGCAAAGTAATACCCTCAGAGTCTGAGATACCTGCAAGGAATTCTTCCAACTCATGCCAAGAGTCAATCACTCCTTCCTTAGAACCTGCATCATGGAGGAATCTCTGATAATCATTCCAATGCTTCAGGAAGAAATAGTTCAGCTTATCTTGGAACTTAGTATCGAGACTATAGTTATGAATTATTTCAGCAGTAAACTTCTCAAGCTGACTGAAATCTACATTCCTGTCTTTAAGTTGCTCTGCGTATGCTATTTCACCTGTACTGGTATCATTCACCAAGGTGTTTGAAATCTTCATCTCTGCCATAATTCTTCTTAGCTAATAGTTAATCTTTTACTTACTGAACTATCAATCAAGTCATTACTCTGGTAGAGTTTATAGGTATAACTGCTACCATTGATAATCCTTTCCACAGTACCAATCTGACTAAATGCCAAAGGAGCATTTAAGGCATCAGGTTGAACAATCCTAGAGATACTCATACCTGAAGGAACTGCAAAATAGATATGCTTAAACCCTGTACCTGAAGCTGGGATATTTACTGTACAAGCAACAGAATTACTGAAATGACTCGTACCTAATGCTGTAACATCAGCAGGCTGATTATCTGCAAAACCAAAATACTTATTGAGATTGACATTAGTAGTAGTCTCTACATACTTGGCTATACCATTATAGGTACAATCAAATCTTGCCTTGTACTGACCAACTACATTGGGAAGAGTATATGTAGTATTACCACTCCAATTGTTAATTTCTTCAAGAATTGCACCACTAGAACTGATAGTCAGTTTCTTCACTTCCATATCTTCAAAAGCTACGGGTTCAGCAGGCTCATCACCATAGGTCTCAATAAAAGCAGAACCCACTAAGGTAATATTATTCGCTTCTCCTGTAATCTCCATTGTCTGACCAGCCTGACTATTCTCCAGATAAAGAACTAATTTCTCTGCCTTCCTATGCAGTTCTCTTGCATCCTCTTCTCCATCAAAGAGCCTATCTTCAAGTCTCTGATGCTTGATACCTTCAGGAATGGTTCCATCAGGCTTCTGACTAAAAATAGCTTGAGTGGTAGAAACAGGATATACATCAGTATTGTCTGTTCCACCAATCAGCTCATTATCCTTTAATGTTTTTATGTATGCCATAACATTTATTAATTAACTGCTGCAAAAATACAAAGAATATATTATGCTTTTACTAAGATTAGGATATTACTAAGACCTCATTATAGCAAACAAAAAAGGAGCCTTACTAGACTCCTTTTCCTTTACCTACAATTAATAATAGTATCTATCCAAGCCAGAACAGCTGTGTCTGAAGTTTCTATGGCATCAACCTCTACATTCTTGCCTTTGAGGAACTGTTTCAGTTCTTCCATAGACATCTTAGAAGTTTCTGGCCACTTCTGCTTAAGGGTTAAGGAAACTTGCTTTCTCCACTGTCTGCTCTTAGCCAGAGTATTGAAGTTCTGGGTGGCTCCCTGACTACCAGAAGATTCAAGCTGTGCTCCACTCTTGTGAAGTTTATCTTCTTGTCTTTGGGGTTGTGCAGGTGCTTCCTCTTCTCCCTCTTTCTTTTCTTTTTCACTAAGTCTTGCCTCTTGCCTCTGCCTTAGTTCATCAGGAGTAATCAGTTCACCAGTCTCATCATCAACAACCATGCCTTCCTCTTCACCAAGAATATCCACATCCTCTACCTTAGTAGCTTCCAGTGCAGCCTTGGCAGCTTCAGCTCTTTCCCTTTCAGCATTCTCTTTCTCTATTTTTTCTATCAGTTGTAGAGCTTCTGCATCACTTACCTCTTTTACCTCCTTGGTATTACGATGAATCTTAACTGCCTCAGGATGCTCCTTGCTGCCTAAGATATAAGTGTTCCAGACACCACTACTCTCAACAGGAGCAATACCTCCTTTAATGACTCTTCTGTTATAGTCCAGACTTCTGACCATAGTTTCATCAGTTACAGGAATACCATTCAGATAATACCTGCCCTCATTCCTGTCATAGTTATAGTACTGATGTTTAAACACCACCTGAGTCCTGTCACCATTCCTAAAGTCAGAGTTACTGCCTGTTCTTGGAATATCATTATTCACTACCTCAGGCTTCAGCATCTGTCCTTGAGCATCTAGACCATAGACACTATAGCTGCTGCCTGCTGTAGTCATTCTGGCAATATCAGTCAGCAATGCCCCAGCTTCATCATACTGCTGCAACAACACATTACTCTGAAGTACAGACTTGGTGATATTGACTCTAGGATTCATCTCCACCATAGCTTCCATGAATGCCTGCCTGTCAAAGTTCTCATCAAGTACAAAAGTCTTGAAGGTCTTACCATCATGAACCAGTGACACTACATTCTTGCTCTTCATCAGCAGAATAGTATCACCCTCCTTGTCCATATAGAAGATATTACTCAAGTCTATCACTGCTTGAAGTCTGGTAGCATAGTTTGGAGAAGTAACATTACCCAACAATTCCTCAACCCTGTCCTTCAAAGCACCATCCATCATTTCATTATAGAACAGAGGTTTCAAGTAACTTGGAACCATTTTGCCATTACTTGCAGAAATCAGCACAAAGGCACTACCACTATTAGCATCAGGATTTCTTGGAATCATCACATTGGCAAGATTAGTACCTACCACTAAGAACTGGGTTCTCTCCTGAATACCCCAAGCCAAATCCTGCATTTCCAGTCCCTGAGGATTCCTCTCTTTGTCAGTCAACAGGTCTCTGATACTTCTGAACTCAGGATTCCCATCAGTCTCCAACTGTTTCACAATATAACCAGGAATCAGTGACTGAGGCACTACTTCAGTACTCAAGTTCTCAGGAACATAGAATCTCTCCTCAGGATGAGTCCTAAAGAATTCTCCCTGACCTCTTTTCACCAAACCATAGCCATTAGTACTCCTTGGGTTATTACTAAACAGAATATCATAGAGAGCCAGCTTATCAGCATTCCTGTTGCCATAACCTACAGTACCAATCACCAGATACTTCTTGCCATTACTCTCCAGCACTCCACCATTCTCATCATTGTGGATATTGGTAATACCCTTATTGACCTTATTGTCATAGTCCAATACCAGCAACAAATGGGTCTTCATGTCTACATCGTTAGTAGCATTCCTATCTGGTCTTACTACCATGAATTTCACCTTGGCATGAGGATTCTGCTTGAGTATCAGTCCTAACTCTTCATCAATGATATTCTGGAGCTTGATACCTGCTGCATCCATCCAAGCAAAGTATCTGCTCATGCTGTCAGTAGGATTCTCTCCCTTCTTATGCTCCAGCTTACCTTCATTCTGTAATGATGCAGACTTATACTCTGACATAGCATTACCACTCAATGAAGTAGCACTGGTTTCAATCACATGTTCACCAGTACCATTCTGGGCAGCATAGTCAGTAGTCTCCTCAGAGCTATGTACTTCCTTGCCCTCATTAGCTTCAGACATCTGCTCATTTATTGTAGCAGACTTGCCCTGAACACTCTCTCCATTATCTATAATATGTGAAGCTTCCACATTATTATTAACGGAAGAATCAGCCTTTTTATTGTCTTCAAGGTTCTTTCCATCATTCTGTTCGACAAATTCTATCAGTTGTTGTGGAGTATTTATACCTAAGTCTTTCAAAGCCTTAGTTGCCTCTCTAACTTTAGTACTATTCTCCATAGAAGGAATAGCATCAGATAACTTATAACCTTTATCCAGTACTCCAGCATCAACAGCATAATTTATAGCAGGCTGTAAAGTACCTTGCATAGCAATACCAAGAATTACTTTGCCTTCTTTAGTCTGTCTAGTTTCCTTATCACTTTCTGTATAATAATCCCAATTACTCTTCTTTTCACCAATTTGAGATTTCATGGAAGAATGGTAAGAGGGTTTAGTTACTATGGGTTTATTTAAATCAAGTTCTTCTGATAGTTCTCCTCTCTGTTCAGCAGTCTCTTCACTCTGGTCAATAGGAGCAACATCCCAAGGAGCCTGGAGATTACTGCCATCAGGAGCAACCTCTTGTGCAGGTTGAGCATTAGCAGCCTCTTGAGCTTTAGCCTGAGCTTCAGCAGCAGCTATCTTAGCATCCTCCTCAGCTTCCTTTTTTCTCTGAGCCTCTGCTGCCTCACGCTCTTTCCTTTGCTTTCTGCTCTCAATGACTGTAGCATCACGCTGATAACCTAACTGCTCCAGACCATTAAGCACCTTCTCAAAGTCCTGAGCCACCTGAGGATTCTGAACATCATCAATGACCTTCTCCAGATTAGTCATAATGTCATCCCTGTTATTAGCATTCTCTACGACCTGCTCAACATTCCTCATGACATTATCCTTCCACTGCTGACTTTCCTCTGCATTATCAATTACAGCCTTGACATCAGCAACAGTATTACCCCATTCCTTAGCATCTTGCACTTGTTGCTGATACTGAGGCAACATACTATCATTCTCTATAATATCTAATAAGGTGGGACTCATCTTCCTCAAAGCCCTGAAGACAAACTCATTCTTCTGGTCTTGACTGACATCATCATGTCCCTTCATACCTTCCTCAAACTGATTAATGAAATCTGCCACAGTCTCAGCATTCCTTTGGTTAATCAGCTTATAGGCAGTATCAGCTTCCTGTGCTCTCTGTGCTTCCAATGCTACAGCAGCAGCCTCAGGATTCTGCGCCATTCTGCTATAAGCATCCTCATTAGCTGCAATCCTCTGTGACAGTCTAGCAATATCCTGTATCTTACTCAGAGCATCACCATCTCTCATCAATAGTCTCTGTTCCAACTTAGAGATTTCCCTTTGTTGTGCATCACTGTAGAGTTGCCTGTTCTCAGGATTCAACATCCTAGCTCTTGTCACAGGGTCAAGACCAAATATCTCATCAGCAGTCAATACCTTTTCCTGATACTTACCACTCTCATCTTGAGCCTGATTGTTCAGAGCCTCAATGACTTTATTCTTCTTCTCAGTAGTCCTAGTACCAAGGTCTCTCAGATAAGCCTCCTGCTGAACAGCATCATCGTATTTAGCCTGAGCTTCTTCCTGAGCTTTCTGAGTATTGTATTTCTCCTCACTGGTCTTAGCAGCTTTCCTATTGGCAACCGCTTCATCCAGTTTATCCTTCAAGTCCTGAGTCTTTTGCTTCTGCTCTTCCAGCTCTTTCTGAAGTTCATCCTGTTGCTTATCATATACCTTAATAAGAGCTTCAGCACTCTTCCTGCCACCAACAGAAGGAATTAGATTCTCCTGACTAACATCACCTGTAATGTCAGCAGTATCATCCAGCTCATCCTGCATCTTCTGCACTCTTTCTCTCCAATGAGGATTCAGAGCCTGATTCATCTTCATCTTAGCCCTTACAGCAGGATCAATTCTCTTGCCAAGGTTTCTTTCTATCTTCTGAACTTCCTGCTCTGCCTTGTCATAAGCCTCTGAAGCCTCTTGCAGTTTCTGGGCATTCTGACTAATCTGATAAAGAGCCAACTGGTTATTAGCCTCACTTTGCACTACACCAGGATTATTGGCATAATACTGAGCCAGCATATTATTAACCTCCTCCTCGGTGAAAGCATTTTCACCTTCCATCTGCATATTAGCAGCTTTGGCAATAAAGTCCTTAGTATTCTGAATCACACTACTCAGAGTTGTGGGGTCATTCTGATTCTGTGCCAGCTGGTTTAAGGCATTTACTGCATTAATAGCCTTCACAAACCTCATGGTCTTCTGTTCTCCCACAGTCTCTGCATTATCCAGAGCAATATCAGAAGTCACCAAGTCCTCAATTACCTTGAAATCATCATAGTCATCCAACAGGTTATTCACATAGTCTGCATGATTCTGAAGGTCTCTTTCATTCTGCTTAGCTCCATAGTAAGTATTCAGCACACCATTCTGAATGAAATAGTTAAACCTGTCTCTCCAGTTCTCTCTCAGACTGACATCCTCATACTGAACATTACCCTGTTCATCCCTCATCACACTGCCATCTTCATTTCTCTTGGCTCTTTGCTGGAAGTTATTCTTGTAAGCCTGTCTGCCTTCCTTGGTAAAGTAGTGAACAATGTTGGTCATATTGGGAGTAAAGCTCAAGATACTACCTAAACCACCAACAGTAGCAGCATTCCAAGTAGTCTCCTGACCCAAAGAGTTATTCAGACCTTTCCAATAAGAGTACAGACCATCAGCAAAACCATAGGTATCTGCCATAGACTCTCCATTCTCAAAGGCATTAAGGTATCTGTCAAAGCTGTCAGCATTGATTCTCTCAGCAGCATCCACCATCATATCATCAGTGCCATTAGTCCAAGCACCTCCCCATATCTGGCTACCTGCTATCTTACCCATCTGCTTCCACTTCTGTCCATTGGTTAGGAACTTACTTGTCTCAGTAGCCAATCTCTGCCTACCTGCTGGAGTAGTAACTTCTCTCAGTCCCTGTAATCCTGCTGCTACTTTATTCTTCAAACCAGTAGGGTTAGTATAGAACCATTTCCTGAAACCGACAGTATTCACCAATCCATACTTAATAGCCTCAGGTAAGAAAGTCATTGTAGCAGTCTCCCCTGCTGAATTGATAGCTTCATTCTGCAATGCTGCATACTCATCAGAACCCTTCAAGTCAGTCAGTTTCTTCTGAACCATTTCACCCAGTACAGCTTGCTGTGCTCTAGCTCTCAGCATCTCATCCAGTTTAGCTTCATCAACCAACTGTCCCTGCTCACCCATCTGAGCCATATACTCAGCCTTCATACTTGCAGCTCTGGCATCAATCAAAGCATCTACTTGAGCCTTATATTGCTCATCATTCTGATACTGGTCATAGATTTCCTGTTTACTCCTATTAAGAGCTGTCTCTTCAGCATTGGCTAAGTTCTGAGCCAGTGTTTCTTGGAAGGCTCCACGCTCATAAGCATAAGCAATACCTCCTGCACCTGTCAGTCCTTGAATCAAAGAACCTGCACCTGTCTGAGCAGTAAGATGTCTGCCAGTCCAGTTCATTGCCTGACCAAGGCCTCTACCCAATCTGCCTACCTTACTGGCAGTACTCAGTGTCTTACCAAGCAGTCCCATACCAAAGGGAAGCAACTGAGCAGCACCATCAGCCAGACCAAAGCTCATCATCTTGAAGGATTCATACATTAAGTCAGAATCATCATTGGGATTATAAGCTACCTTGTAAGGACTGCTTCCCAGTTTCTCATATTGCTTCTGCTCATCATTGTCCAGCGTACCAAACTGTTCTGCTCTTGTCCAATACTGAGGATTCAAGGTTAGCCATTCTAAACCTAAATCACCAATATCCTTACCATCCTCAGTTTTACCCATATTATGTAAGGTAGTACGATCAATCTCCATCTGATGAACAGGGTGCAACTTACCATCTGCTCCCTGACCATAAGTGTATTGACCATTCTGCTCTGTAACAATAGTACTTGCATCTACTATATTACCTTGGTCATCTACCCACACTCTTGGCTTATCACCTACAGCATCAGCAGCCATGAGTCCAAGATTATAGATACTGTTTACCTTGTCAGCAGTATAACTCATAGCAGAGATACCTACATCCTTGGCAAACAGACCAAATCTCTTCAGACTTCCCTGATGCTCCTTGATATATCTCTTGGCATCATTGTTCAATGCAGTAGCAGCCATATCAGGACTCATGTATTGCTCATAGACTTTCTTCTTAGCAAGAACCTGTCGCATGTCATCCACACTGAAGTCCTCCATTTCTGAAGTAACATCACTATCAGAACCATTGCCATAGTGAGAAGCATATTCAGGAATACCCATATTGCCTTCATAACTGCCAGGAGTGATAGCTTGAACAAAAGCAGCCTTTACCTGCTCATCACTCATGCCCATAATATCACCCTGACTATAAGCATTGCTCACTGCATCACCCAGAGCCTTGGCATAGTCATCTATATCATCGTTATAGATATTGTCCAAAGTCCTGTTGTTTCTCTCTGTAGCTCTCTGTCTGGCAGCTTCACCAGTTTCTTCTGCTACAGCCATAGCCTGACTCAAACCACCAATGTTTAAGAATGGGTCAATAGAAGTGTTACCTTTGTCATCCCTGATAATACCTCTCAAATCATCAGATTTCTTCTTCCACTCTGTATCAAATTCCTTAGGAGTCAACCAATCACTTTCAAGAAGCTTCTGTTTGGCATCTGTTGACATCATGCCATACTTCATCTTCCATTGGTCATCCATCTCTCCATACAGATTATCCCACTCTTCATTGACCACATCTTCCCTGAGCAACTTATTTCTCATGTCAAAATCAGGAATAGCCTTAAACTGGTCTACTCCATAACGGTCAATAAACATCTTGTTGCTGTACAGATTACTAATATAGGCAGGGTCATACGCATGTTTTGAAATAAGTGCATCATTCTTCTTCACAAAAGCATCATAGTCTTGCTGTGACAGGCTACCTATTCCTTGCAGACCCTTCAGTCCCTTTGGTGTTATAATTGGCATACTTCTACTCTTTTAGTTTATTCTGGAATGTCATTTAAACCATCATCTTCACTACCTCCACCAGCAGCTCCACTGCCTTGATTTCTGTTCTGAGTGATAATCTTTCTAGGCACAAGTTCTACACTAGCTTCAGTATCATTGAACAGTCCACCACTATAAGGTTGGAAATAATAGTCATACAAATGCTGCTTACCATCACCCACCAATGGAGCAATAGCTTTCTTCACATAGGTTGGCAGTCTATCATAAGAGTAAAGCACTCCAGGATGGTTAGTGTCATCACTGGCTACTGCCTCTACATTATAATCATCATCAGCATCACCATTAGTATCAGCAGGATTATTACCATTCCAAGTGAATTTCACTCTACCACCAGTCTGAGTATCTTTCATGGTTGAACTGCCACCACCTCTACTACCAGTTCCTTTAGCAGCTGCAACAGCCTGAGCCTTTCTCAAAGTAACATCCTTCTTGGGATCATAAGTCCAGTTACCATCTTCATCTTGAGTGTAACCAGCCATAGCAATCTGCATATTGTGCTGCCTTACACTCTCATTATGATTAGCCCAACCTCTAGCACTAGAGTCTCTCTCACTGGCTGACATCACTCCAGCATCCCTTACAGGCTTCACACTCTCCTGATATACTGCACCATCAATAATACCATTGAGCACACTCTGTCTGGCTCTCTCAAGATTGCTGCCACTAAGGTTTTCCAGCACTCCTCTCTCCTGAAGAATAGCATCAGCAGCCTGTTGCAGTTCTGGTATGGCAGCAGCATTAGCACGAAAGGCATTGATACTGTCAGCACTATAGCCATTTCTCTCAACCCATTTCCTGTAATATCCCCCAAGAGTAGAGCCTTCATCACCAGCACTGTATATCCTAGAAGATGCAGCCTTGCCAGCAGCAGCTCCTCTGGTATAGAGTTCTGTACCACTAATATTATAAAGGTTAGGAGTGTTGCCATCCAAGAAGCTGTCAATGCTTAGATTATCCAGAGCATAGAGCATACTGGAGTCTTTAGCACTCATTTGTCTCCTCAGTTTCCTTTCCTCTTGCAATGCCTGGTCAGCCAAATCCAGTCTGCCAATCTCTCCTTGATACCTTCTCTTCAGGTTGGTTAAAGCTCTGCGATTACTCATGGAAAGACCATTCTTTGCTAAGTCTTCTGCCTGCTGATTCAGTTCATTGGCATAACCTTCATAGATTTGTCTGCTCTGGCTTCCCTCAGGCAGTGTCTGACTGAGATATTTGAACTTATCAGCCTTTGATGACAAATCCTCATAGGCACTCTCCATCTTCTCAAAGTTCTCCTTATACATCAACATAGGTGTCAGGAGTTCCTGCATGGAGAATGGCTGGAAGCTGCTGTCAATGGTGAAGCTGTAATTATTATGTCTGTACGGCATATCTACTCCTCCTTATTTTTTAGTTGAACTATTTTTCTTAACTTGAATCTCTTTCTCCTTGAGTCTGGCATCATCTGACTGCTTCTTCTTATCAAGGTCAAGCTTGGCATTAAACTGACGAGCCTGCTCAGCCAGCTTCTCTCTTTCAAGAACATTGGCTTCATCATTGTCATGGTTCATCAGGACAAGCCTATCTGCCTCAGCCTGAGAATTAATCTGCGCAACAAGTATCTCAGTCTGCAACTTCTCAGTATGCATCCTATACTCCATATCCAGCTTAGCCTGTTCCATTTGCATCTTGGCTTGCAGTTCCTGCTGCTGTTGCTGAAGCTGTTGAGCCTGTTGCTGCTGTGCCATCTCCTGCATCTTCTGTTCATCCAGTTCAATGATACGCTGCTTCTCAGCCAGTGAGGTAGTGGTGTAAAGCTTCATGATAGCACTCATTGAGTTAGTTCTGTTCTGTAATGCTGCCTGACCCATCATGTCCAGCTTCTGATTTAGCTCCTGACTGCCATTAGAGTTATCCACTACCAGTCCATAATCACATTCTGCAAACTCATCACCATCAAATTCTACCAACTGCTTTGAGCCATCACTCAAGATATAGTCAAACTTTATCTTCCTGCCCTTGAAGGCTATCTTGGCAGTTTCAAGGATACACTCCAGCACTCTCTTTTTCACACTCTCATGGGGGAAGAACAGCCACTCTGTACTGTGTGAACTCTGGAGGGTAGCTCTCTCAACACCACCTACAGTTTCTCTGTTACTTATCTGACCTTCACGTTGCTTGGAGATACCTGCCAGTTCACCAGTCTGATTGCTAATCCACTCCAGCAGATTGATGTACTGCACAATCTCATTGCCCAGTGAAGCATCTATCACACCACTTGAAGCATTGTTCAGTCCACCTGCCAGCTTACCTGTTGCAGCACCAATGTCACCCTCCTTAAAACTATCCTTTACTGCAACACCATGAGTAGTGAGGAAGTAAAGCCACTTGTCTGGATCCCATCCTTTAGGTGTCTTGGCAAAGTCAAGCTCTATCACCTTACCATGATTCCTTGCAAGAGTCTTGTTCAGTCTGTCCTGCACCACATCATAGAGGTAAGCATAGGGTTTCATAATATCAACCAGTGAGAAAGGAGTATCCCCATCACGGCTGTATATCTGACCAATAATACCAAAGTGACATCTTGAAGGATTGCTCAACCTGTTATACTGCACAGGTCTTGGACGCAT